GCATTGACAATGTTTCAGAAAACAATGCAACTGCTGGACAACAAAATTTACAAGCAAGTCTATGGTCTAACAGTGCAGCAATTACTTCAATTCGTTTTGCATTATCTGGCGGAAACTATGCCCAATACTCAACCGCAACCTTGTATGGCGTGACATCTGCTGGCTATGGCGCAAAGGCTACTGGCGGAATCATCAGTCAAGATGCTAATTATTTGTATCATACTTTCTTTAGCACAGGAACATTTACGCCAAGTGCTAATATCACTTGTGACTATCTAGTTGTAGCAGGTGGTGGTGGTGCTGGAGATGACTACGCAGGTGGTGGAGGTGCAGGTGGACTTCGTTCAACTGTTGGTAATACTGGTGGTGGAGGTTCTTTAGAATCTGCCGTTGCTTTTACTAGCGGAACTGCATATACAATCACTGTTGGTGCAGGCGGTGCTGGAACAACAACAGGTGGAACAACAGGTAATGTTGGAAGCAACTCATCTATTTCTGGTTCTGGTTTCACAACTATCACTTCTACTGGAGGAGGAGGTGGTGGTGGTATTGACAAAGCAGTATCTAATGGTGGTTCAGGTGGCGGTGCTGGTACTTCAAATACTTCTCCATACACAGTCGCAGGTGGTACTGGAACTGCTAATCAAGGCTATAATGGTGGTTCTGCTACAAAAGTTAGCGGTGGCTCTTATCCCGTTGAAGGTGGCGGTGGTGGAGCAGGAGCCGTAGGTGGTAATGGTGGTGGAACCTCATCAGGTAATGGTGGCGCTGGTGTTTTACTTACAACTTGGGCAACAGTAACAGGTGCAGGAGTAAATAGTTACTTCGCAGGCGGCGGTGGTGGTGGTGGTTACGCACCATATGGAATTACTGCTGGCACAGGCGGTGCTGGTGGCGGTGCTAATGGAACAAATGTTGATGGTGCCGCAGGAGCATCTGCATCTGCTAATACTGGCGGTGGTGGAGGTGGTGGAGGTGGAAACCAAGGTAATGGTGGTAACGGTGGCTCTGGAATCGTAATAGTTAGATACGCAAAGTAAAGGAAAACAATGGCACATTTCGCTAAGATAGAAAATAATATAGTTCAGGAAGTATTAGTTGTTCCTGATCAAGAAGAACATCGTGGGCAAGAGTTCCTTGCTAACGACTTAGGACTAGGTGGGACTTGGATTCAAACAAGTTACAACCACAGAATCCGCAAGCAATATGCTGGCATTGGTTTCAAGTATGACGCTGATGCTGATGTCTTTATTGCACCACAGCCATTCCCTTCGTGGAGCCTAGATGCTAACCACGACTGGCAGGCACCAAAGGCTAAGCCTGAAGATGGCTTGGTCTATTTCTGGAACGAAGAGAAACTAGATTGGGAGGCGTTTGTCAATGACGCAATATAAACTCGTAGTTGATTGTGCTACAGGTAAGCAAGAGTACATTGCCCTTACCCCTGCTGAGATTGCAGAGCGTGACCAGGCTGCAGCCGCGGCTGCACAGGAGCAGCAAGCTCGTGAAGAAGCCGCAGCTGCAAAGGAAGCTCTTAAGGCGTCCGCACGTGCTAAACTTGTTTCAGGACAAACTCTTACAGAGGAAGAAGCAGCAGCAATAGTTTTATAACGCTTTTAAGGGGAGACAGGATATAGTGACACCATGAAAGTCGCTGCCTACTGCGTTGCCTTAAACGAGGAAAAACACGTCGAGCGCTGGGTCGAAACAACCGCAGGTGCGGACTATCGTCTTGTGTGTGACACTGGATCAACAGACGGAACTGTAGAAAAATTACGCTCGTTAGGTGTAACTGTATTTGAGATACGAGTTAAGCCGTGGCGTTTTGACGTTGCCCGCAACACTGCACAGTCGCTGTTACCTGATGATATAGATGTATGTCACGTGATTGACATGGACGAAACAGTTGACGCGGACTTCTATGACAAGGTTCGTGAAAATTGGCAGGAGGGTGCAAACAAAGGCTGGCACGAGTTTGACACAGGTCATGTGTGGATGGGAGCCCGTTTACACGCGCGGCATGGAATTTATTGGCGTTGGCCAGTTCATGAGGCTTTTGTTCCCTCACTTAATACGCCGTTGCGCAGCGTGACAATTCCTGCAAAGATGTATCACAAGCCAGATAACACAAAATCACGCAGTCAATATCTTTCGATGTTAATCAACGCGTCAAAGGAATTTCCAAAGGATCACCGCATCTGGGTGTACCTATGTCGCGAGTACACATTTAATCAGATGTGGGAAGCTGTCATTGACGCTGCAGAGCAGGTAACTAAATACAGTGACGACTGGTATGTTGAAAGAGCTGCAGTGTGCCGTTGGGCAAGCGAGGCTAATCGTGCTCTAGGAAACGTTGAGGAGGCGCATCGCTGGATTGACAAGGCGATCGAGATAGATCCTTGCGGTGAAAATTACTTTGAAAAAGTTAGATGTTATTACGCAAAATCTAACTGGGGTGCGATGTGGGAGACATGTAAGAAGGTTTCCACGTGCGAGCCAACAAAACATTACCTATCAAGTGAGGCGTTGTGGAGATGGCAGCTTCATGATATGAAGGCTCTTGCCGCACACTACCTTGGAGATCAACGCAAGGCAATCAAGTACGGAGAACTTGCACTTGAGGGAAGTCCTACCGACCAGCGTTTGAAAAATAACATGGAGTGGTATAAGAAGGGAATTCTTGCTCAAATAGAGGCAAACAGTGGCAAGTAAGGTATTTATCGCTATCCTTGCAAAGCAAAAGGAAAAGGTACTTCCATTATTCTTGCGCTCGCTTTATGATCTTGACTACCCTAAGGAAGACATTGCGCTATACGTGAGAACAAACAACAACACGGATAACACGCAACAGATTTTAGATGACTGGCTAAAAGAGCATCGCGCGGAGTATCACTACGTGCACTATGATAACAGCGACATCGCAGATAACGTCGAGCAATACGGAGTTCACGAGTGGAACGGCGTGCGTTTTCGTGCGCTCGCAAAGATACGTCAGGCAAGTCTTGACGCGTTTCTAAGAAGTGACTGTGACTACTACTTTGTCATTGACGTTGACAACTTCCTGTTTCCTGAGACCCTAAAGGATCTTATTGAGGCTAGTAAGCCAATCATTGCTCCTTTATTGAGATACGCGGTCGCGACAGACGAATTTCCAGACTCTCCAGAGGACCAGGAGCGCGTAGGAAGTCACAAGTGTAGATATTACTCAAACTACCACCACATGGTAGATGACTACGGCTCGATACTAAATGAGCCAGTGTACTATCAACTTCTTCACCGCGTTGAAGGATATAAAGGTATATGGGACGTTGACTGTGTTCACTGCACGTATCTCATCAAGCGAGAACATGTAGATAAGCTTAGCTACCTTGAGGACTCAGATCGTTGGGAGTATATGGTCTTCTCGGAGTCTGCGCGTAAAGCTCGCATCAACCAATATTTGGACAACCGTAAGATCTACGGAATTCTTACTCTTACTGAGAACGGTCCAATGTGCGAGTGGTTGTTTGATCACCTAAAGGATCCGGCAACGCGCGACGAGCGCTACCAACAACATAATCCGCAGGACATCTTTTATACGCCTGAGAGGGCAGTAATACTAAGCGAGTAACTCGATACTTGTCTTTACCTTGGCGCTTACCAATATTGCCTCGGCAACCTTTAGGGTTTCAATTCCTGACTCAATTGACGTGACATTCTCAGATAGACCTAATACGTAGTCGCGGAATGCCTCGTGCTCTGCGAGTAAAGGTTCCTTACGGTTTAGTGAATATCGTGTAACGTCACCTTCCATAACACCTCTAAAGTTGTCTACGTCATATAAGGAGTTTGGATAATATGTCAACTGTGCATTTAGGGTATCCGCAACGAGCGCGCCTTTTTCACCAAGTATCGTAGTCTCACGTACCTTAAATGGACTCAGCCAGTCAATCATGTGCGTTGCAACGATACCTCCGTTGAGTTGTCCAATAATTGAGACGATGTCCTCGTGCTCTTTGCCTGAGTGATACGCGGTATGCGCGGTTACAGTTTCATATTTTCTCTGCGCGATCCACGAGGTAAGATCAATATCGTGCGTTCCTAGATCCTTTACGACACCAACGTCCGCAATACGTGTCGGGTGCCAGCCTTGCCTTCTTGTGTAGATCTGGTAGATCTTGCCAAGTTGGCCTGACTCGATACGTTTCTTTGCCTCAATAAGCGCGGGGTTATAGCGCTCGATTTGCCCAACAGCTCCAACAAGATGCGCGTTTGTAAGCGCGTAGGATATTCTTTGCGCTGAGTCTACGGAGTGTGCAAGTGGCTTTTCAATGAGAACGTTTGCTCCCATGTCAATGATCTCAAGCGCAACCTCCTCGTGAAGTACGGTAGGAACTGCAACTACACAGTAATCAATGTCTTTCTTAATAAGATCACTTATCTGGCTAAGCAGTATTTCCTTTTTAACTGCGTTTGTTGGGTCGCCAGCTGGGTCATACACACCCACGAGATCAACGCCAGAGAGGTTAGAGAGGACACGTGCGTGATTTCTGCCCATCACACCTAAGCCAATAAGTGCGGCCTTTAGATTGGCTCCCACTAGCTTCCAGCCTTTGCTACCTTATTAACTGCGTTGACGATCTTGTGAAGATCGCCCATGCTAAGCTTAGGGTGAACAGGAAGAGATAGAACCTGCTTACATGCGGTCTTTGTTTTCTTAAGATCAAAGTCCTTGTTAAACGAAGGAAGCTTATGAACTGGTGTTGGATAATACACACCTGAGCCAATGCCAAGTTTTTCAAGCTCCTGGGCAAATTGATCTCTGTCATGATCAACTACACGTATCGTGTATTGGTGATACACGTGCGTATAGCCAAACTCCTCAACAGGGACAATTACTCCTTCAAGGTTCTCGCTAAGATACTTTGCGTTCTCGCGACGTAACAGGTTAGCGCGGTGAAGCTTACGTAGTTGAACTCGGCCAATTGCCGCGTGAATATCTGTCATGCGTAGGTTAAATCCAACAACCTCGTTTGCATATCGTTTTTCCATGCCTTGGTTGCGAAGAAGACGTGCGTATCTTTCTACATTTTCATCTAGGGTAACAACCATGCCGCCCTCACCGCTGGTCATGTTCTTTGTTGGATAAAACGAAAACGCAGCCGCGTCGCCAAATGATCCAACGTTTTGTCCAAGAATTTGAGCTCCGTGAGCTTGAGCCGCGTCTTCAATGACAAGTAGGTTGTGCTTCTCCGCGATGGCAAGAATTTTTTCCATGTTTGCGGGGTGTCCGTAGAGATGAACTACCTGTATCGCGCGTGTCTTCTTTGTTATTGCAGCCTCAATAGCCTTAGGATCAATGTTAAACGTGTCAAGCTCGATGTCAACAAACACAGGCGTCGCGCCAGTTAGAGCAACTGAGTTTGCAGTTGCGGCAAACGTAAAGCTTGGAACGATGACCTCGTCGCCCTGCTTTATACCAAGCGATAACAATGCGACGTGTAGAGCTGAGGTTCCGGAGTTGACGGCAACGCAACGTCGTCCGTCTACCCAGTTAGAGAATTCTTTTTCAAAGGCAAGTACCTGTGGTCCTTGTGCCATGCCGCCTGAGCGTAAAACCTTGTCAACCGCTTTTCTTTCACCGCGACCAATGTCAGGACTTGCTACGGATATAAACTTACTCATGCCAGTATTCTACCTTACCTTCTGCAGTTACAGTTGCGACAACGCGTGCTGGAACACCCATCACGAGTGAAAATGGCGGAACATCCTTGGTCACAACGGCGCCTGCTGCAACGACTGCCCAGCGACCAATTTTAACTGGCGCTACACATATTGCGCCTGCGCCGATTGATGCGCCTTCCTCAACCTCAACTCCGACAGCATGCCAGTCGCTTGAATCTTTTTGCGTCATGTCTGCGTTGACTGCTCGCGGATAGTGATCATTTGTAAAGATAACTCCTGGACCTATAAAAACTCCGTCGTGCACCTTTGCAGGTTCATAGATCATCGCGCCGTTTTGGATTTTTGAATTGTCACCAATATGCACGTCAGTTCCAACGTATGCACCTTTTCCAACTATAACGTTTTTTCCAAGATGCGCACCTTTGCGGACTTGAGCATGATGCCAGACACGCACACCGTCTTGTAAAGATACACTATCCTCAACACTAGCAGAAGCTTCTACGTGTATTGTCATACCTTGTCCTTTTTCTTCTTTGTCTTTTTCTTACGTGGCTTTACTTTCTTTTCCTTTTTTTGAGCGTGATATGCATCTACCGCGTTAGCGCTCGTTCGCGAGCGCCAGGTAAAGTCACAGGCCTCGCACTTAACAAGCTTCATCGTGTTCCAACGTCCACCACCAGGAACGTCGACTACCAACGTATGTAATTTATTAGGTCGAGCGTTGCAATATGGACACTGTGGAAAACGTTGACGTCGTGATTCCTGACCGTTCCATGAGACAGATAGTGTTCTTCTTATCTCACCTTCGTCTTTTCCACCCCAGATTCCCCAGATCTGTCTGTGCTCTAACGCCCACTTTAAGCATTCCTGTCTTGCAGGGCAAAGAAAACAAAGATTTTTTGCTTGGTATTTTTCAAAAGGTTGAGTTGAGAAAAAATATTCACGTATCTTTTGATTTTCTGACTTAGCACACAAGGCTTCCTTTTGCCAGTCTAAACTTTTAGGAGTTACACTCATGTAAGTAGCACCTCAACCCAGGTAACCGGAGTTACATTATCAACTACATCTCCGTATGGTGTTTCTCCGTTTTCATCGCAAACTGAAAGATCGATGTCTCCGTCTACCTCTCCAGCGTATCCAATTGAGATCTTTGCATTTTCTAAAGATTGAAAACCATTTCCTAATGAAATTGATATTCCATCACGCTGCAGTGCGGATGCAAGTGCGCGGCGTATTAACTCGTTCTCGAGGTCAACGTGCTCATCGGTAAAGAAAACTATGCTTTCATCAAGTAGCGGATCAAAGCCGTCACCTGTCCACTCTTTCCATAAAAGTTCGCCTACGCGTGAGTCCTTCACGATATTCCTCATCTGGGGAGATGGATAGATCATATATCGAGTGGAGTATTCTCGCGATAAGAATCACCGATTATTTTTTACACGTGAGATTACCCTAGACCTGTAGAGATAGGGTCTTAAAGAGGCAGTGAGTGACTATTAAGCGGCGTTATAAGTGCCAAGATAGAGTTCGCCTTGGGCATTAGGCCATAGGTATTGATAGTACTCTGGGCGATAACCTTTATCCTCTGGCCAGCCAAACTGTGAGTACCAAGGATAATCTTTACGTAGAAGCGCTATACGATGAGTCGATGCAAGCTGTTCATACTTTTCAATATCCTGCATCCAGGATGGAAACTTAAGATCGTCGTCTATACGGCCTATCTTTACCGCATGGTCATAGGTAGAAAATATCTTAGGTAGCATTGTTGAGTTAAAGCCGCGGCTAACCCACTCGTTGTAGCAGGCAAGCGTGTATGCGACTAGAGCAGTTTCGTAACCGCGCCACATATTTGCCGCAGGGTGATTTGCCCAGCCTTTTGGGTCACGGTTGTTATTGTTAGGGTCAAGACGGCTGATGGTTAAAAGTAATTGCCATGCCTCAAGTACTTGCTTGTTTAGGCGCTTATTATCAAGCTCGCGAGCAATGTGCTCAAACGAATCAGTATGAGGTAAGAATGTTTGCATGGTCGTCCTTTGTCATTAGGGGTTTATTATATCAGGAACCTTGGTCGTAGTCCTCCTGATTTCCTGGGTCCTCATATTCATCAATTTGGTCAATTGGGACATATATACCTACCACCGTTACACGTCCACAGGCGGTACACTCGTTGACGGCGCCTGGAGATAGTTGAATTGGCACGTTTACACTTACCAGGCGCGTGATGATATTACCTCTTTCATCAACGCTATCTGGCTCCCAAACTGAGTTTTCGTCAATCCAACAACGCTCACATATTGGGACAAGTTCCTCCTCGCCGCCGCGAATACTCATGTGTACATCTTCTTTGCAGCTTGACGTGAGAAACCGCGATCTGTATCAATTAAAAATTCTCTATCACCAATTTTTTGTGCATCGCCTTGTTGTGGATTTCCCTCTAGTGATTCCTTAAGTGCCTTTGCAATCCATGAGGCTGCTTGCACTGGAACTGCCTTTCCCCACGTTGCCGCGAGCGCAGAGTAATCCTTTGATCCTTCAATGTCCCAATCATCAGGAAGTCCCTGCATGCGTGCGCACTCTCTATGAGTTATAAGTCTTGGCTGTGTCGGGTGAATAACATGCTCTAACGCAGAGCCAGTTAACACGTTACACCAGTGATCTTCCTTCCATCGATAAGGTTGACTAAAGCCTAGCTTAAACTCTCTACGCTTAATACGTGGAGCCACATCAATCCACGTTTGAGGAAACGTATTATCGTTCATTTCCACTGCAAGCTTTACAGCCTTTCCAAGATCTCCGTTTCCTGGCCAGTTTTCGTTTCCTATTATGTCGAATACATCTTTTATTCTTTGAACATGTATGTTGTTTTTTCCAATGTGCCCATCTACCTTTTGACTTTTAGATCTAAGATGTTTAACATGCTTTGATGGCGCAGGCTCAGTGTAAGGTTGTTTACTCCAACTTTGTGGCATTTCTGCAAGATCACCAATGATGTCCATAATCCTTGGAAGCTCTTTAGTCTTTGGCGTTGTAACGTCGAACTTAAGTCCTTTTCTTACAGCAACCCAAAAGTATCTTGGACGATAAGAAAATCCACCAAGTTGTAGGTTATTGTGTTTAACGTGATAAAGATCATACTTTTTACCAGAAACTTCCTCGACCATATCGCGATACTTAAGCATTACATCTCTACCTTGAGTATAGGCTTGTTGAACACACTCAAAGACGACCGCTTGAGGTTTTACGCGTCCTGCGTATTTCATAAATGCCCTTGTGTGTTCATGCGCCTTTGCATCAATTCCTCTATTACTCGGCCCTGACCATACCGACCATCCTGAGCATGGCGGACAACCAAGAACTATGTCTGTCTTCTTTGTTTCCCACTCGCTTGCATCATCTGAGAAGTTTGCTATCCAATTGTTTCCCATATGAGTTCTGTTGTTTTCAACTACCTGGTTTCCAAAGTTTAATGTCCCTGTGCGATGAATCATTTCCATTTCATTTTGCACAAAGCCAAGACTCATAAAGCCAGCAAGACCATTGCAGTCAACAAACGTCATTTGTGACATTTTTCCCTCTCGTAACTAAGTCCTACGGATGGACTGTATACTGAGAGGAAAGATGCGACCTGTCTAAATCACTTTATTTAGCTAGTTTTTTCTGCCTGGGTTCTTCCTACCTCATACCCGCAACCAGCGTATCCTGCAATATCAATCCAGGTATCAGGTTGAAACCCAGACTTATTTGCGTATCGCGCGATCTTTAACCCAATCATTAACATTCCCACGTCCTCCTGGGTAATGTTTATCCCAAGAATCACTGACCATATTCTTGCAATGCGATCAAAGTTTTCCTCAGGACCTCCATATTGAATGTCACGGTCACCTACAATGATGCGCGCAGCTTCACGCAATGCCTCTACTCGATATAAAGATTTCTCATCACTCATATTATTCCTCTATCTTTGTCTTTACAATTACATATGCCATGTATCTTTTATCATTTTCTGTAGATGCAAGCATGCGCACCTCAGCGCCTAATGGAAGTTTTGCGTCTTCATCTTCATTTATTCTCTTCCACTCAGCTAGTACTTTTTCCTTTACCTGTGAAATAGTTTCACCTGACACATAAAATTCAATAGACGATCTCATTGAATTCGTTTCTGCAGTTGATAAGGAGCGTAGTGAGCGCCATCAAGAATTGGTTCCTTGTCATCAGTTGACTTAAACACAATATCTCCGTAGCGCACGGCAACAACGCGTCCTCTTCTTCCATTGTGAATAACTCCTGTACTACCGTCATAGGCATCAGCCTTTACGCGAACCTCATCACCTACGGTAATTGATCCAGGTTGAGCATCAATCCATTTTTCAGTTGGCGGCTCAGGAACAATTGAGTGTGTAAGCGCAAGTTGTGGAAACAACGCAACGACCTCCTTTACTTGTGGATTAGAAAGATCAAGCGTTTCCCACGTCTTTAGTAACTTTAAGATGGCGTTTCCAACACCAACCTTTACACGTGCACCTTGCATTTGTTGGCGCACCCAGTCATAATTTACCTCAGGCATTTCCGTCTACCTCCTTTGGGAGACATTTTGCACACATATCTGGTGATGCGCCTCGACCAACGTCGTCAATTGCACGGGCGCAGAGCGCACACTTGACGCCAATATCTTTAATCTTGTATCCGTCTAACTGCCTTTGTTTGTTTCGTTCCATCTTTTCAATGTAAAACTTATCAAGCATTTCATCTGTTCCACCAGCGGCAACAATTATGTTTGCGACAAAGTGTAGAACGTCAACGGCCTCCTTGATAATTTCCTCGCGGTCTGCGTATGGCTTATCGTGTTGCCAAGGCTTCCATGATATTGCCTGGCGCATCTCTGCAAGTTCATCGTCAATGGCAAGCATATTCCAACGCATGTACTCAATGAGACGACGAATATTAGCGTCCTTGTCGCCTGACATATCCTCAAAGTTTATGTAATAAACGTTTGTTTGTAGATCCTTTGTGCGTTTAATCCAGTTATTAAACAATATTCCCATGACTACTATTTTCCTTTCGTTGCGTATAGGTTTAATGCGTCAGATACAGTCACCGCAGCATCTCTACGAGACGGAATTGACTTAGCATATTCTTCTCTTTGTGCGTGAGCGACTTCCACGCGTTTGTCAATGGGAAGAGTTTCAATGTGAGATGCAAGATATGTCCATGAATCTCCAATGGCTTGACTCTCTCGCCAATCTGTAGCTACGGGAGTAGAGGCATTAAGCGACTGTATTAGTCGATATGACCACCAAGTACCTCCTGTTTGATACGGACTAATTAAGGAGCCAATGCCAGAGCTTATTTGTGAGAATACCTGCTCGTCGTTCCAACCTTTATGCCACTTCATTGGAACTGACTGATAAGCAAGCATTCCAGTAACTTCCTTTATCCAGCTTGTGTTGTAATTTTCTACTACCCATTTATCACGCTTTTCAACTTCAATTGAGTCCTGCGTAGATAGTATGTATGAGTCCAGGTTTATTGCACACAAAGACTCAGCTGCACCTGCAGGTAATTGAGAAATTATCTTGCCTGTCCCAGACCAAGGAAGTGCTGGATACAAGGTAGTTGGCCACTCATCATTAAGAAGTCGATTTACAACCGCAAGTAAGTTTGATGCCATACCTGGAACTGTTGCATACATAAAACCTTTACGATACGAGTAAAAAGGCTTTGTTAAGTTATCTGGAGTTTTTACGATTGCACGTAAGCTCGCAGTTATGCGCGTTGGCTCTGGCGCATCAATAAAAAAGCGCAGTTTAGACGACTCTTGTAAAAGATCTATTAAGTTAAGTGCGCCATATACACGATTTGCACTTAAACTAGTTAATGGGCTAAGTCCAATAAGCACAAGATCGTATTGATCAAGGTCATTTATGTTCCATGAAATATCAGGATCATCTTGAACTACCTCATGCCCGAGCTGAGAAAGAACATTACAAATAAGTCCAGCAAAAGATAGCGAGCGTTTATTGGCCTCGGCTGATGCGTGAGGCGCACTCATTCCTGTAATAAGTATCTTACTCATGCAAGTGTACCATCAGCATTTCTTTTTAGTCCTTTGTCCTCTTGTAGTGCGCGATTTATGATGCGACTGCAGTGTTCTACAAACGATGAGTATTGAGGAACAAACGGAGTAAACGCGTCACGTTGCGCCTGAGCTGCCTCGATAAGTTGAGCATCACTCATCTTTTCAACATCTGCAATTTTAAGTTTATACGCGTCACCTAATGGATCACCTTCACCTTTGTCAGTTACAAGAATTGATCCTACGTGCGCGGTGTAAAGAAAGCGACTGCGCCACCAGCCAGATCCAGCGTGCGGATATGGTGGAGAAAGAATTCCCCAATGTTGATTGTAAAACTCCAACACGTCCTTCTCTGTGTCAAATCTTTGTCCGCCAAGTTTGCGTATTAACTTGCGACTGCCAACAATTTCAACTGGCCAAGTTAGATTTTTCTTTTCAAGCCAAGTATCATGTGGCATTAACGCACCTAAAACCCATGCGCGTTTCTTAAGTGACTGATTTAGTGGGACTACAGGACTTAGCGTTGGGACTATTGTTGATGTCGGGTCTAATGCCTCAATTGGACCAAGTTCCTTTGGCATACGTTTACGCACAATAGATCTATCACCAAACGAGTACATAGGACAAACTGGAACCATACCAGCGGACCAACGCTCAATTAAAAGATCCTCGGCAGCTTGAACAAGCCTTTTCTCCCAGGGTTTAATTGTTTCATCGTTATCCATCATGTAATAGCGTTCAATGTAGCACTTCTTTGCCGCATCTGGACTTACTGCACGCACTCTTTCAAGTGCAGCCTCAATGTCTGCACGACTAAAATATGTTGCGCCTTCATCACCGCGATGTTCAGTTCCAACAAGCAGATGTTTGTACAACATCTCAGGTTTGCGAACTAGTGCCTTTGCTCCGTTGAACACAGTATTAAACTGCCAATCATCAAAAAATCCAACACAAGGTAGTCCAGATGACAGTGTGTAAAGTGCACCCATTGCGCCTTGTCTGCCGTTAAGCGAGTTTAATGGTGCAAGATTGACCCAGGCAACATCATATGAAGACAAGTCCTCGCCGGGAGTTACCTTACGCCAATCAACTTCATGACCTAACTCACGCAACGCCTGTGCAATAGACGCAGGCACGTCAATTTTTTGTATCGTCCTTTTTTCAGTGTTTATCTGCAGTGCAGTAAACCCTGTCATTAAGACAGATAACTTTTTCATAGTACTCCTCTCGTGCTAAGTGTGTTTAGCGCGTCACCTACGCATAATATACATAGGTGACGACTAAACGCACTTAGAACGGAGAGGCAGGTGCCGCCGCTACTGGTGCAGGAGCTGCTGCTGGTGCAGGTGCGGGTGCGGGTGCAGGCGCTGGTGCAGGAGCTGCTGCTGGTGCAGCAGATGCTGCTGCCGCTGCAGCCGCGTAGTACATCTTGATTTCATTTTTCTTGTTACCTTGCCAGGTACGTGAACCTACCTGTGCACGGAACGAGCGTCCTTTTAATGCTGCTTCAATTTGAGCATTTGAAGGATTAGATGCAAAGAACTCGCGGCCAAGACCAAGAGCTCCCATCTTGCGGAAGAACATTCCGAGAGCCGCAGAGTTATCCGGTGTAACTACTAAGTTATCCCAGATTAGTCTCTTTGCGTGAGCGCCAGTTGTTACCTGCGCCTTAACTGCAAACATAGTCTTGCCTGATTGCGAGACCTTTGCTGTAGCCTCTACGATGGTTAGATCATAATCGCCATCGGGTAGAGGTTCATAACTTGCTGATTCACCTGCGTCTTTAACGAGGTCGCCCCAGTTGAGAGTACTCACTGATTAGCCTTTCTGTTCTGTTGGTTGTGGTTGTATTGGTGTCTTTGGACCAAACACGACATCAAGCATACGCTCAATGCCGAGATTCTCTTGTTCTACGATTGCGCCAAGACGACCTTGAACGCGCTCGCCAGCTTCGTACTCATTGGTACGTTCTACATACATGCGTCGCACTTTATACGGAGGTTGCAGTGGATCTGGGTTTGGTAAAGATTCGACTGTCAACGCTCCAAGAATATCATAAAAGTATGGTGCTTGGATTGCTAACTGTCCTTGTAGGTATGGACGAGCACGTCCATCACTTGAGCGTGCCATTGCAGTTAATACAACAGCTTCGAGTGCGTTAGTTGGATGCATAGTTAAGTCACGTAGGTCGCGTAGTAGCGCACCCATGTGGCGAAGTAGTTCACCCCACTGTTGCATTTTCATTTGTTCATTGCCTGCAATTGAGTCCATACACTTAACCTGCAACTCAGATATTGAGTCAATGATTAAGCTTTTGAACTGGTGTTTACCTAGTTGCAGCCATTGATACGTCTTTAGAACTGTATCGTAATCACGAACGGTGACAACACACGTATCCCAGGTACCATCTGCGACAGGCGGTTCCTCGCGCAGTGGGTCCCAATACTTAACTATGATTGGCAGAAATCGATGTCCGCCTTCAACGTCGAGCATTAGTCGGGGATACGGTGCTGTGACAGCAAAGGTGGACTTTCCAACTTTAGACTCTCCATACACCATCATCGTGAGGGATCGTTGTACTTGTGACATGCGTCACTCACTTCCTTTCTTCTCTTCTGTTCCGTAGTATCCATATGGATCTCCTACATCGAACATTTCACTGATTGCTTGTTCGGCGGCGCTTCCGTCGTCTAACAGTGGGCATACAGTGAAAAACTGGCATTTCCATTTGCAGTCGCGACTTGGGCGCGGATATGCAACGTAGCGATGATCTGCACCTGCGTCAAGGTCATCGCGTGTTTTCATTAGGTCAGTTAAAACTCCATTTACTCTTTGCCAAAATGAACGTAAGGCAAAGACATTGTGACGTACCTCAATTTGATCAAAAAATGGTGGACGTGCATTTGCGCTTCTTTTTACCTTTTTTAACAAGGTAAATATTCCGCCTTCGCTTCTTTCACCGTCTTTATTTTGTGCTGTCTCAAGTAACATATATGTAAGTATCTGCTCATTCATGTGCGCCATTGCACCAAAGTCTGTAAATGATCCACCGACAGTCTTAAAGTCGCGGAACATACGCACACCATCAGCCTTACGACGAACACGCATATCAATCTTTCCTTGAAGCTCTACGCGTCCCTCAAGCATTGGCATTGAAATAATTTCCTCGGTAGAGATCATCTCTAGCTCTGAGTCAATTCCGTTTTCCTCAACCCATTGCAGATAACCTTCAAGCATGATGCGTCCAAGCTCTGCCTCAGAGTCAAGGTCGTAAGTATCACGAAATGAATCCTCTAATGCCTTGCGGTCCGTTGCAACTAATATAGAGTGCGCCTCTAAAAGTGGAATACCTTTCGAGTAGTAGTCATCAAGTGCCTGGTGAATGCGGCTTCCAAGTGCGAGCGCGCCTGTCATCTGTTGTGTTTTAGGTTGTAAACGTCTGTAGTAACTTAGCCACCACTTACGCTTGCAGTCCTTATAGGTTTGAACTTCAGAGTTGGAAATCTTTATAGGCTCTGTCATAGTTTTCCTGCCTTATCATCTTTAAGTAAGCTAAGTAGCTTGTCTTTGTCACGAACAATTTGTTCGAAGTTGTCTGCCTTGGTTTCAAGAACTTGAATCACCCGTTCCTCAATAGTTCCCTCAGTAACATAGTCTGTCACAATAATTGAGTCATGAATTTCTGATCCAATACGGTGTACACGATCCAAGGCCTGCTTGTGATCAACAAGTGACCATGGACGTTGCAACATGATTAGGCGACGTGCGGCAGTTAGTGTAATACCAACTCCACCTGCCTGGGCTGTAAAAAGAATCCACTTGATCTTGCCTGCTTGAAAATCATCAACCGCTTGTTGACGTTCGTCCTCGCTTTGAGATCCAGTGATAAGACCGTGTCGTATATCTTCCTTAGTCAGTGCAGCGCTTAAAAGATAGATTAACTGTCTTGAGACTGCACATACGGCGACTGAGTCATTTCCAAAGTCACCATTTTTTATATCGTCCATCAATGCCTCAACCTTACAAGATGGATCTGCAAGAACAGCTTTAATCTCGCCTGTAGTTTCGTTTGTTGCCATTTCGGCGTATGAACTTGCAAACTGTAAAAGACGAATTGTTTGTGTAAGCGCAGATGGTGCGGTAAGCGCCTCTCCGCCTTCTAGCTCTGCAATCATCATGTCACGCATTTGGTCATAAGCTTTCTTTTGCTTAGTTGACATCTCTACATCACGACGTTCAAACATCATCTCTGGTAGCCATGGAAGTACCTTTGCCTTAAGCATACGACGCATACGTGGATTTATTGCTGCATAAAATTCTTGTTCCATGTGAGGCTTAACACCTAAAACCATCATGCCGCCAAAGGCATTAAGCATGGTGTTAATCATTCTGTCAACCCAACGTGTTTTACTTGGCCACTCATTTGGGCTTAGCCAGTGAAGAATTGACCACAGATCTAAAACATCGTTTGCAATTGGTGTTCCTGTAAGTGCAAATCTAATATCCGCATCACCTGTGGCAGCCCAAAGCGCACGAGTCTGCTTTGACTTTGCTTCCTTGGACCTGTGAATTTCGTCAGCTATAACTGCCTTAAAATCAATGTTGTTTAGCTCACGCGGGTGAACTTCGCAGCGATTTTCCGACACCTTTTCATCGTGTCCGCCGCAGGACTGACACCTTGCTAGAGCAATGGACCCATAACCTGCCAGGCGTGAATGTGTTCTTAAACCTTCCCAGTTAATTACGTAAACATCCGCTGGTTCTTCAAATTGCTTACGGCGTTGACCTGCGCTTCCTTTGATGACTTGCACGTTTACGTCTGGCCACCACTTTACAAACTCACGCTTCCAATTTTTCTTTAGGGTATTAGGGCAAACTACCAAGGCAGGGAATATATCCTCACCTGAGTCCTTAAATGCCTTTAATGCGCGTATTGCCTGGGCAGTCTTACCAAGGCCAGGCTCGTCGGCAAGTAGGGCACGTCGCGCAGTCTTCAAAAATGCAACGCCAGCTCTCTGGTGGGGAAATAGGTCCGCGTTAGAGAGGTCCTCTAGGGTCTCTAGGTCACGTAGAGTATTCGCTGGGGTAATCCGATTGGCAAGCTCATTGGTGGCCCAGTCGGTCAATTTAGGGCCAATAATTAGGTCATTTCTAAAGGTAGATCTCAACGCGAGACACGTTGCCCAGCTCAATGGGACTGTCCACACGCTCAGCTTTGTGTCCCACTTTGCACCAGGTAAGCTTTTACAAAGTTCCTTAAAGCGCCACTCAGCATTGATTACTACGTGCTTGTTTGTATCGTCAAGCTCTACGTTCACAGACACCTAAAAGGTTCCTTTCGTCATTAAGTCGTTATACTAACAGGTTTTGATAAAAAAGTAACTACATTTTGACCTAGTATGTAGATTTTTATTGGAGCAGGCGCAAGGGCTTCCATCCTAACTTTACACAGCGCAAAAGACCGTGGCGAATCGCATCTAACGCGTGTCCGTCACCGCCCTTATGCCAATATTCCAACTTTTTCAACTTAGGATTATCAAACATTGCCTTGGCGTCCGCTGGAGACTGGAAGATAATTGAATCAGGATCTAATCCACTATCTAGCATTATCTGTTTTAGAACGCCAATTTGCTCAAGGCTATAAGGTGCCTGTGAGTTGCGCACCGTTTGTGCGTTTATGATAAACCTTTCGCAAACTACTTGTATTGCTATGTTACCTACCTTTGCGGTATTTAGTGCCTCACGTATTGGCTGAGCGTATTCTTTCATTTGATACTCGCCAGACATTATAATTTTTGGCTCGTCTCCAAGGTTTAAGGAAATCAACGCAATTCCACTTGCCTTGCCAGGGTCAACTGCTAGTATATGCATCACTTATATTTTTCTCCCCAGTTTTCCATAGGCCCGTCTATTCCTGCAGTAAGAGGAACATCCCAGCCTTGCGTAGTTGTCATGCACTGCTTAACAATGTTTTTAATTTCTTCAACGTCCTTCCTTGGCGCGTTAAGAACAATTTCATCGTGTACTGGAACTATGAGAAGTTCAGTTAAGTCAGCTTGATCTAACTTAACAAGGTTTGCCTTAAATACCTCGGCAGCGCCTCCTTGGATTAAATAATTCACCAGTGTGTAAACTCGGTCTTCATCGCACGGAAGGCGTCTGCCTGTCCATGTATATACATACCCTTGACCTTCTGCCTTTAGGCGACGCATTCCAGCATCTTCAATTTGGCGTTGAAAGTGCGACATTCCAGGAAACCTTGTATCAAAAGCATCTGATACAGATCTCATTTGCCCTTCTTGTACTCCAGCTGTAATTGCTTGCTTCGCGACTCCAGCTCCATAAAGACGACCGTATACCGTTCCTTTAATAAGGTTACGACGCTTATCTGAGCGTTGCATATTTGGATCGTTGTAGATTTCTCTACCAATTTCCGTAAACGGATCTGACCCAGTAGCATCAGCTCTATTGAATAGGTTGATGAGATTTGGATCTTGCGAGAGCGAGGCAAACATTCTGAACTCGACTTGGTCAAGGTCGCTGGTAACAATGACATGTTCATCGTCCTTTGGGATAAATGCCGTGCGAACAGTGTCATCACCCTTAGGCAATGTCTGCAAGGCTGGATTTTGTATGCTCATACGACTCGTGCGAGCGCCAAGTGTTTTTACGGAAGGGTGAACTACTCCGTTTACGTTATCACTTAAGAAGTTTGAAAAATAAGTGTTTGCAAGCTTGTCTGCCTTACGTTGTTTTAACACGATTTCGGCAAGATTTTTTACCTCGTCGTTTCCGTTAATGGTAAGTAGCTTTAATTGGTCCTTTGTTGCAGATTTTTGTCCTGTAGGTGTAAATTCTGTAATTTCCGCGCCAAGTTTTTCAAAAAGACGCACTAGTTGAATGTTACTTGATATGGAAGTGCCGTTGTAGGTCTGCTTAGCCCAGTCTTTTACCGACTGACTGTAATCATTTAGCTCGTCATACTTTCTTTTAGAGTACTCAAGGTCTACGCGTGCTCCATTGATCTCCATGCGCGTAACGATCTTGCGTGCAGCCATTTCAAGTTCGTAAGCGCGGTTATATGGACCCGTAGGACCGCACTTTTCATAAAACATCTCCCACAGACGCATTGTAAGCACTGTATCAAGTGCTCCGTATGCCCAAAACGGTTCAAAGTTTACTGGAACTGTTCCCCATGTCCAACCATTTTCAATAAGCTTAAGGTCTAAGGTATCTTGCAACGCAACTGCGCGGCCATCAACGTGTAGTGCGGCAAGTTGCTTTAACGCACCAGATCCTAAAGGGTCAATTATGTGTGCCATAATCATAGTGTCGTGTGACCTATGCCATGGAATGTCCCAGCGTGATTGAACTGCAAACCAACGAGCCTCAAATGCTATGTTGTGACACACTAAAGGTCCATCAAACTTGTCCATAGCCTCGTAGAAAACACCAGCCCACTCTTGCCAAGGAATAGACCAACCTTGTTGGCCATCTCCGACTTGAACAAGACGTAGTTGACCGTGCCATGGAGATAGCGCATCACTGCGTTGACCACCTGGACGCTCACCAGTTTCTGTATCAACTGCAATTGCGTTGTGTGGGCGTCTTTCACCGAGCCAACGTATAAAGGCATTAGCCTTTTCTACGCTGTCTACAAGGTGAAGCTTGACGTCGCCTAGTCCGCTATCTGTCATTTACGTCCTTTGTTATTGTTACTTCTATATTACACTGTAAAAAGTACTCTACGGTCTCATCAGGAAGGCGATGAGACGCACGAGTGCCAATTCTCATAACAACACGACGTATTCCAGCGTTTGATATTAACTTTGCGCATTGATAACATGCTGCATCAGTTATGTATATGGTTCCACCTTCAACGCGCGAGCGATCTACATATAAAAGTGCATTTGCCTCCGCATGTATTGACGGGCAGGAATCATACGTATTTGTCAAAGGAACTACTCCTTGAGCGCGTGGGCACCATTCAATACAGTCACCTTCAACCGCAAGTGTCGCAGCGGGTCCGTTGTATCCTGTAGATGAGATACGTTGACTCTTTGAGACAACAACTGCACCTATTTGCGCACGACTACAGCGTGAACGTTTGGCAATTGAGTCTGCCACCGACATCCACGTTTCATCCCAGGAGGGTCTAGTTAGATGATTCAGGTGGTCCTCCAACAATCATGCTGTTAAAAAGCTTGCTAATTAAAAACATAGCTTCCCTACGAGTAAACCCAGCCGCCTGCAGTTCAGTGTACATCTCATGAAGTTGAACCATGGCAGCCTTCATTGGGCTTTCATACATGTCTTCAATTTCACGTTTTAATTTTTTCATCTTCTCTTCATCCATTTGATTTTTCCTTATTCTTCTCAATGGCGCGTATCATTGCACTAGCATACCATCCTTCAAAGGGGTGAAGTCTATACCGTAACATTGTCTCTTCTATATGCTGAGCGGCAGTTAACGCGCTTAAGGCATATGATGAAACTTGCTGCCAAGTTAATCCAGTGATGGCTGGAATATCCTCATACTTGTCTGTGTACTTTAACTTATCAGCCATATCATAGTGTTGCTCGTAGATATGAAGAGATCCAACGTGGTGTGTGTAGTTTCCAGGCTCAATACCTAACACAGACGCAATTGCAAGTTGAACACGCGTAAATTGAAAGAAGTCATACGCGGCTCCAAGCCACACATCGTTCGAGCGCATAAATACAGTCATGTTTAACTTATTGTCACGTATTCTAAATTGGTGAAGTATCGTGCAGGGGTAGTCACGTTTCTTTGGAAGTAGATCGAGTTCAGGATTCCATATCGTAACAACTGCCTGTCTTGTGTCTGGGTCCTGCCTTAGTCTTTCAATAACCTTTTCATATTGGCCATTAGTTCTTAGACCATATGCGCCATGAAACAGTCCGTTGTCCTCAGCGTAGTTCTTAAATTGCGGGCCAACTGCAATGACAAGTTTTGGCGTTGATACTCCAGCGAGAAGTTGACACGCCTCAACCGCACCAATACCTGGAACAGTTCCGCGTCCTACACCTAATGGTAAGGTGTTCTTTACGTCATCAATGCGAATTACCGCGTCCTCGATCTCACGGGTCTTCATTCCGCGCGGAGCGGTTTCTCGACCGTGCTCTAAGACGTGTTTAACAAGATCAACGTATCCGTTAACTCCGTCTGGTATATTTATTATCGCAGTATCCACTGGCTCTCCCTGTCATATCGTAGTGATTGCTTAAATATCTCGTGCCCGTAATCTAGCTTGCGTGCGTTAGAGAAACGCCTTACATATTGCGGATGAGGAAGAACAACGTATTGGTGTTCCTTAAATCCATGAGCCTTTAGTCCTTTTTCTGCTTGGCTCCCAAGTGCAATTATTCTTGGTCTTCTTAATACCTGCCACAACTCGTCAACCTGCGTAACGTGCTCATCATTTACATTTATAATTCCCATGGTCTTCCAAGAGTTACCTGGAAGAGATGATAACAAGAAATCACCAGAGTTTCCATCAACAGGCATAAATGGTAGTATTGTCTCCTTACCGTAAGCTTCCTTTATATTTTGTCTATCTCCAACAAGTAGTACCTGCGCGTCATAACGTCCAATGTACCAAGGAAATTGCTTAAGACTAGCTGCCTTAGTTTCCGCGTAGTATGAGTTACTTATTATTTTTTCTGCAAGCATGGGAATATCATGTAGAGATTCGCTTGACGGGTTTAACATCTCGAACTCAGTGGCAACCTCGTCTGCCGCAAGTCGATATTGACCAAGGATCTTGCCAAGCTCATCACTAGTTACGTAATCGTCACCGCGAGATGAAAGACGACGTTGAATCACGTCTAAAGGTTGATAGAGCCAAAATTGATGAACACCGCGAGAGGCAAGAAAGAGTTCAACCCAACGCCAGCCCGCGACACCAAGTAGACCGTATCCGTCTTTATTATACTCGGGGCGTTTTAATGGAGAATATGTTTTTTCACCCCAGTGCCAACGGTCCGCGATCACGTTAGTAGCAGTAAAGTTACAGTTTTCTACAGATGTAACATAGTCTTGTAAAACCCAGCGACGGGTCATTTCTTGCGGCTTACTTTTATGAAAAAATTCTAGTTTCTTGTTAGGCTGAATTAAAAGTAGACCTTCTTTTATAGCGTCTACAAGAGTAGATTTGCCAGAAGCATCTGTGCCCTCTATTATTATAAACATTAGCCCTCTCGTCGTTCTGTCTTTTAACTATTATACAATAGTATCATAAGTTTTCTTTTTTATGCCTATTTTTTTGATAAAAACTTCGCGGTTTGCCTTTCTGCCACTCTGACATTTTCTTACGTGTTTCTTCTGAAACTATTCTGCCTCTAGACTTGTCCCCTATCTTCCTTTTGTGCTCTTCAGATAATCGTTTTCCAGTATGAGCTGCGGCTATTTTACGTCTAGTCTCTGCAGAATGGACTCTTCCTCTTTGCCCTTCAGATACTGCGCGTCTGGCTTCTTCTGTGAATACGTACCCAGTTATTCCATCTCCGCCATCAGTTGCATTGAGAAGCTTATATCCTTCTTTCCTGTAGTTAGCAATATACTTTACTTCTAAGTCTAAAGCTTCTTCAAGTGTTAAATTGTCGTCTAAAATAGTAAAAGTTACATTGTCATAGTGCTTTGCTATCCACAAATGAATAGGGTATTTTTTATCGTATTTTGAAGATTTTTTGTGCCTATACAGTCTTTCTTCTGCCGAATGCGTAGTTACGCCAATGTACCTATACTCTTTAGGCGCATCTTTTAGATGTAAAACGTATACACACGCCATTATGGAATAAGCTCTACCCTATAAACAGACTCGATTCCTTTATCAATATCTGAGGCGTCCTCTAACAATCTTTGAGCCACGTTGGTTAAATATCGGGCTCCACCTTGGTCATATTTATATAAGGCATCTAAGACTGGAGTAGGTTCCTCAGATACCTGTGCCCAGTAGCGATGCTTTTCAGGAAATATCATAGCTACATTGCGAGTTGGAAAACACTGCTCGCAAGGGACTGCGTCACTATCTAAGGTTAAGGAAGGCATCTCATTTAATCCATATCTTTTAACCAATGGACACGCTGCTCCGTGGAATATTAGTGAAACTCCAACACGAGAAAGAATGTAAGATCCATTGTCAGTTTTATACAGCTTAAACTCAATCCAGCGATATGAACCTTGTCTCCACGAAGAAGACTCCGCAAGAAGCTTACCGCTAAATTGAAGCGTGCGTGATCCGTCCTTGACCTCATGCATTATTTTTTATCCGCCAAGTCTACATTGCCATTTGCAATGTCATTTACACGAGATAAAAGTGTGACGTCAGCACGCAAAGACGCAATTTGAGCTTCGTACATCATGACAAGCTCGCCAATGCGTTGCTGCAACGCCACTGCTATTAGTTCGTACTTTTCCTTTGGCTGTTCCATAACTACGCGCCTAAGGCATCAATCTCTGCCTGTAAGGCAGCAAGTTGCAAATCAGCCTTGGCAACTACCTCACTTGCAGATGCAACTTTATCAGCGTCTGGAGTCTCTAGCGCGTTTTCTGCAACTAAAGATATCTGGGCATTGTACTTTGAGTATTGCACATTTTTAATGTGCGAATTTATGACCGCGATCTTTTCCTCGGTTGTTAGCTCTACGGTTGACACCGTTTGTCTCCTTTGTCAATTTAACGTCCCTGTGACGTTAAAATCCTATACTGTTTTTTGTCAATTTATTGCTCTTGTTGCACACTGTTTTTAAAGTTAATAAGAGCGTCTTTCTTTAGCTCTTCTTGACTAATAAGACTTTCATAGGAAGGTGCATAGTCCTTGTTTAGTTCACCTGAATCAACCTTTGCCTGCATAAGGTCTATTCTTCTTTGGCTAAGTGATATTCTTTCGTCTATTAGCTGTAACTTTATCTGTTTATCTAGTTCTTCCATATATCACCTATGCCCAGTTCGAGTATGCAGAATAGCTTGACCATGTGCTTCCACCGTTGTTAGTAGCACGTGCTCTTACACGCCAGTAGGTATAAGTTCTTGAGAGTAGAACATTTTGCATTTCTTGTAGACCGCCTACAATATTTGTAGCATAGAAACCAGAGCTTGGTCTTGTGGCGGTAGATAAAATTGTTGACTGGTTATTACTTGCTTGGCAGTCAAGTTGATACTGTATAGTTCCGCTTCCCGACGAAGGAGTAAACGTTACGTCATATGCCCAGTTAGTTGCTGTACTGTTCGCAGAGTCATATACTAAAGTTGGAGTACCTGGAGTTGAAGGTGCAGCAAGGCTAGAAAGGACAACTCCTGACCCAACCTCAGAAGATGTTCCTGCAGAGTTTGTTGCAGTCGCAAACGCCTTAAAGTAATATGGAGGAGGGCTTGCATCAAACGTAGTCACTGTGTACGAGACAGAGGAAGACGATGAGCTTGCCTTAAGAGTGTCAGACGTAGTTGGAGGGTTAGATGTAGAGGCATATATTCTTACGCTATAACTTGTGGGAGAATTTGACCAGCCAGAGGTTGTTGCAGTTAAAGTCGTGCCTTCAACTCCCGTACCTGAAAGAGAAACCGTTCCGCCGCTTGGTGGAGACAGAGGAGCTGCAACTGTGGCGGTGTTTGAGAAAGCCTGGTTTGATCCACCTGCGTTTGACGCGGTGACACGGCAACGGATAGGGCTAAAGTATCCTAAGCTAAAGAAGTTAGAAGGAGGAGAGTAAGTAGAACTTGTTGCTCCAGATATATTTAAGTATAAAGAGCCGCTATCATTGTATTGCCACTGATATGCGTAGGACGTTGGCGAGTTAGTCCACGTTCCAGTGGTACAAGAATATGTAGTTGTTCCTGCAGTTCCTGAAGAAGGAGTAACAACGGGTGCAACTGTGTTTACTGGAGCAGACACGACGTTTGGTGTTACTGAGTTAGACGCAGCAGAGGTTCCTGATGTTCCATTTGCGTTAGTCGCGGACATCGTAAATGTATACGCTTGATTTGCAGCATACGAGCCAGTTACTGTAATTGGACTTGATGTTCCAGTGTAGCTCAAAGATATTGAAGGGCTAGAGGTAATAGTTAAAGAAGAAAGCGCCTTTCCACCAGTCGCACCAGAGAAACTTAGCGATACCTGAGTAGAGCTTACAACGCTAGCACTTACAGTTGGAGTCTGTGGCACAGTGGTAGCGGTTGCGCTAGCAGCGGAGGACGCTGTCCCAGTTCCTACTGCATTTATTGCAGATACACGATAATAATAAATTTGAGCGCTTGTAAGACCTGTGTCAGTGTAAGTTGTAGATGTTGTAAAGGTATTTGCCACAAGTGTAGAGTACGTGACGCCATTTAACGAGCGCTCGATGAAGTAGCCCGTGATTGCAGATCCACCGTCACTTGGCGCAGTCCATGAAAGATCTATGCGACCGCTGTTGTAAGAGCGAGACGTTCCAAAGTCTGTGGCGGTAAGACCAGTAACTTGACCTGGAGCAGTTACTCCTCCAAAGAATGTTCTCCAGGTTCCAGACACCTTTACGTAGCCGTCAGTTACATTTCTCCAGGTGCCAGAAACTTTTACATATAAATTTGTAAGAGTGTTCCATGATCCACTTGACTTAACGTGCGCAGTCATCTTATGCCCACCTTAGCCAAACATCTCCGTTGACTCCGTCACCAGACGTAGGTGCCGCAGATGATGCGAATGTGTTTCTTAGTGAGCCATACGCACCGGAAGTATTAGCTCCACTCGTATTTAAGAATGGGGCTGTTGCTAAAGTTATTGAGTTATTTAAGCTAGAAAGAATTACCGCTCCCGCTGCAGTCATAGTTAGTTGAGCAGAGCCTGAAGTGATAACAAGACCAGTAGATACTGTTGTTATGTCTGCAATTTGACTTCCACTTACATTGAAAAGGATAGAGTTTCCAGAGCCCGAAGGAGCTAATGCTAAGCCTGTTCCACTAGTGTAATTAGTAGAAGTAAATGTAGAACCGGTAATACCAGCACCAGTTATAGTACTTCCGCTTTGGATACTGCCCTTAAATATAGCAGCTCCCGTAGTTGCGCTAATTGAAAACGTTGAGCCATTGCCAGAGCCAGTACTTGTTGAGTCAAAACCAGCAAGACCTAATGAATTCATAACTATGCGTGCACCTGTAGTCGGTGAAGATCCAGAGTAAACTGTGATTCCATTAGTATTTACCGCAGTTATTTGATTGCTAGCATTAACAATAGTGCTTGCGCTTGGTTGAAGTGAGGCTAATGCTGCGTTATAAGCAGTCTGCGCGGCAGATGCAGCAGACGCGGAGTCCTGTGTTAAAGACCAAGCTGTTCCGTCCCAAGTGTAAAGCTTATCGTTATCATTGGTGTCAATCCACATATCACCAACTTGGTATGTACCCCCTGTCGGTGCGTTATCTTGATAGTAGGTAGCGTTCTTAGACTCTGCAGTGCTCTGCGCAACTGGGTCTGTAATATCTACGTAGTCTAAAAGATTACTGCTGTATACTTTTTGTGCCCCAGTATCTGGATCAACAACCGTTGTTCCTTCTTTTACAATGCTTGGATCTGTGTCTGAAACTACAGTTACACCAAACTCGGCCTCGTTTGCAGTTACCGCGTCTGTAGCAATTTTCTTTGTGACAATAGCACGCGGAAGAATTTTTTCAGTTGTAACTACGTTTCTTTTTAGCCTCTTTGCACCAGGACGTTTTTCAATGCGACGAACCTTACGCTCAACGCTTGTAAGAACCTTTCCTATGCCTTTACGACGTCTTCTTCTACTCGCCAATCTTGTCCACCTCCGGCTCTGTAACTAGGGTGAGCTCTACTTCCTCGCCAAAACTTGGAGAGTCAGGAACAGAAACTTTATATCCATCTATCTTTCTTACAATTACGGTGTCGCGCGGCTCAAGGTCTGTCTCAAGGCGCATGCGAACAAACTCATCATTTACGATTATTGAGCACCAGTCTCCAGGAAGGTACTCTCCTATTCTTGGACTAAGTGAGCCATTTACACGCACACGTATATCTGAAATCGGTGGACGAGACTCGGCTAAGTATCTTTCCGCGTGCGCGTATAAGGCGTCTTCCTCAGATACCTCGTTGCGTGTTTCCTCCGCGTCTAAAAGTGGCCAGCCATCTTGCAATAAATCAGTCGCAGTTGCAACTGCATAAGGCTGAGACGCCTCATCTCCAAGATCTGGTATGTTTCCAACAACAAAGAAGCGTGTTGCTGCGTCCTCTGCATTTTCTTCCATGGTTACATCAATGATGTTTCCAGGATACTCAAAAACAATCTCGTCTGCACCATATCTGCTTGGAGGTGCTGCCTGTCCTGTAGCAGGAGGATCTGGATAGTCGATAGCTATAAGAACAAATGTGCGAGTAAACACAGGAATACCTGCCACATACTCAAGATCACAGTCTATGCGAAACTCAAAGCCGTCTACTGTGTCTGCGTACTCATCGAGCTCTTCTCCAACTGAACGCAACTCGTATCCGCGATACGTAGTGTTAGGAACATTTTTTCCACTGTAATCTTCAGTTGAGTACTCTATGTCTAAGTCAGAGTTTCCAGGATACGGTCCGTATGTCCCAATGCTTACAGTAGGTTGAACTACGGCAGTTCCAGCGGGCACTGCGGTTTGTATCATGTCGCTGTCAGCTACTTCTATAGTAAAAGTTGTAGAAGTAGGTGTAGCAAGTATTTCGTATTGCCCATCAAATAATAGGTCTATTGCAGAGGTATCATCTACACCAGAAAGAGTTACAGTCTGCCCTGCGCTAAATCCGTGGGCCGCAGACGTTGTTATAGTCCCTATAAAGTCTTCTATTTTCTTAAAGGTTACAGTTCTTGTTATCGTAGATACGGATGTAGATGACGATGAATCAATTGTAAATGTAGTAGAACTAGGAGTGGCTACTACATCCCAAACGCCATTAAAGGTAGAGTTAACATTGTATATTTCTACCGACTGAGTGGGAATTAACTCGTGAGCGGAAGCTGTAGTTATAGTTGTAACTCCACCTGGAGCAGTGATAGACGTAATTTGCAAATCGTTAGTCTGCGCAGGCTCAATATCTGTGTTAGGAAATGAGATACCACTAAAGTCAACAAGAATCTCGTCAAGAAGCTGACGCACGTAATCATATGTATCTACACGAACGTTGACTGTTACACCCTCATAAGTTCCATTTGGTATCGACGTTCCAGTTATCGTAAACGAGTCAGCGGTAGGAGCGCTTGCCACAGTGTAGTATCCAGTGTATTGAAAATCTCCAACCTCTGGAAAGGATAGGCGAACACTTGATCCAACAGGAAATCCATACTCAAACGCGTCTAGCGTTGCAGTAACTGTTCCACTAGATACAACAAGAGTGGCTCCAAAATCATGCGTCCAGGTCTTCCATATATTTCTATGATACAGATAGCTGGTAAACTCAGATGCATTAACGCTTAATATTCTGTCTACAACGTTATATGAGCGACTCCATATGATTCCGCCCCAGATGCAAACTCCATCACGCACTACATATAGTCCTGTCTTACCAGGCATTGTGCTGTTATACAAGTCCATTCCAGTGTTACTTGGTAAAACTGGAATTGTGCCTGAAAAACTACCTGCTGAATTTAGCACTCGCTCAAATGATACACCTTTGAACGGAATTTCTGCGAGTATATCGTTAGATAGAAGATTGGTTGTAAAATAGCGATAGTCAGCCGAAATTGTGTCTGTAGCTACCATGTTACACCTCGCTGAGTAAATTCGTCATTACAAAACATTTAGTATCTATCCTAGCCAAGCTGAGCGATAATACACCGTAAGTACCGCCTCGCTTGTCGCATCTCCGTCATCCTCGAAAGATATTACATTATCTCCAGGCGCAAGAAGAATCCACTCTGCAAGAACATCAATTAAGTTGCGCTTACCTACCGCGTCACCATCAAGTGATACCTCGTGCTCTAAGGTATCAATCTCTAAAATTTCACCTGCGCCTATTGATTCGATGATAGTTATAGACTCATTTGTTGTCTCGTTAATTATTTCAGCAGGGCCAGTAACAGGTCCCGCAATTGAAAGAACAACTGGAGCATAGGCATTACCGGTGTTTGTTATTGTAGCCTTTCCGGTAGCTGAAGTAGACGTATTCTTTCCTGGAATTATCGTTGAGCGATAACCAAGCTCGTGACCTGCAAACCACTCATACTTTAAGGGGTCTGGTGCCCTTAATCCGATAGAGAACTCTGTGCGACCGCGTTCGTTTACCGTGTTTATCTCTGGGCGCCCTGAAAGTCGAACGTAGGACGCCTTAGTGGGGTCCTCGTTTGTCTTTAACCAGTCACCCACGTAAACAAGATCGGTGTTTGTGATTAACTTGTCACGCGCTATCTTTACGTAACTTGGACTTGGTGGCAAGAAGACTCCATTAAGTGTAATTTGTCTTGCCGCATATCTTCCGCGTACATCATATGAGCCGTCTCCCCAGCCGCGAGGAATATCCTCAATATCTGGCTCTGGATGATTCCACCAGCCTTCAATGTCGGTGCAAATCCAAACTACGCCGTCCTCGTCAATGGTGTTAAGAACAAGTGAGCCAATGCTTACGTCCGCACTTAACTTTAGCCCCGTGATCTTTGGATACGGAACAGGACGAAAGGCTTGATTTACCTTTTGAGTTTCCTGAGCTTGATTTGGCTCATCTACGTACTCGTTAAGATACGTTGCCTGCTCAAATAACACGGCATCTACTAAGAATTTTTGCCCCGCTGAGCCAGATGTAGGTTGAACAATTCTAACGAGCGCACTTAACGCACCGGAAGGCGCGGTAAATACTCCGGTAAGTCTTACCCAATCATCTCCGCCAATAACCTCAAGTTGAACTGAGTTTGATGTTGATATTACTGATCCTGCGGTAGCAGAGTCGTACCAAATAACGTCAGCTGATAAAGTTCCTGTTTGAGCTGCAGCAGGTATCTTTACATACGCTCCTAAGGCGTATGAAAGTCCTGCGGTAACAAGAATACGACTTGCAGTTACCACTCCTGAGTTTGAGGCTGCTGCTTTAGTAACCTCTAAACAAGATGATCCGTAAAAATACTCAGTTGTCATACGTGTGATTGTGCTTGAACCTGTAGCAGACCAGCCTGTCGTATCAGTCTTAAATGACGGATTTACAATTAAGTTATTTCTTTGTGCCATCATGCGCCTCCGCGACGTAGTCTAAATGCAAGTGTGCGGTCAATCATCGCCGCAAGTTCTGTCTCGTTCATTCCAGCAGATGGATACACATTTATAATATTTGCAGGGCCACCGTTTCCTGCTAGTTGAGCTACGATTGCGCGGTCACGGCGCGATAAACCTTGACTATCAAGTGGCTCAATACGCTCAGGGCGACCAGCCTCAGCGACACGAACTATTGCTCCTCCTGGTTGAGGTTGAATGACTCCGCCTTCTGCAAAACCAGGGATTGGAGGAATAGCAAAACCTCTACCGCCAAATTTTGGTACCCAGTCAGGAACTGTAAACTTGATCTTTGCAAAGGTAGCGTTCCATAGTCTTGCTATAGATGAAAACACGCGCTCGGCGCCGCTTAGTATCGAGTTAAATAGCGGGATCTTACTTAGTGCGTCCTTTGCTGCGTTGAATATACCTACCCATCCGTTGACAATAAACTTACCAAGAGCAGAGAATATCGTCTTAAGACCTTCAATCGGGTTTCCTGTGAGGATCTGCCAAAAGCCTTTAAGAACTCTTACACCAAGTGCGATGTACTCAGCAAACACCTTTATTGCTGCTACAAACACAAACTGGAATAATGGAACTATGTATGTTCCGATAAAGTCACCAATCTTCTTAAATACTTCTCCAATACCTTCTAGTCCTGGCTTTAACTCTTCAAACGCTGCCTTGATTGTATCAAATGCCTCTTTTAGTGCTGTTCCTACAGCGTCAATTAACTTTGCAACGGATTCTCTAAATATCTCGCTTTTAGTGTAGGCAATAACTATCACCGCAACAACTGCGGCTATTGCAGCAGCTATTGCAATTAAAGGAGCAAGTCCAATGTTAAGTATGATTGTCAGTGCACCAAATGTACCTTTAATAAGCTGTATCGCTAAACCTAGTTTCTTGAACACTCCAACTACTGTAAGTATTGTTCCACTAACTATAAAGAATCCAAGCTTTACTACACCTATGATAAGACCTAACGCGGAGAAGAACGCAAGAATGCGAGCGCCAGTGTCAAATAACTTCTTTATGGCAGGATCAGATAGTATGTTAACTACTGCACTAAGAGCGGTGTTAAGAGTATTAAAGAACGTTTGTATTGCACCGGAAGATAGCGTCACCTCTAGGAACTTTGTTAACGTGACAAGAAATTCTGCAAAGGCAGGACCTGCTGAGTTTAGTCCAGTAAGAATATTGCCAAATGAAGGAGCTGCCTGTTTTAAGGTGTCCCAAAACTTGCCTACGTTTGGATCTGCTCCTGCCTTTAGGATCTCCTTGATAAAGGCTCCTATTGAGGAAAGCGCCTTTGTTGCATTTATCGTAGTCTCTCTTAGCCAGTCGGCTCCTGCTGGTTTTTCAAAGAATTTCTCAAACCCTGCGGTAACCTCAGTCAACCAATCAATGATTAGATATCCGCCACCTCCTGGCGTAAACGCTGCACTAATTAGATTAACTATACCACTTACAGCATTTCCAAATATTCCACCGATACTTGCAGCTATGTCACCATACTTCTTAAAGAAGGCATCAAGTTCTCCAGATGCCTGTTTTGTATCTAGGAACTTGGCAAACTCGCCTGTCTTCTTCTCAAGGAAGTCAACAAACCTTCTCGTTTGAGAGTCTGCTCCAACAAGAAGTGAAAGAATAGAGTCGTATACGTTTCCAAAAATCTTTCCAAATCCTTCAACAACATACCCTGCTGTATCAAACACTTTAGCAAGATCTAGTTTATTTTCAAGATCTAGTATCGAGTCAACAATGCTATTAAACGCCTTTGCAACACTTTGTGCAAGATTAAAGAATAATGGCTCAAGTTGAGGGAAAAGCTCGTCTTTTAGTCTTCTTAGTCCATCTTCAAGACCTGGAAAAAGGCCTGCCGCTGCCGCGTCTCTTAATCTTTTTAACGCAGGCGCAAATTCATTTACTATAAACTTTACAAAGTCCTGCGCTGCCTTTGAGAGACCGCTGAGCGCATCGGCATAAGCGTCTGCACCAGCTGCACCAGACCCTGCGTCCTTAGCCTCCTCCTGAGCGCGTAACGCATCTCGCTCTGCACGTGCCTTTGCCTTTGCCGCCTGTTGAACGCTCTTAAATGCATCTTGCGCGGTGTCTGTTGCTGAGATAAGACGCAGTAACCCTTCGTCTTGCACATCTGGAAAAGTTGCCTTTGCAACATCTAGAAGCTCGTCACTAACACTCTTGCTTTTTTCTACAAGGTCACTTTGTTGCTGTTGCAAGTCTTTGTTGCGGTCCTTAGACTTTCTGTAGTTTAACTCTGCCTCAGCAAATGCAAGTTGTGCCTCTCGACGAGCACGTGAGTTTGGTGGCAGGTCTTGAACACGCGCTAAGGTTTCGCGTGCCTTTTCAAGCTCAATTGCAGCTTTCTTTTCATTGATTGCTGCATCCTCTGCGTCAAATCCAAGTTGCTGCAGCTCTTCACGACCATCTTTAAGAGCTTCATTAAGATCTTTTTGTGCCTCAGTAAGTCTTTCATCTGCGTCTACAAGATTTTCTTGCGCTGCCTCTAGTCTACGTAGCGCTGCAATCTTAGCAGTGGCATCCGCTTTTGCGCCAGCTGATGATTTTTTAAGTCCTGCAGATATGGCATTACTTACACCTGAGAATGCAGCAGCAGTCACAAGTGCAGCCAGTCCTAAGGAGGTGAATATGCCAAGAAGAGAAGTTAATGAAGGTATTAGTGCTCCCGCTGCTGCGACTAAAGATAAGAATCCACCAGCCAATGAACCAACAGAGGACACAAGTATAGATAGGGCAGGTCCTAAAGTATATCCAGTTCTAATAAGACTTTGAAAACTTCTTCGCGCAGCTAGTGCCTTTGAAGAAAAATCAGAAAAAGATCTTATTAAATTCTTTCCCATACCATCAGAGAAGCCATTAGAAAAAGTTTGTCCGATTCTGCGTCCATCACGATCTAAGTTTATGTTTTTAGCCGCATCGCGAACTTCTTTTTCAAATCCTGTTGTAATTGCACGAACAACAACGTAAGCATCACCTACTATTGCCATATATTCACCTCCCTTCTTTTAATTTTCATTGCTTTTAGCCTAACGGTCCTTCTAATGCAGAGCCAAATGGTAAAGTTGATTTAGCATTAACTGGCGTTGGCGGTACGAAAGGCTTGGTTGGTTTGCTCTTTTGAAGTGGATCAAAAGGAACAATCGCCTCTTCAGCTATATCAAAATTCTTTGAGGTCACTCCAGATGAGCTTGCAGAATTTCCAGTTGCAACTGCATACGCGTATTCTGACTCATAGAATTGTTGATATATCTGTTGACGTGCACGGTCACGTCCCTCCGCCTGCTCTGCAGACGAATAGAACATGTCCTCTTCAAAGAAGTAGTGAATCACATCAAGCATGTCACGTGATTCCATCTCTGAGAGTCTGATTCCGTTCACGATAGCCTTTCCATTAACATAGGGCCAGAGATCTACGCACCAGTGGAGGAGACTTCTGGCCCCTCGGTAGGGCGCGCTGTATACACCTCAACAAGCCAGGCGCTAATTTGCCCAAGAGTATCAACTGAAACAATCTTGTCTGGGTCTGTTAAAAGTGTATTAAAGCGTGAGTAGCTTTCATCAACTAGAACATTTTTAAAGAAGTCGCTAATTGTTTTTGCCGCGTCAGCTGGATCATCTCCACTTGAACGAGCAACTAAGTCTAAAAGTACCTTACCTTGCAACTCTGGACGACAATTAAATGTCTCTCCATAGATCATAAACTCTACTGGTTCTTTTTCTCCAGCTTGTGTTCCTGAACCGAAGTCCTTGAACTTTGCCATATCTTTCTTCCTCCGTATTATGTTAGTGTCTTTATTAAGACGTGTGCCTTAACTCTAGTTATCTTATCAAGTAAAGATTATCGGTGAGGTACTTATTAGGTTTTGTTCCAGGGTGTCTTACTACGCGAGTATACACGATCCTTCCCCTTGCAGAAAAACGAAGTGTCTCTGCTCTACGAGGAACTATTATGTGCGGGCGTGCTCCTTCGTGATGTACTAAAGCGTAGTTTAGAGGTGACCCTATCTTTACCTGTTGCCCAGGACCTCTACGACTATGCTCTATTTCAAGTGAAGCTTTTAATTTTCCAGTTTTTACGCCTACTTGAGATCTTGCAGCTATAAGAACTCGTAGTCCACGTCCGTATAGATATCTTCCTACAGGTCCAGAAGGACTATTTAAGAATTTATCTAATACTGGACGACGAAAAACTATTCCTGCAAATGATAAGCTAATGCGAGTCCCTGCGCGTCCACCACCACCAAAGGCAGAGCGAAATTGCCTTGGACTATTTAATCTTCTTCCTCTACGAGCAATCCTTTGTCCAAAATAAAGTATAGGACTGTCATTTATTAGCCCGAATAGTGGCATTATGGCACCGCTATCGTAAGTTGCATTGCAGTTGTTTGAAAACCACCATCAAAACCTGTAGAGTCAGCTGTTGCAATTACGCCAAGGCCAAAGTCTCCCTCTTCTTCCTTCCACTGATCTAACTTGTTAATAAGTTCCATAAACATCCATGCGTCAACCGCTGCAATCTCAGATGCTTCTTGAATCTTTTCTCCGGTCGGAGCTTTTCCATTTACTCCAACTACAGGGATCTCTCTTGATATTGAAATTGTTAAAACTGCTGAGCGTGGCATTTGGCAGCGTTGCGGCTCACTTGCCTCATCTCCAGGCCGACCAAGATACACTTGAATAAATGAAACTACAAGTTGCTCACAGTCAATCGCAGGCTCACCCATCGTCCAAAACTGTCTGCTTGGCAAAGGTACGTTGTATTCCTCGTAGACCTCTATGACCTTTTCAAGAACTTTGTCAAGAAGTGTTTTTAGATTTAATGCCCTTGAGTCTACTGTCGATACGTCTATTAGTCTTCCCACGTCTATTCTCCGATGTTATAGGTAGGAATAACTTCTTTACCAAGACGAAGTGCAAGGTTTCCTGAGGCAATATACACTGTCTCGATCTCTCCCGCGTTTAATGGATCTGGCCGTGATGCGTATAGGTCCCATGTACCAGGATCAACAAATCCTACGTATGCATAGGCATCATCATATGAGACAGTTAAGGTGATACTGTCGCGAGTTTCATTGGTAACTGTAGCAGTTCCGGTGTCAGCGCCATATGCAACGTCATCATATCCTTGACGTGCATAGGTAAAGGCCGTAGACGAAGGAACGTCAACTATGTAGTAGCTGCCATTAAACGTAGAGTTAATGCCTGCAACAGTAACAAGATCACCCTCTACAAATCCGTGAGCGGCAGTGGTTGTAATCGTAACAATACCATCGGTAAGTTGCTTATAAGCTACGTTTCTTGTAACGTCACTCACTATTGGATCATTTAGTTGAACCGCTCCAGTAGAAAGTTCCTTTGTCTTTGTTCCTGTGTAGTTTGCAATCTTAAGCATTGGAACCCACGTATCATCGCTTGCAAGAAATCCTGCGTTGATGTAGTCAAGGTTAACGTCTAACGCGCCTCCCTCTGCTCCTGTGATATACATGTCTAAGACGCTTTGTCCAAGCGGTAAAGGCTTTGGCACCGTGCGACGAGCGCGTGGTACGTCTGGACTAAATACGCGTGCCTTAGCGCGAGCGCGATCTGGGTTTACGGACTTAAGAAATAGATCAACGACATAAAGACCAGTTCTCATCTCTTCAATGAAGTCCTGGTTATCTAAAATTGTATAGTTAACACCTTGTCGTGAAACTGACGTTACACGTTGAGGAAGAGCGCAGTCATCATCTCCAGACCATAGCTTTATAAACTCTGTAGCTAAAACACGAGCTGCTGCCTTACCTGACGCAGGAGGCGGAGCTCCATATGTATACGTAACCTCGATGTTGCAAGGAGCCCAGGAGGTTCCAGCCTTTGCTTGAATGGTAGAGTGATCAACTAGGTAGTAGTTAGCAGGATCAACGATCTTGCCTGCTCTATCACGTACTGAATGAATACGAACAACGGGTCTGCCACGAAGGCGAAGACGCGTTGACGGAGACATGCCGTCTGTAGTTATTTCTGCATAATCGTCAAACTCATCAAAAGGAATGTTATACACGTCTCCACCAACAAGCTCAGGTGTGTAATTTCGTGAAGATGCTCCAAGACGATACGCACGAGACGCGCAGACGTAGCGCTCTGTTACAGTAGTTATTCCATTAAACTTACGACCAGACATGGACCAAAGAAGCTGAGATGCAACCTTAACGGCATCATACGCATACTCGTCATCAGCGTAGCTATCGAGCTCATCTACTGTTACCCAAAGATTTGACACTCGTTATCCCGTCTACTCGTCATTATTATGAAGACGAGCGACATGCCTGTGTAGGTGGTTACACGTTGGCATGTCGCTCTCTTGTTCTTATTAGGAGGTTGGATCCTCTGTTGACGCGATGATAAAGTCAGTCGCGTTATCAGCGTTGTAGTTCTCGTTACCAGGGACGTTGTAAGCTGTTGTTGAGCCTTCGCTTGCAAAGTCGGTTACCGCACGGCCATTTGCAGAAACATCAGCTGTTCCTGAATCTGCCGTTGAGGCAATGGTTCCACTTGTTGACGTTGTATAGGTAAACGTTGTTGTTGTTGGAACAGACGCGATGGTGTATGTACCATTAAGCGCAGTTGTGGTAAGACCTGCCACGACGACCTCGTCTCCTGCCTCAAAGTTATGAGCAGCTGATGTAGTAAGTGTAGCAGTCGAGCTTGTGCGAGCAACGTTATTAACAGATGCTGAGAGATCTCCATGCCATCTGTAGAAGCCTTTACGACCTGTTGGTGCCCAGCTTGAACGTGCATATGAGTATGGACGCTCTGTAGCTACTGGGAACTCCCAGCGCTCATCAAGACCATCACTAAAGTTAGTGTTTCCAAGGCCGTAACCTTCGAATGTAGTTGCAAGCATTCCGTTTTCAATTACGCGATCTCCGCTTTGGCGAAGCTTTGCGTATGGGAATACCCAGTGGAAGTAAGGAAGTGTTGCAGCCTTCTTTCCATCAATGATTGCAAAGGACCAGCACTCAATCGCAACGCCGTTTCCAGCTGGGTCGTCGCCAGTTGCAGGAGAAGACCAACCGATTGACTTGCGATCTGGTGAAGCATATGTTCCGAGGTTCTTGCGAAGTAGTAAACCGCCAGAAATTAGCTGAGTAAGTTCTGGATCTGGTTCACAGATTGCAAGTTCCATTGTGATACGCTTTAGCGTATCAGGTGACTTGTAGGTAACGCAGACTGTTCCATCTGCGCCCTTCTCTGTCATTTCATCGCCTTCTTCGTACTCAGGCGTAAATGAAAGGCGTAAAAAGCCTGATGTGGTGTAGCTGTCACCGGCCGCGTTCAGGAGGTTACCAGACGCATCAAGACGAGTTACTCGAATTGACACGCCCTGAATGCTGGCGGCGTATTCTTGAGTTGCCATGTTTTTTATTTTCTCCTTGTTTAGAAGCGGCTATCTAGAGCTATTCTATGCCGTTAGATCAACTCTGACTGCGAGATGAATGGACGGATCAAAGTATACCGCAGCTGGGCGGATAGCCTTGAGACGTACACTATTTGCATTGTTCGACACGTCATAGCCCTGTGCTAGATTGTCGTTTACGACATCTGGCTTGCCAAGGTATACCTTGACTGTTCCAGTGGCGTACATCCATTTGTTTGCAGCTGTTGCGCTTTCTCCTGTAGCTCCGGTTGGGCCACTTCCTGGGTAGCCTGATCCAATAATTACTGGAGTTCCTCCAACAGTCTGTAGGTGATCTCTATCACGAGTGTGATAGAAAAGGGCACCATCAGCAGCAAGAAGAGCTGCTACGTCGCGTGTCATGTGAATAACACCCTGCTCTCCCGCAGGCGAGTCAGTTCCAATTGTATGTTCAAGAAGGGCAATTGCACGGCGCGCAGATAAAGCAGTTCCTGAATTTAGAATTGTTGCAGAGGCATCAACCAATGCCTTATTGTCATGTGACTCACCGATTCTAATGGCTCCAGCCCATAATTCTTTTTCAAGTGCCTTCTGTGTTACTCCTTCAAGTTGGCGAGTAATGCGGGCAATGCGATCAATTCCAGAAAAACCTAGTGTTGAGCGGGTCTCATCTACCTCAATAAAAAATGGTTTAATCTCGTCAAAATAGTTGACGGTAGGAGCAGAAATCTGCTCGCTTGTGCTGTCTGTATCATCGTAATTTGTAATAAATTGAGGTGTAGTTTCCCATTCCTGCGAGAAACCTCGTACCCATTTGTCCTCATCAACTGAGGTATCTGGCTTTACTACTGTGAGTAGGCCAAACATCGAAGGGATAATCTTCGGCGCCTCAAAAACTCCTGTGTAAGCCATTATTGCTTTCCTAATCTAACTCTCGTTTTAATTACCTTTTCGTATTGGAGGCGCCCGCAAGCGAGCGCCTCCTCAACGAAGTATCGAATTTTAGTATTCGATTGTAGCTGCTGTTGCGCCACCGTTGGTGTCGCGTAGAGCTGCTGCTGTACCGTTGACTGCGATTGTTGATGCGACCTTGAGAGACTCAACGCCGACCTTTGCAACGCCTTCGAAGGTTTCAACGAACATCTTGTAATCGTTGGTTCCAACAAGGGTGGAGTCACGGATAATTCCGAGATCCAAGGTACCGCCATCGAGGAACAAGAATGTTCCTTCTGCGAACATGTACCAGGTCAAGGTGTCTCCGAACTCATTCATTGCACCTGCACCTTGTGCGCCTGTTGGCTCTTCAAGGTGGTAGCAGATGTTTACGTTGCGTGCTGCAAGGTATCCATCAATTTCTCCGTATGCGTTAAGCATGTTATCGCCAGGAGCTGCAAGTACTAGGTCTGCTGCCATTGCGTCCTTGATCCATGCTGGAGCAATTACACGAAGTGGAGCATTAGGCTCTAGACGGTGACGACCGCGGTAAGCGGAAGCAGCGCGTCCAACCTGAACTAGGAAGTCACGAGCAACACCAATGATTGATGCTGATGTGACTGCAGTTGACAAGCTTGTCAAGCGAGAAAGGATTTGACCTTCTGCTTCACGAGCATGCTGAATAAGACCAAGCTCGTTGTGACGAGCGATCAATTCAGGATACGCGCGAGTTAGAAGGTTACCAAACTGTAGCTGTAGGGTTACAGCGTCAGTTGCAACAGTGTTTTCAGTTGCAGCGGTAACAGTCAAGCTGAGCTTTGAAGCAGGTGATGGTGTTTCAGCTGAATCGTTTGCAGCAGTCCATACACCGACAGCGTTAGCGTAGTCGGAAAGGACTGGTGGAACGATGTAGCGGATACCGCCACGATCTGCTTGGAAGCGAGGTAGGCAGTCACGTACTGGACGTGCTGTTGTTCCGATTCCGAAGATGTCGTACTTGACTTCAAATGGAGCCTGGTGGCCACCAGCAGCAACAAGTGCCTCTGGGCCGACTACATTTTGGATTTTCTTCCAGTTAGATTCTGCATCTGTTGAAAGAGTGCGCTCTTCTGGATATTGAGTTGTAATAGATGCAACGATGTGCTGTTCACCGTCTCCACCGTTTACACGGCGTAGACCATGAAGACGCTTGGACATTGCCTCTGCGACTTCAGACATGTTGTTGATTGTGCTGCCCGCTGTGTATCCAGGAATGTCAGCGCCAGCCGTAATAGCTACGGTAGCCGCTGAAGTCTGGAGTGATGGGCGGCGATCCGCTGGAGCTTCAATTACTTCAGTAACTGTAGCTTCAGTCTCGTTTGCGGCGGCGGTCACTGGTGCCTCCTGCTCCTTCTGCTCAGTTTGAGCAACTTGGGTTGTTTCTGGGGTAGCTGAAACTTCGATTTCAGCTGAGGCTGCAACAGGTTCTGTCGCAACTTCTGCAGCTGGTGCCTCTACGTTTTCAGTTGGTTCTGCTGAAAGTTCGGCTTCTGGAGTTACCTCGGCCGCTGCTTCCGCAGGAGTTTCTTCTGCAACAGCAGCTTCTGCAGCTGGTGTTACTTCAGTAGTAGCAACTTCTTGTGTTGCTACGGGTGTTTCTGCTGGGGTTGAAAGCTCAGATGCCTCTTCCACAGTAGTTGACGCTTCGGCCATTGGCTTATCCTCTTCTTTTTCTTCTTTGATGACTGGAGCAGCAGGAGCCTCTTCAGGCATTTCCTTCTCCTCTTTATCATCGTCAGAATCGGTTTCGCCTTCAGGCATTTCTTCCTTCATTTCGTCACCCTTAACACGCATTGCGGCTTCAGCGGCGCGTGCAGCAAGCTCTTGAGCTTGTGCCTCACGACGTGAAATTTCACCACGTACTGTGTCAAGCATGTCTGCCAATGAGGTCATGGCGTCTACTGTCTGCGGAGTTGGATCCTCCTTTTCAACCGTTTCGAATTCGCTGACGATAGCACTCTGTAACTCAACAAGCTTTTCAGCGTCGAGTTCAGAAAGCTGGTCTAGCATTTCTTTTATACGGTCCACTGTCCCTCCTCCGGGCCAGTCATGATGAACAAGATTTGTTAGTTCATCTCGCTAATCAGTCCAAGGCCGAGGGACTCTACGCGGTTTGCGTGGAGGCACTCTACCTGGATTGAATAATACATTATATTTTAAGTTAGGAGTCGGAGAAGTTTACTCAATTCTGAGGAAATCTCAGCTTGAGAGAAGTAATCTCCACCTGACATAAACGACTTGAGTCCTGTCGTCGCCTTATCAGCCTCATCCTTTCCTATCTTTTCTTCCACCCTTGGGATCATATCTTCGATAAGACCTTTTAAGGCCGGAGGAAGATCACTATAACGGATCTTCTCCGTGTCGCTTCCAAACGGCAATGGGAGGTTTGCAATGGTCTCTCCTAAGGCTCGTGCCGAGGTGCGAATATTTTCTAGTGCATCTGGGTTAAGTGCACGGGTATCAATTCTGTCAACTATGGAGATAACATCGCCTGCGGCGCGTGCTGCCTCGATATAGTTTCCAGCATCATCAAGGTTTTCTGCTTCCTCGATTTTTTCAATTGCTCGATCTAGTCCACTGTCGCCAAGGTCCTGCTTTATACGAGCTAGAACCTGACGAAACTTACCTTTTGCATCACGCGGCTGAGTCTTGCCAGGCACGTACTTACCTGCCTGAACGTCTGTTACTTCTCCGAACTCAGCCGCTGATGCTTTTCCCAAATCGTTTGACTCCTCGTTGGAGTAAGCCATTCCACCATGGCATCTTGCGCACGGGCAACCTGGTGGACACTGGCACTGTTGACCAGCGTATCCAGGGCAAATGCAACCATAGTCCTTGCACATTCCGCAGTCAAATCCAGCGGTCTCAGGAGATGCAACCATCGCGATACGCTCACGTAGGTAGGCAACCTCTTCACCAAGCTCTTGGCTTGATAAAGATTTCCACTTATCTGGAATTAAGTCTGGACGGTCAAGTTGACGAGCGCGCTTCATGATGTGGCGTCTAACAGCCGCACGCTTGCCTGGCTTTGATCTTCCGTAAGCTTGAATTGAGTCCTTCAAGGAGTCGATGTTTGTAATCGGGTATGAACCATCTTTAAGAGCATAGCCCTTCTTAGCAAGTTGCTGACGCTTCTCGCGGGAGATGTAACCAAACTCGTCGTCAAACTTTTGTACTCCAAAAACTCTAGAATACAGAGCATCTGCACGAGCGGAAAGCTCTGCGGCGTGCGCCTCCTTTAATGCTGTAAAGCGCTCACGAGCGGCGTCCGCTTTAGATGAAAGTTCAGCTTGTTCTAACTGCTCCAGTTTTTGTACACGAGAGACCAAATCTGCGATTGGATCCGCCTTCATGCGTGCAAGAACTCCTGCGCCAGCCGCAACAAGTGCCATAACCGCGCCTGAGGCTACACGAGCACGGGCAATAGGGAACCCTGGAACGTTTACCTGGCAAACCGCTACAAGCTCAAGTTTACCGTTAATTGGACGCCAGTCACCAGAAGGTGCAGACGCGCGAACTGCGCGAACCTGCTCTGGTGTAGTTCCTGGACGTAAAGCTCCAGATACCCAAATACCAAAGGAATCTTCTCCAGCGTGAACGTCCGCGAAGGCAGATGCTGTATCGTCATAGTGACGTACCGCCTCTTGTGCGGAAGCTTCAAGTGAGGCGTGTCCGCCTGCTAAAGTTAGTTGTCCAACAGGAACGTCTGTTCCGTCGTCAGTGCGAACTACACCTGTGTGAAAGTACGCGTAGTTGCTTCTTGAACGTGGTGGCTTTGTGCCAAATGACATTCCGATGTGATCTACGTGCCACGCCGCGATATGACCAAATACACGACCTTCATCGTCCACGGTCAATGGAGTTGGCTTGTCGAGCTGCGGATTGTCAAACCACGAACGCGGTGGTACGACTGGGATTGATCCTGCCACTAAGCCACAAGCGACAAGCGCTGAAGCCTCTACAGGATCCATTTCGTCGACGTATATGCCGTCCGGGATCACTGTTTCCTCCTGATTCTCGTCTTCGACGAGGTAGATTTGGCACTCTTGGAATGCCGGTTTTGGTACAATTGTTACTGCCATAACTCGTGCATGCGAGATCACGAGTTTATCAGTTCCAATCTTACCACTGTCTTTTTCGGCCAGTTCAGGAACTTCTTGACTTGCCTCAAACTGATCGAGGTCCGCAGAAACTCCACGGATAAAACCATTACGTATTAAACGCTCGGCTTCCTTACCATATTCGCCAGAGTCAAACACGCCGTGCGCGTTGCCAATACCGCCTTCTACGCGTTCCATATGATCAATACGTCCAACTACAACTGATCCGTTGTGTCCTTCACCAGTTTCAATTTGCCACATCAATGGCAAAGGCAGTTCACGAATTTCTATCGCACCTTTCTTAAAGGTACGTCCATCACCAGTCTCAATCTCCTCTGGAATTACAAGAGGAATCTTAAACTTTGCACCTTCTGCTGTTGTCATCTCTTCTTCAAGATGCCCTGCTGCAGTAAGAACCCGTCTGCGAGCATCTGCTGCTCTAGCTGAAAGAGTCGCCTTATCTATGATCTCTTGCGAGCTTAGTATTTCATCTACTGCAAAGTTTCCACGACCGCGCTTCATTCCCGGGTTGCGACGATCTCCTGGCCACATGCCAGTCATCTCCTTGTGACGAAGCGAGCAGTATCCTTTAGCTCTTGGTCCCATGTACTTCTTAAGGTTGCGGTAACAGCGCGTCCAGTCACCTGGAGTATTCCAACGAATCTTTATAACTCCGCCTTTACCGATTGTCCAGTAGCGACGTAAGTTCTCTGCATTTCCTCGATTACGATCTAGTCCACCAGCCGCAGTTAGGAACATTCCATTTTTACCATTCCAAAGAACTGTAATAAACTCGAGGTCCTTTACAGATGCAGTTACTGGAGTTATTCCATCAACTTGCTCGATAACTGTTTTGAGAGATGCGCCATCAAGAGGAACTACAGGAGGTGGAGTTGCAGACTTCATATCAGCAAGTATTTGCTCGTCACGCACCCACTTCTTATCCTTACGAGTATACGTCATCGCATCAGTTGATGTAGAGCTAGCTGGGACTAGCGACACTAACTCATAGACAGCGCTAGGGTCTGTGTCCGAAACGATTGCAAAAAATACAGGCTGAACGTCTGAGGTTTCAGGTGACATCTCCTTAGACTCGCCTGGAGAAGCAGCGCTGGTTATAGGCTGGTAGTACATTTTGTTTGGATAGTAGTACTCGCCGTCTGAGCCTTTAACTTTCTTGTTTAAGAAACTTGCAAGAGCTGGGTGTTTATATGGGTCAAGCTTAAGCTTAACGCCAGTTAACTTTTCTAGCTCTTTAAGGTAAGGACTCTTTGAAACTTTTTCTATCTGATTTTTTCCAGTAATAACCTTTGGGCCAGATCCGTCCGAGCGAGACTCGAACCCTTCTGTTTTATTTGCATCAAATGCGTCCCGTTGAGATTTTACCCAGCCTGGCCAATCACCAAGTACCTTTCCCATATCTTCAGAAGTCATTGCTGGAAGAGTTCCGGGAATCTTAGCTCCAGGACGATCAATTGGAACGCGAGGTTCAGCAAGAATACCTGATGTATCAAGAGGAGTTATATCCATGGGCGCAGTTTTTTGTGCGCTAACTGAAGACTCTGGTTCTGTTGCAGTTGCAGGAACGTCTACTATATCTCCTGAATCAAGTTTTACTCTAACACTTTGCTTTTCAGGATCAATTGCTACTATGCTACCAGACCCACGTTCGGCATCTCCACCGATAACTACTCGCGATCCTTGCTTTGAAAATCTGCCAGTTTTGTCGCGTACTTGCTTTGCAGCTTTTTCAGATCTTTCCTCGGGAGTATAATCTCCGTCTCCTTCGGTTTCGCCTTCAGCGGCAGCGGCTACAAGTGAATCTATAAACTCTAAGTCTAGCTCGCTAGCGGCAGCTGCAAATAACTCGGCTTCCTCTTCATCAATCTCAAAGATTGAAACTGGTCTAAATGGATCTTCTTGGAAGCAGGCGCTTAAAAAGAATGCAGACTCTGCGTCAATTTCAATGTGAACCTTTTCTACTGAAAGGTCTTGCTCATCGTCTAATGCCATGTCATAGCTAGTAAGGTCTTGGTTTACGTCGTCTAGTGTGTTCCAAGTTCCACCATCCCAAACCTTAACGTCGTAGTTCTCATCAATCTTGTATAGGCGATCAATTCCAGAGCCGTCCATGCGCATACGAGCAATGAACTCAACTGCTTCTAAATTATGCTCAAATGCACCTAAGTCCGTAGGGTATTGAGTGTTAACTGCATAATCAAATTCGTCCTCGTGGTATGAGCTGTCTGCGTATCCATCTGCCCTTAATGACTTTTTGTTTTCTCTTTCAACGATGGCACGCGCCCAACGCCACGCGGTGTCGCCACCCCAGAGAGCCCACGCAATACGCCCATTTGACGGAAAACCGTCTTCTCCTGGCGAGTAGCCTTTTGCCTTCTTATCAACCTCATGACGAGGGAAATACTTTGCAATATGACGGACCTTTTCAATTCCAATTTGTCCTCCTCTTGAAAGAGTGCGGGCCGTATTAAGACCTACTGGAGTTCCTCCGCGCTTGTGCTCCTTACGCCACTCAAGAGCTCTCTTTGCCTCCTCTTGAGCGCCTTTAGGAATCGTGTATAAACGACGAGCGCCACCTACTATGCTTACGTCTAGCGTGGTAAGCGCAGCACTTGCTAATTCAAGTTGTGATTCGGTAACATCTAGATCTTCGTCGCTCCATGTAACAGAGGCAGTTAGCGAAGATAAGACTCCTTGATTAACAACTAAGTTTTCCTCAGAGTTAATTACAACACCCTGGGTGTCGTTTGAAAAAAGAACAAGAGGTCCGCTTTTTCCTACTACATTCATGCCTGCTCTTTTCCTGTCTCATCAGTGACTGGTCCGCCCGCAATCCATGCATCGCACGTGCGCGAAGCGGCACACTTAAAGTCAAGGGCCTCGCAATATCCTAATTCGCCTTGAACCACCACGTCATAGGAATCTTCAACGTTTCCGTCCCCTTGTTGTAGGCCCTGAGCAATGCAGTCCTTCATCTTAGAGGTGACGATAAATGCAGCACAGTTACCACATCTGCTTGTTTTGGCGTCCTCACTGGACACATTCCAACGAGTTGCCTTTTCCTTCCAAAACTCGTCGTTAGGTTCCTGTGGATTTAGTGGACCATACCCAACGTTGTCAATTGCATTTTGGCGGTTCTTAAGATTTAGTTGAATATCCTGAGTTGCAGGAGGGCAGGCGTCTCCCTCTGCCGCCGCAACGACTGGCTCTTCAGCTGTCTGCTTATCAAGATATCTAACAATGTGACCATAAGGGCCGTTAGGATCAATAGGCCCTAGTGCAGCAAAGACAAGCTCCAACATACCTGGAGCAGTTATCTTTTGGTCCGGATCGTCACTTGAAAGCTGGTCATACAAGTCAGGATAGTCAAAGAATACTTGGTCAATGTCATCATAGGTACCAACATCAATTTGCTGGCTGTTATCATTGTATGTAGCTTCACGAGAACGTCTTAGCTGCACCTTCTCAGAGGAAACTGCTAACTTTATATTTGACTCTTCAAATGCCTCAGAAAATCTAAAGGTGCTTAAGTTAACTGTTGCTATTGAAAGAAGATCTTCTACCTTTAGCTTACGGTCTTTTACAATCTTTTCCATAAGCATCTTTACTCGCCTGGTTGGGTTAAAAATCTCTGCATCTTTGTCTTCAAAGACGTATACAAACTTTTTATCATCTGCAACTATAGAAAAAACATGGTTGTTACTAACTAACTCATACGCTCTAATTACCTTTACCATAGTGTCTCTCCTTAGTTCCAGTATCCTAGTCGCAAGGCATTTTCAAGTGCCTTGTACTCTTGGCTGTTCTTAGATATTAAATTATTTAATCGCGAGGATACAGCGTCCTTAAACGCATCATAGGTTCCCCACTTTTCAATGATCTTATCCATCTCAAAACCTTTAGGTTGGTATAAAGGATTTGAAAGATTATCTGTAATATTCTTGATTTGATGCCTATAGATCTTTAGTAAATCTCCCGTTCCGATTTTGTTTATAAGAATAGGCATGTAGTTTTGGTATGCGTCTGACCCCGCGAAACTATCAGAGTCAATTAAAAAGTCTTCAATGCGTGTTTCATCTTTTTTAATTTCACCTAAAGTATTGTCAACTGGAAACACGCGTAATTTTCCGGTAGACTTATCAAAAGCTATCATGTAATTTCCGTCGTGACGGTCTACATTGTTTGAAAGAATATCGAATATAGACATTCTTATGATGTCCTCAGGATTGTCTAATAGTTCTACAAATCTTTGTGGATCATACTGTAGTCTAGTTATTGTCCCGCTAGCGTCTGGTATACCGTTTCTAGCGCCTGGTCCAGCGTTAACTGCTCTACTAACCAAAGGTACATTTGACCCGGCTTCACTCATAACAACAAGATTTTGCTGATTCTTTGCAGCACGAACGTCGTGAATTCCTTGCATACCAGCGGCTCTAAAGATTATTGATGCTTCTAACTCGGTGATTCCAGCAGGAGTTTCTGAGTAGTCTGCAGCGTACTCATCGTTTTTTACGTAGAATTTTTGTCCGCTTGCAATATGTGTAACCTCGAACATACCATATTGATCATTTACTCCAAGACCATTAAGTCTCTTCACTTCAAAACCTGCTTCTGCTATTTTTGAAGTTCCTCCACTGGCTGCGGCACTAAAATCGTCAACAGTAAATTCTGACAACACGTTTGCAGAGTTAAACGGATCTGAGTATCCATGATCTGCACGATACTCGTTTGAAAGGCCATCACGTAGACGAAATACATCATCGAGTGAAAGACTTCTATTCTTGTTCAGCATCTGCCTAGACACGTAATCATTTAAGGCGTTTTTAGCATCTACAGAAAGAACCGCTAGTGACCTGTTATTTCGCAGTGCATCTTTGATTTGACTGTAGTACGGAGAAATTACTCCATCGTTTCTAAACTCGTCTGACTCTATAACAGAAAGACCTTGAGATGAAACGCTAGGGATATTCTGCTTTGACAAAACGCGTTTACGCGCATTTTTTATTTGGTTGTAGTTTATAGCTTGTATCTGTTCGCGCGCCGTGGGATTAAGATGCTTTACCCCTGACCAGCCAGTGTCCATCATTACAGTTTTACCAAGCCATTTTCCTTTTTCAGGGTCCTTTTCTGGATCCCATCCAACAAGAGCAAACTCTAAAGGTGTTGGCAGAATAGAAAGATTATAGCTACCATCATTAAGTTTGGCTCTGTCCACGCGATACTTAAGTACATCTAGCTGCACATTTTCTAAGTCTGTTCGTGCCTGGCGACGCAGTTTTTGCATAATATTTACCACGTCTGTAGAGTTAGTCCAAGTGTATCCTGTAAGTGCCCAAACAAATCCACCTTGATATTCTCCACCGCCAGCAGCACCAACGTAAACTTTTTCTATTCCATTTGCAGCATACCAGTTTTCTACCCAGCGATTGTACGCAGATCCAAATCCTTTTTGCTTTAATTCCTTGTTGTACAGAGCCATAAATTCTGCATAACCTGACTTAGAAACTTCAGTAACGTTACCGTCTCTGTCAAGTTTACGTTTTATTTTTATAGATCTTTTAGCTCTACCTATAGGTCTTCCATTAACATCACGTATGTCAAGAGCAATACCAAAAGATACACTTGCCTTTCCATTATCCATATCTTCTTTACTTGGATTATTGTATGAATTTTCTAAATCAACATCAATACTAACGTCTCTTACTTTAAGAGTATAAAAGTCGCCTCCAAAAGATATACCAGAGCGGTCACCATAAGCATCACCAATAAGTCTTTTAATTTCATCTTTTATTTCGTTTACTTCTTTAGCCGAGCCGTCTTGATCAGCAAGAGAGTACTTATAGGCCAGTTGCTCTAATACATCAAGACTAACTCTGTCTTTTCCAGCCTTTGCAATTTCTGCGTCGCGATCTTTCCATGCCGAGAAATTTGACTGCACTGAATCTTCTCTTGTTTTTCCTTCTAAAAAGTCTGGACGAGTACTTTCATCGTTGACTCCTATAGTGTCACCTGAACGCGCAATTCTTGGAGCTGGAAGAAGTGGTCTGTCAAGACGTTGTTGTACATCAGTGGATGGCAACATTTCTTCTCGGGTAACAACAGTTGAAGCTCCGCCTGAATCAGTTGATATTGCGCGAACTTTACTTGCTGATCTTACCTGAGTCGTTCCATCATCAAACTTTATGCGCAGATATTCTGGATTATTTTGTATCGCAGTGACAGTTCCAAGCTTTCCGTCCTTGATGGCTTGAACACGCGCTCCCTTACCCACCACAACTCCGTCACGAACTATTGTTGTGTTATTAGGTGAGTATCCCGCTTCTTCTGGGCCTGGATACTGATACTGTGGTGTTACAGGCGCTGGCTCAGAAGTCTCTGTTTCATCCTCTTCTGGCTCAGAAGACGTGTCATATATGCTAGCTCGTTCCTGAGGAGTAAGATCTCTCCATCCAGCCTGGCCAGCTCCTCTTGGGTCCGAAAACCATTCAGGCGAAACGGTAACTTGTGTAATTGAACCATTACGTGCAACATAAAGGTCTTCCCACGGGTCAATGTATGCGAGTGACCCATCGGAAGGCAGGTACGAAATCACCTTAACTCCGCTTGGAAATAAGTCGTCGTCAACGTCATAAAAATCCTTAATTGCATCAATGTTTTCATTAAACATATTTGCTACTTGAGCAGGCTCGGGTACTTGAGCAGGCTCGGGCGCTTCTTCAAAATTATTTGACTCGCTAAGGATACGCTCAATTACAGCGTTTGTATTTACATTTAGACGTTGAAGAGCATCACGAACAGCTTCTACTCTAACTTCATAAAGTCCTTCGTTAGAAGGAGCGTCTGGGTTAAAGTTAAGTAGTGCAGATCCAGATCCATTAACTATTGCCTTTTCAAATTGTTCCAAAAGGTCTGCCTCTTCAAACTTAGTTGCTATGTATCTTGGATTATCTGAATATCCATTCTCATCTGGTTCTTCTGTTGTCCAATTGTATGAATTAGTATCAATGTCATAGTAGTCAGGATTCTTTTCAGTATCCACTGGTATGTTGTAGAGTAGCTCGCCTTGAGGAGCGGCATCACGCTGTTCATCAGACGCGTTAGCCGCTTTTTCCTCAGTCTCTTTAGGAGTAGAAGCTTCTTTAATTTGAGAAATTTCTTCAAATATGTCATCGATTAGTGCTTCTTCGTCTGGGTCTGGCGTCCCACCCGCTGCATCATGTAACTTGTTTAGGTTGTTGCGATTTCCGTTAACTGCGTCATAGGCATTTGCAATAACACGGTTGGGATCTCCACCTGCTAAGAATATTGCGTTATACAAAGCTTCGGCTGGAACAAATTCATCACCTTTATTAAACTCTAGCTGCCCTGCCCCGCTGCCATTTGCTCTGCCTGCCGCAGGGGAGGGGGAATCAACAACATCATCTATTTCCTCGAGATCTAATAACTCGCCATCGTCACCAATACTTGACTCGATGATTTCATTAAAGATTGCATCGTCTTTGTCACCAATTAAAGCTTGAGTAAGCGCGACGCTTAGTTGTGGAAGTGTGTACTTAACCGCTAAGCGCTCTGGATCATCTGTAAAGTCTGTCGATTCTTCATCCACGCGACCATCTGGCTCGTAGTCGATAGTGCGTAGTTGAAATGCCCCAGCAGGAACGTCAAAATCTCTAAAAAGTGAAGGAGTTGACGGAGTGCTAGGGCTTGGTACTTTTGGGGGTGTTCCTCCGCCTCCGTCTGGCGGAGTTGGTGATTCGTCTGGGCCTTCATCTCTTCCATCCCAAAGATCAGAAAGAAGCTCTCTATACTTTTTCTCAGCGGCGTCCATAAACGCATCTTCGTCAAAGTCAATTTCAAGCTCGTCGTCGTCTTCTAAGTCACGGCGTTCCTTGTAGGCTCCTTCTAATATATCTGAAAGTTGATTTTTTAATGAATCAACGGCAGCTTGAATAAAGTCTTCCTTATTAGCTGTTGCAGAAAAATTATTATTAAATTGATCTTGTATGTCAAAGCGCGAGTCAGCTGCATCCCACATCTGCTCGACAATGCTTTCACCGACGTCACTTGCATCATTGTCAAGAACTTCTTCAAGTTCCTTTGACATATCGAACTCAGACTCGGCTCCGTCTACAACTGTATTAGTGATGTCTTTACCAAAGTCATCAGAGTTCGAGAATGGTCCAGTGTACCTACTCGGTGGAGTTGGTGGAACTGCACCACCACCTTCGTCGTCTTCCCACTTGGCAAGTTTACTTTCTAGCTCTTTAATCAATTCATCTACTTGCTCTTTTGCTTCTTCTATATCTCTGTCTAGTGAATTGTCCTTGTCGTCGCCAGTGTCGATTTCATCTAGCTTCTCTTTTAACTCTTCTAATGGAGATAGCGCTCGTTCAACCGCTTCGATCACGCCTAATGGCGGATTGTCTAAGTCTGTCCACGTGCCTGCTGCAGGACCATTACCATTATCAGTGTACTCACGTGCGTCAGATAGTGGGCTGTATGCGTCGTTTAGTGCGTCCTCTAACTTAGTTGCGTCTGAACCATTTAGTTCTCCACCGTTAATAAGGTCTTGTACATTGTATAAGTTTACTGTCTCGTTTGACCAGTTTTCTACGTCGGTAACACCAGTAAATGCTGTAGGCGGTTTGTTGTCTGAGTCATCGCCGTCTGATGAAGGAGTTGGTGGTTCGTCTGGGCCTTCGCCAGTATCGTTTCCAATTTCCATTTCTTTTTGGCGAGCGTTGTCAATAAATCCACCGCGATAGTATGGAAGTCCATCTAACTCAAAAAGTCCACTAAGGAACTCATCATTATTTTCTGCATCTAACTCATTAACATTGTCAGCAGGTATCAGATCGTTTTCATCTGTCGCACCTGTGTCTATATGGTGATACGTGCCATCTGGGAATCTGACAATTAGGCTCTGGCCATCGCCATCTGCAAAGACAACTTCTGCACCCTTAGGGATGGAAGGGTCTAATGTATTTGGATCTATACCTGGCATGTCCGGTAAAGGCTTTGCAGCATATTTTCTAAGATCTCTGCCTTCTGCACCGTCAAAGACTGCAGCGTGACGTTCTTGAGCTGACTTACTACTGTCAAGAGCAATTGCCTTAGCAGAATTGTAGTCAAACGTGGTAGGCTCTCTGTCCGGTGAGGCAGCAGACTTATCTTTAGTTCCGATCTTCTCATCAAGCATATCAATAGCTTTGCCAAGAAGATCTTTAGCCTTCTCTATACGAGGGCCGCCAGGAAATCCAGGTCTTTCAACTTCATCAAAGAAACTTTTAATGGCGCTACGCGCATTCTTACGATCATCTTGATTATTTGGAATGTCATTCTTTAAGCTGTTACCAAATCCTACGTTAGCATCTTTTAATGCTTCTCTAGCATCATAATATCTATTTGAGGCAGCCTCATTTGGAATGTCACCACTACGTCCATGCTCGAGAACTTCATTGTATGCCTCTTGAATAACTGCTGCAATCTCATTGTTGTCACCAGCAAATCTTGGAACTTCTCCTCCACCAATACCATCAAGCTGCTCTTTGATAGCATCAACACTGTTTTGGTGACCGAATAAGGTACTCTTAAGGAAGTTTTTATTCCAGATTTTTTCTGCGTTATTCCACTTAAATCCAAGTCTCTTTATCAACTCTCTTTGAGGATATGTGTTTCCAGAAAGCTTTACCTGAACGCCATCAACATTTCCTGGCTCACGGCCAGGGAAAACTCCAACTGGTATTTTCTTACTTTCTGCAGTGTAGTTTACGCCGTTAGGAAGTGCTCCTGACTCACTAACGCCTTCGGGAAGAAGTTTATCGTCAGTGCTTTCTTTTCTACGCGCCTTGTCTGGGTTTTTACGAGCGTAGTCTGCCTCAATTCTGCGAACCTGCTCGCGAGTCATATTAAGGTCTTCTGCTACTTCCTCGAGAGACTCGCCGTCCATACGTCTACTAAAAATTGATTCAGCAAGACGCTCTTGTTGCGCATCGCGAGCAGCCTGTATACCTTTTGCGTTCTCTTCGTCACCGCGGTCTTGGACTCCAACACTTTCCTTAAACTTGTCATAATCAGGCGAGTCCTTCTCTGCAAGAGATTGCGCCTCTGCCCATGATTTAACATTTCCAACGTTATCGCCAGTGTTTCCGTCTTTATCAAGACGATGAAGCGCGAAGCCAGACTCGTTTGGAATTAGCTTATAGTCATCGTCAGACATAAACGATCCATCATCTTGCTTTGTCCAACCAGAAGGAGCATCAACTCTTGTCTTAAGAAGGTCTGCAAGATTTGGAATATTAGCAGATGATAATTCCTTGGCGGTTGGTTTACGTGCGCCTGTATCTCTTTTTATTCCAGCTCGTTTTAGTGCTTTTCCAGGAATGCGAGCTTTTATAGGTGTTGCATTTGCACTTTCAATCGAGTAAATTCCATCAGGTAACGAGTTATTTCCACGAATTTCAACAAGACCAGCGTTTGCAACTGGCTTGCCGTTCTCTGTCGAGTAACCACGTGCGGCGTTAACGCCAACGTAAGTTCCACCAGCGCTTCCAATGTCTCCATTGGGAAGTCTAAAGTTAAAATCAATTCCACGTCCCATCTCAACCCAACGTCCCCTACGGTCACGCCACTGCAATGCAACACGAGCGCGACGGGCAGCACTTGAATTTCCTCCACCAAAACCAAATGCAGCTAATAAAGTTTTGATTGGAGACTCATCAATCTTAAAAAATAAAGGAATGGCCGATGCCAATGTGACGCGCAAACGCGCAAATGCATGGCGACGTTGGATTGATCCTGGCTCAAGCGAGTGAGCAGTTGCAATTAAAGGACGAATTGAGTTATCAATAGATGGATCTGACGAAAGCCATTGAGCATATCTTTCTCGAGCAACGTCACTTGACGCAGTCAAATTTAATGATGATCTAGGGTGGCCAATTGGTAGTAGGTCAGTGTTAGATGAATACTCATATGCCTTAAAGGTGTCTTGATGTGCCGTGATAAACTTTGCAACCTCGCGAAGTACACCAAGCTCACGGGACTCATTTGACAACGATGAAAGACTGGCGTTTGCGCGATTCATGACTGTAAGCGCACTACGAGGAATAACTCTACGCTCAATTGGAGCGTTCTTGTTTGCCTCTACTACAAGAGATAAAACTTTTTCACGAAGAGATAAAGGTTTGTAGCCTTTTGGGTAGATTGCCTTACGATCTACCATCTTGCTTACTAATTCTTCGTACATTATCTATTTCGCCCTTTCGGGAGTAGGTCTGCATCATTTGAAGCATAAAGTTTAGTTGCAAGTTGATATGCTCGATCAAACGGAACGTCTCCGTCACGGACACCACGTAACCATGCACCGCGTAATGCTGGAATGATCTCGTAGCCAAGACCTGAGTACTCTGCCATCGAGTAAATTGCATGCTCTGGAGAACCATATTCATCAAGTGACTTTAATGCAACCTGCATAAGCTCATGCTGCATCATTGAAGCCTCTGCTCTTGAGGACTTTGGATGTGCCTTTGGCAAGAGATCGTTGTCCTGCTTGTAATTTGGATTTGCAGGAGACCCTGAGCGCAACAGCTTTAGAAACGCGTTAACGCGAGCCATTGCCCACTGATCACGAGTCTTGCCTGGTCTATGGCTAGATGAAAATGCGCCTGACCCTCTACGATACACTGCCTTTAACATTGGTAACGTTGCCTTGCGTCCTGGCTTTGCGTTCTTGTTATGCTCTACTACCTTTTTACGAAGTGAATTTTCTGTTTTTTGTGAGAATACAATTTTCTTTCCACCTGAGGCTGATCCCTTTGGATTTTTCTTTGATCCGTAGATGCGATCCTTCTTTGGAGCTTTGCGTGATGCGGCAAACTCTTGAGCTGCAGATGAGTCCTTAGGAACACAGTTAGGAACCATTCTGCCATTTTTCTTTTTCATTCCAACTTGAACGTATCCGTCCCAACATGGACCAGCGGCTGCAGTTACGACGCCATCTGGGATAAGTGCAAAGCGGCAGTAACCTTCAGGCTCTACCTGTGCATCAATGATCTTGCACTCACTGCCACCAACATATAAAATGCAGTTGGCACACTTAACACCAATGTCCTTAATATCATTTTTCTCCGCAGGTTCATATCCTGCCCAAACGCCCGTGTCATCAGAGTTAAACTTTCCGTATTTTTGAGTAATTTCAATAAGCGCGTCGGCAAGATCTTGTTCCTCGGCAACGACAATTCCTGCAGCTAAGAGAGCGTCCTCCTGCTCGATTTGAAATGTCTCATACATCTCATCGTGCGCGTGATCATCATAGTCTTCACTGTCAACGTTAATTGAGTTTATGCGCATTGGGCACATGCAGGTAATCGGGCAAGGGCACTGACTTGATGGGCAGTTCTCGCAAGAGCAGGAATTTTCGTAACAGTAAGGGCAGTCATTTACTTCTGCTTCTACTGGAAGATTTGCTGGCTCTTCTTGCTTGTGTGACTTACCATTTATCTTTGAGTATAGATCCGCCATGCGTAGCAGAAGCTCAGCTGCTTCTTGCTTGGTGTTATCGTCATGCATTTGGAGGTACCTCGTCTTGGGGAGTTACTTGCTCTGGTGTTGCTGGTGGTTGTTGTGCGGCCTGCTCTAAGATTTGTTCAATCTCTGGTGGAACTGGCGCTACGGACTGTGCCTGTTGAACCTCGCGAAGCTTATTCATAAGTTCAGGTGATATTGCACCTATCATCTGCTCGGTAAGTTCTGGTGATATTGAACCCTTTTCTATCAAAAGACGAAGTGCTAGTTCCTTTGACTCTGGAGCATCAGAGCTTGAGAAACCGTGAGCGCGTCTCCAGGCATCAAATGAAACTGCCATGCGATCAAATCCAGAGTCTGCGTCTGCAGCTCTATCATTACGTGTTGCTACTTGAGATGGGTCATACCAGAGACAGACGCGCTTAACGTCTTCCTCTCTAAAACCTGCAGAGAGAAGCGCAGGACGAAGATACATAACTGTCAACGCGTCAACGATGATAAGCATCAACGGTTCAATGTGTGCCTTGTAAAGCGCCTCGTCAATTTGTAGCGCGTTCGAGTATTTAACGTTGGCTAAACCTGTAACAACATCCTTTGGCACGTCTAGACCTTGAAGGATACGCTCTAACACGCGGTCAGCGCGTTGTGCAAGCGATGGGTCAAACGATCTTTCAAACTTAAATTGCTTGATTCTGTCGCCAAGCTCTGCAGGACCACGAATGATAAGAGGAACAACTGCAGATGCAGAATCCTCGTCACGAATCGGAGTCGTCATTGCATCAATGAGTTGATCTTCAAACTCGTCGGCTGCCTCCTCGGCAGTCATGCCAGGACTTAACTCGTTCTCATCATCATAAGGATAGTCTGGGTCTGGACTTGCTGCAACTGAAAGTCCGTCTGGCAAATAAAGTGCACCAGCGTTGAGTCGCGAGCGCGCGGTTGCTCTAAACGTGCGATTTAGAAGTAGAAGCTCTGCGCATAGATCTAAGAGACCGCGCATGCTCGAATCTGCTTCCTCGGAGTAACGTGGGTGAGCTCTCCAAATTCGTCCAACAAAACTTGTGTTGGGAAGCTTTAATGCGGCAGCTGCGTTTTTGCCGCCTGACGTGACAACGTCACGACGTGGAATTATTAGATACTGGTTGCGTGCATCAACTTGAAGCTCGTCTGTTGAGCGAATATCCCAGCTTTCAGGAACGCCCGTTCCTTTACGCTCAGGGAATTGCACAAGATAGCACTCACCTGAAACCGATAGGTTTAGGGCTGCATCTCGTAATAGTCCAGCCTGTCCGCCGTATGCAGAGTCTAATCGCGCTAACGCACGCTCTGCAGCAGCAGCTAATCTCTGGTCAACAACATCGCTGTTGTTAACAGGGACAGGCGACTCCGCGGGATTATCAACCGCGGCTGCATAAAGACGAATACGTGAAACAACTGATGCAACAAGGTTAAATGCATACTTAACTTCGCCAATTGCATCATAGTACTCCCAGGCTTCACTCTGCCAATCAGAGGATCCGCCTGTTCTACGTTGCTTAAATCTTTCAACCTCGCCCTTATCATTTATGGCGATTTGTACTGCCGCTGCAGTTATAGGTCGCGGAGCAGAGTAAGGTAGTGATTGCGCATATGAGATATCTGAAATGACAACTGGAGTTGTTACATTACGTTGTGGTCTTTGATTGCGAGGAGGAAATTCCTCGCGACGAAAAATTGCCACTTAAACTCCTGTCATTAAGATAACGGAACGCATTAACATTACCTGTCAAGTCGTGCGGTTATTAAGCCTGCTATCGCAGACAGGGCAAATATACACCCAATTAGGAATACCGTACTTGGAAAAAATGCATAAAGAAACATGGTTGGAAGCGCGATCCAAAGGGACATACACCACTCACAGGTAAACAGGTATCCGATTGAACTCGTGTGAGAGGGCTTCCTGCTAAAGACCCAGTCACGCACGGGCTCAAATATTGTGTCAACTATTACCAGGCGCGTTAGGCGATAAACCATAAGCGCAAGTACAACGAAGTGAAGGGCTGATATGTTTTCTATCTCGTATAGGTTCATGATGTTGGGTCCTTTACTGAGTCCATTGTTTTATAAGGGCTAAATGACCGTAGGCGACTGCCACAGGTACATCCTTGCACATGCTTAAATGCAACTATCTTCCCAGATAAGGTAAGTGCCTGGGAGTCAAGCTTTTTATCTCCGGACCAGTTTAGGTCCGCGAGTCGTTCTGAGAATATAAGGCGAGGTCCTCCTGAGGCATCTGCCGCAACAACAAGGACCAAGCTTGAATCATCCTGCATAACTATAGTTCTTACCCTCTCAAGATAGCGGCCTCCGTCTGGAACCTTACTTGAGGTTGTTGCTTCCTTAAAGTCCTCCATTACGTTTGCGGGGATTGCAACTATAGTGGATGGAAAGAAGTCATGGATAATCTTCATACTGTAAGCGCCCGATCTACTCTACGTTTCATTGCTCGATAGGTAACGCCTGAGACGCGGGCGAGCTCTGAGACCGTGACTCCCTTTAGATATAGGTTCTTGGCGATGTCTGAAAGTTCATGGTTGGCATTAAATGAGGCTGAGGCTGGTGACGTGCGGGAACGATAACGTCTTGCCAGCGGTGATAATCTTGCGATGCGTAACTGCTCGTCAATTGGGATTCCTGGGCTTTTAGGACGAACTCTTCTTAGGCGCGGTGACTTTATGGGAGGGCGAGGAACGGGCGAGATGGACGCTTGCTCCTTGACCTTACGAACTGTCCAGGCGCGAATTGTTGAGCGCGTCTTTACGGGAGTAAAGGCATTTGCAATTGATTGATATGACCAGCCTACTGCAACAAGCTCCTGAACTCTAAAGCACAAGGCGTCCTTTGTAAGTGTAACGAGCAGATCTCTCTCGCTCTTAGGCAGTAGCGGTGCGGCCATGGAGTTACCTTAACACGCGCTCGTCAAAGCGTGTACAAACTGCTCGGTGTTTTGTACTTTATCGTACACGAAACCCGCCTTTTCCTCCGCGAAAGGAGGGAAGCTTACGATGAGCAAGAGACTTTGCAGTTATATGTCCGCCAAGGAATCCTGCAGGAGGCTTAATGAGAAGCGCTGTTAATGCGTGAACAAGTGCATCAACACGGTCTGGAGATCTTGATGTTTCACCAGGAATCCAACTTGTCATCTGACTTTCAAGCTCAGGAAGATAGTTTATGTGATGAACACGATTTTGCTCGTAGGCAAGGGTCACAGGCTCCGCGCGTAGTGCCTTGCCATACTTTGAGTGAACCTCTAATACCTTTACGTTTGGATCAATTGTATTTATTGCATTGCGAACTAAGGCGCCACCTTGATTTACTTCCGCTACGACAGGGCAACCCCACTTGCGTGCCATTTGCACAACCTTGTTTGCCCAAATATCAGGAGAACCATGAACTGTCGCATCCTCAAGGATCCAGGAGTTGCGCTTATATAAGTCGCGCTCGCCTGTTGATGCGCAAACAACAATTCCACACTCGTCGCGAGGATTCTCTGCAACCGATGGGTCAACGCCAATTACACGTAGTGGAGCTCCAATTGGAAGTTGCGTTTCACGACCGCGATCTATAAGTTCAATTGTCCAGAGAGCTCCTTCAATATCTGAAAGCATCTCTCCGTAGAGTTCCTGTTGTGCAAGACGCGTTCCTTCATATACACCCATAATTGCACTTATATATGACTCAGATAGGTTTCCACGGTTGTCCATGGTTGAGCCTTTGGTAATAATCACCTTGTCTGGCTGCTTCTTACTTTCATTTATAAGTTGATATAGAAGTGGAACTCGCTTAGGTGTCGTCGTGATTAAGATCTTTGGCTTTAGTCCAAGACGTGTACCAACGCGTAAGTTATCAAACGCGGTCATACCCGCCGCGTCGGGAGTTTGACGCCAGGCGGCAACCTCATCACCCCAGGCATGCGTAAATTGAGGACCGCGAAGCGAGTCAGGCTCATCGGCTGTAAAGAGAGTTGCGGTGTTTCCATTAGGCCAAGTAAGACGACGCTTTGAAGGTTCGTAGTGTGGGCGCTCGCTTGGTGGCGTGATATTTATGATTCCTGATTCGCCTTCTACGATAACGTCACGAACGTCTGCGGCGGTACGCGCAACGAGCGCAAAGCGAAGTTGTCCTTTATTCGTGTACCTTGCTTGTTCTCTTACCCACTCTGCGGCAAGTCTTGTCTTACCAAAACCGCGACCTGCAAGTACAAGCCAGATGTTCCAGTCATCGCCTGGCGGAGCCTGCTGCTCAGGACGGCCCCAAAACGACCAGTCCCAAGGAAGGATCTCTTGATCAAGTCCACTTAATATCGCATCACGTTCCTCCTCGGAAAGTATTGCGATTTGCTCGGCGATGCTTTTGCCCATGTACAAATAGTACAATAAGATGCGCTCGTTGATTTGTGTACAAAAGCGCAGATGCAGTACCTTAAGGTTAATTGCCTTGGACGTGAGAAAGCGCCCTGCATTACGGGAGCGCTTTCCTAAAGTGTCTCCAACATTTTTTACAATTCTTCATATTTTTCTGTTTTTTGTCAAGAGCATAAGGCATTGCCTCTACAAAAAATTATTTTGTAGATTGTTGCAAAGGTATGGTTGCTTGCTTATTAGTTATTTGTCTTAGAAATACTTCAGGCTAGCACCTTTGTAAGATGCTAGCCTGTGACTAGTAGATGTATGTTAGTTCAAGTTAATCTCTACGTTGTTGTCGCCTTCAAACAACTTAGTGAAGGTGTCAGCGTCAACGTTGCCAGTTGCATTAAGTCCCTTGTCAACCTGGAACTTAGTGATTGCTAGTTTTGTAAGATCACCTAGCCAGCCATCACGATCTGCGTATGCTTCGTTGTAGCCAAGCTCAACGAGGCGGCGTTGTACGTGATGAACGGTTAAGCTCTTACGTGCGAACTTGTTCTTGTAGACGCAGTTGCTGAGGAACACTGAGTCCTTTTCACCTGAGGAGACAACGTGGCGTGAACTTGCCTTAGGCTTATCAACCTTTGGTTGTTCAATAACTTCTACCGCAACCGCAGGTTCAGGCTGTGGTTCTGGTGTTGGTTCAGGTTCAGGAACTACAACTACAACAGGTTCAGGTTCAGGTTCAGGTACTACTTCTACTGGAGACTCTACCTCAACAGGAGCTGGTGCCGCAGCATCAACTTCTAGCTCAGTAGGTTGAATGTTTTCTTCGCTCATGGATTTAATATAATCCTATCTCGTGACTATGACTTGGGGAACAGTGGCAGCCATTTGGTTATTGAAGGCTCCTCCGCACTACCATCATAGGCATTTGGTCCTAGTCCCCATGAGCCCCAGTCAGTTCCACCCTTTGTCATGTGGAATGTAATCTTTGCATTAGTTACTGGGTCAAACAGGTCTGCGTTAGCCGCAAGGTTATATTTCTCACGACGGTCTGCACCAAGGCTTCCAATCATGTTAACTTGGAATATGCCATATGAGTTGTCGCCTGTTCTCACATTGTCATTGTGAGCTATAGGTCGACCATTACTCTCCCGCATGGCAACTGCCCATGCTAGCTTTAGGGCTTGGCCCTTGAAGCCTACTGCACGAAGTAGCTCTACGAGCTCGTCCTGCTTTAGCTTCCTTGCGCCCTCTAATCTTTCAAGAGGGTTTCCCTTTACAAGCTCATGTTTATGAGCTGGTATTGGTGTTTGTATGTATTGTACCGCCGCATTGGACGACATGGTCGTCACCGCGAAGATACCAATTGTCAGTGCTGTTATATAGGCTACGGACGTCATTGCTAGTCCACGTAATGTGAGCAACGCTAGTTCGCCTCCTTCTTAGGTTAGGGATGGGATAACTCAATGCAGCCACCGCATTAAGCTTCTTGCTACCCTGCAGCTTCTCAGATTTATGTCTGTCCTCTACCACTTGCACAGGGTTGGAGATATTAAGGGGCGTTAATAAAATAAACGTACCTCCGTCTCTCCGTATTGAACTTACTGGTAAACTATACCATAATGAAAGTAAAACTTTACCTAAAAGTAGGCAGTTTTACTTATTTTTATTCTTGGCCTTTTCTTCCTCGGCCTTTAGCATTTGAGCCTCGATTTTAAGAAGAAGAGGAGTAAATGCTCTCACTAGTAATTCAACGTCTCCTTGAGATTTTGCCTCGTGACGTTTCATACGACGGACACCTTTTTGCGCCGCGGTAATGAGTGGGCTGTCATGTACTATTCCGTAGAGTGGCACTATGACCACCTCCTCTCGTTCTGATGGGTTAATTATATCATCAGAAGGGGGGTCTTGTAAACCCCCCTCGAGAGGAGGCTGGTACCAACTCATAGGTAAGCCTACCTTAGCCCCTTTGGGACAGGCAGGCCATTGCGACCGAGGTTAACCCTAGGGCTAGGACCAACGTGCCTTTAGAAGGGTCCAGAAGGGCAGTAAGAACCGCCAGAACAGAGCTGGCGGCTGATACCACGGCTGGCCACACGATATTGCGCAACACGGGGTCTAGACCTTACTTGCTCTTTCGGGTCTTACCCTTAAGGCGATCTGAGGTGTTACGGATTGGGGTGCCTGAGTCTGCGATGAGCTTACGAGCCTTACCGTATGTAATGCCAAGCTCCTGGGCTACCTCAACTACGGACTTGCCAGCTGTATAAAGTGCAGCTGCCTGTTGTGATGACGCTGTTGTCATTTGTTTTCCTTTTCTCGTTCTCGTTTTTTCCTGTTTGTTTTTATTACCTTCGAGTGATAGTAATAAGACTCGCGACCGATCGATCAGATCGCGTGCCTCGTTGAGCAGACTACTGCTCAAGATTTATTTTTCTTTTCTGGTTTTGGAGGAACCTTCCCATGCTTATTACATAGCATCTTTCCTCCCCATGCGCTACGAGGTTTGACGTTTAGATCACAGTCAGTTCCATATCCTGCCGCATAGCAACGAACTCTGTCCTTGACAAGAATCGCATTGTTAATGGCAGCAATTGCGCGTTTGACAACTGAGTTGTTAATGACAAATCCATTATCCTTATGACAGCTCCAACACAGGTATTCATTTCTTCGATGTGCTGGATCTCTAAGTGCGTTGGGCGCACCGCAGTTATCGCAATGTTGAATGTTCTTTCGAGTGAATACGATGTTGCGATAATCTGATGCACAAATCAACTTGTCATCAAGTTCATAGACGAGTACGTTTGTGTCACCGCACGAGGAACAGGTGTCATAAACGTAAATCTGTTCTCGTTGAACAGTACCTCTTGTCATTGATCCTCCGTAATCGTCCTTAGGAAAACTATAATCCTTTTATCTGAACTTGTAAACTATTCCTTAGGGTGAACTACTCCAAGCAAGGGAGTTGCCGCAGCCTTGACGAATTGCTTTTCAGCCATGTGGTCATAGGTAGATGCGATTAGTATTGAAGGAAGACAGAAGGCAATGAGGCCAGTCATTGCTGCAAAGAAATGAGTCCAGGTTCCTCCAATTGAAAGTGCAATCATTGAGATTGCCCATATTCCGGAGAGTACCTTAAGTGAGAAGGAGATGCGACGGTATTGAAAACCGCGTCTGCGAATTTCTTTTACTGATTGCATGGAGAAGTCCTTTCGTCATTCTGTAAGGTATTTCCTTACAGTGTTGCTATTCCTATGATTGTGCATAGTGCAATTGCAATAATTGCTGGAAGTGGAGCTGCATCTGGCAAGTTGTCACTTAGCCAATCAGTGATGTTTCCAAAGAAATCTACTGTTGAATCCATTGCGTCTCCAAAGAAGTCCATAATCATTTTAGTCCCTTTCGTCGTTACCCAGGTTCCTGGGCATAGGATAATTATATCAGGAAGGTCCCAGAAATTGGGTTAAAACCCAAATTTCTTTCTACATTCCGGTCCAAGCTGGAGGCTACGGCTGGTTGGGTCTGTGAGCTCCGCGCCGCATGACCCACAGCAAGAGTAGTGGACGCCAAAGAGCTTGGCGTACCCATATTGGTTGGACTTGATGACTCCAACAAGGTCAAGGACGTCCTGAACAGAAAGCTTGTGGCGTGTAAACCCACCAAGGCTTCCGGTGAGTCGGCGCATGTAAAGAGTACTCATAAACTCACGTACCTCAACGAAAAGGAGGTCGCCATGAATCTCGAAATCGAGGTCAAGGTGACTTAGGTCCGCAACAGGAATGGCGTACTTAGACTTTTGAATGGTAGCCAATGGGACTTGGGTTGGGTTTACGCGAGGAGCCTTAGGAAGCTTAGGGAGGGCTAGCAGCCGCTTGATTAGATCTGATGCTTGAAGCTTATTTAACATCGGTAGGTTTTCGCGAAGCTCATCAGCCTCACCTGTTTCAATATCACGTTCTTTGAGAAGGCCAAGGATAAAATCAACCTGCTTCTCTGATGGTCCGATTAGTGTCGTCATTTTGGCTCCTTTCCTGAGCTTGGTACTATTATATCAGGTAGGTCAGGAAAATAAAGGAAGCCAGGCGGGAATGGGACCACCTGGCTTCTTGGAAAGGGTGTCTACAACCTGAACGGATTGGAGGTACGTCCAGGGAGACCCTTGGCATAAGGTATGAACGGACCTTTACCAAGTAGGACAATTATATCATGCCCAGGAGAATAAACGAACCTCTTCATAGACCGTACCTACGACCTGACTCCAAATCTGTGGCGTGTGGTCAAACGGCTGATACCCACCGGCTCCTCCGATTAGGACTCGGCCTTGAGAATAGGTGTTGGCAATTTGGCCTACGACCTTAGCCGCATACTCATATCCAGGGTAATCGAAGTTAAGTGTTGACAACGGATCTGAAATGTGAGCATCAGCTCCAGTAGCTAACAGCACAACATCTGGTTGGATCTTGTGTGACAGCTCTGCAACTTGATCTACCGCATCACGAAATACGTCATCACCGGAGCCTGGATCTAACGCCCAGTTATAAATACCGAACGAAGGTATATGCCCATCAAGACCTGTGCCTGGAAAAATTGCAGAGTCATGAATCGAGCATGTAATGATATCTCTTGAGCTGGCAAGTAGATTCTCAACGCCATCGCCATGATGCGCATCCCAGTCGATGTACATAACCTTCATGCCATTACGATGAAATTCCTTTGCAGCCCAAGCCATGTCGTTGAAAACACAAAATCCGGAGCTGTGATTACGTTGAGCATGGTGCTTAGCTCCCTGAGGATTAAAGCCAACCTTCAAGTCGCCCGCAAGCATCTTTTCCGTAAGACGAACTGTTCCGGCAAACATGTGTAATGCAACCTTACCCTTGTGGGTATCATCCGGTCTCCATTCACCGCAATGCCCAAGGTCTAAAACCTTTGAAACATATTCCTTATCGTGAATTGACTCTACGAGAGCTCTGTCCGTATCAAGGATGTCTGGTTTTATGACTACGACGTCGTGGTCTTCCTGCAACATCTGCGTTGCATACTTTGCACGAACTGGATTAGTTGGATGCTCGAAATCTGAGCTACCAAGTTTCCAGTCAAGATACACGTCATCGTATGAGATGTGTAACTTAGTCATTTAACTTCAACTCCCTTAGATATTTCTCAAAGCTTGGATTTATCAAGACAGCGCTTGAGCGCTTTGTCCGCATTAACTCAATAGCTTGCTCAGCTGTATAGCCTTCAAGCATGAGAACAATTCCCATAGTTAAGCCAGATCTATTGATTCCAGCTTGACACCTAACAAGAACATTCTTGCCAGACTTCCACTGTTCGTGTGCGTATTTAGCCGCACGCATTAGTGCAGCCTCATCAAAGCTGGAGTTATCATCATAAAATCCGTAGCGAACTTCCTCGACAAACCAGTCAACAGGTCGTGCCCATGCATAGAGCGTGACGACTACATCGAACTCTTTTTGTGTTATCTCACGAGTACCGTAAGGGTTTGCCACATAGTCAATCGTGTCAAAATCATCTGTACCACCAAGCCAAAGCCCTGAAAGGATCTCGCTCCATAGGGGAAAGTTCCAGTCAATTTCATGCTGCGGCGCAGCACCAAATTCCTCTGTACTATAAGTTGCCATTGTCATGTGTCCTTTCGTATGGGTGGGCACCCTAGCAACCACTTGTTAGGGTTCCCACGGGTCTATTATATCAGGTTTGTAAACAACTCTAAAACATGGAGCGGACGACGGGGGTCGAACCCGCGACCTGAACCTTGGCAAGGTTCCGCGCTACCAACTGCGCTACGTCCGCTAGAACTTCTGGGACTTTATAATGATAGGTGCAGCTGAGTAAATATCCCACTTGATTGCAGCAGCTATCGCTTTTTTTATATTCTCTTCTGCTTGTTTCAGTGTCTTTGCTGGACCTAGAATCTCTAGAGCTCCAAGCACAACATCTCCTCCTGAACCACCGTAATAAACATTACGAACATCTCTGTCCCAAGAGTAGTCTTCAGAAATTGGATATATGACACCGCGCACTGCAATTAAAAACATCGAGTCATGCGCTGCCGCATCACCATCTTCCTTCATGTCATAACCAGCTTCAATAAAAGCTCGCCGCATCTCCGGGACAAACTTCTTAGTCATAAAGGAATCTAAGTTTTCTACGCTGTTAGGCGGTTTTGGTGGAGTCCAACCAAACTGAAGAATGTTAGATCCACGACTTGCACCAGCTCCAGCAATTAGGTATGGTCCGTTTTCAATGACCTTATGAGTCGCCATTGTTGTGTATCGACCTGACTCTTCAGAAGCTCTAGAGTCACATCCAATAACACACCAACCATTACCTTGTATTGCGGCAAGTGTAGTCATAAACCTCTCCCTAAAACCCTGGTCACCTGGGGACAAATGTATCCCAGGTGAGAGGGCTACGTCTAATTACGCAGGGTCAATTATACTGAGAGGAACCGTAACATTTGAAGATTGAACCTCACCATTAGGAAGATACCTTGCAAACCTTCCTACCGGAGTTTCAAGTCTAACCACAACCTTTGTGCGATTCTTTGAGATGATTTGAGCATATTGCCCAACCATATACCGCGTTCCGGTGAGTTCATTAAACCTAACTCTATCACCAACACTAAAGTCGGTAATCTTCTTGTTCTTACGAACTTCACTCAGTCTATCTTTGGCAGCCTGTGTGATTTTGTCAAGTGAGTCATCAAATTTGCCTGAGGCTATTTGACTCAATACTGTCTCAATATCCATGGTACCTTCCTTTCGTCGTTAAGTACTATTATATCATACTTTTGACAGGAATGTAACATCTCCGGGGTAGAATCTTTTCCCGTGAAGGTCATCAACCAGCTTTAAGGCAAGAGCTACCGCTGCTGTCTCACTGGAACTGATGACCTCGAGTTCACGAGTATCGTCACTTGTGTTTCTAGCATTAAGCTTTACCTTGTATCGGTAAGCTTTTGTCATCAAGCATCAACCTCAGCCTTGAGGTATTGAATGCCCTCAGATTTTTGTGCTTCGTCTTGTTCCCAAGGCAAACGTGTTCTATCAATATCAAGTAAGCTGTTGGTAAACATTACCGCAGTCTTCTTTGCAGCTCCCAATGTTGTATGGGCAGCATAACGTTCCTCGCCTGATGCGAGGTCCTTTACCTTTACGAGCCACGCGGATTGCGGAGCTTTATTTTTGAGTAGAGTTGCTACTACACTCATCATTTCCTCTTTTCTTTGTCTTTGTGTTATAAACCTATTATATCAGGTTTAGTCATCATCCGAACTGGAGCGAGATCTTACCTTTTCCTGTTGGTCCCACATCTCTTCGCGAAGAGCACGTTCGTACTCATCACCGCGATACGAGTTAGAGCCAAAGGAGATATCCTCATCTTCATGAAGCTTATCTAAGCTAAGAACCGCAGTGTGCCCTGAAGCTGCAAACATGATTATGAGCTTTACGTCACCTTCATTTGCATCATCAACTAAAGCTACCGTAAAGGGAAGTCCTGCGACACCATTGCGATGATAAGCTAGATCAAGTATTTGTAATCTATCTGGGTCGATTCTTGTCACGAGGCTTTCCTTTCAGCAGTACTTGGTCTTTTCTTTGTAATCGTGCAACCTTCAAGCTTTTGCTTTGCTATCCAGTCCTTAGCTGTTTTCTCGTCAGAGAACTGGCCTAGCCACTTGTCTCCTTGAAAGACGTTAACGAGTTTGTATAGATTACTCATATCGCAGCTCGATTCTTTTTAATAACTGGTTTGTAAGATCTACTGTTCCCACCAGTCTTCATGTATCCGTATCTTACGAGACGGAAGCGTAATGCTCCATGAGTGACGCCAAGCTTCTTAGCAAGATGATAAAGCGTAACCTTTTGCTGGCTGTGAACTTTCCAAATAAGAGCCGCATACTCTTCAGCCTCCTCGCGATACCTTGGAGAATGACTACGAACAAGTTGTGCAAAAGGTTGAAGCTCAAGTAGACGAGCTAAGTCCTTGGCATCTGGCTCGTAAGGTTCATATTTATACTTGACAACTGTCTCTGTCGGAAGATTTGGAATTGGAAATTCCTCAGGAAACATCTTGATCTGTTCGATTAAGTCCTGGCCAATACTGACGTCAATTTGTCGAATTCGTTCTCTAGTTAAGTCTGTTGCGTCCGCAATTGACTGTAGAGTCCAGCCCGCATGTCTTAGTGCAGCAATGTAGGAATTTCTTACCAAGGCATCACTCTCTTGATCTCTGTGAGGAGAGGCGCCAAATGACTTAAGGATAAGTCTAACGTTCTCAGGTAAAACCTGATTACTTACTACCGTATGAGTTTCCTCGGTGGCAACAAGCTTGCTAAAGTCTTTTCGTGTTTGTGTCATGGATATATTATATCATACTTTCTTTAGAAAGTAAAATGGAGCTGGGCCACTTCTCCTTAGCCCAGCTCCAAGTGGTGCTACTTCTTAGGGAACTTCTTTTGTCCGCGTCTGATTGCAGACATGGTCATCGAAGCTTCCTTCGTGGTGTTTACCTGAATCTTCTCTCCTGTGGAGGTATTGAAGATCAGATAGTGTGAGCTATCCACCGCACGTAAAACCGCAAGGGTCTTACGCTTACGGAAGTAAGCTGGCTTGTAACCATTTGGAAGTTTGACTCCGCGAGCCAAGGGAGGAAGCTGCTCTATGCGAGTTCCAGGCTTGGCACGAGCTGGAGATTTGATCTTCGCAGTCATGGTGTCCTTTCGTCTTTTATGAGCGCCTTGCTCATACTTGCTTATCTATTATATACAGATAAGGCAAATCTGTAAAACTAGTTAGGACAGGGCGAGTGGGTTACACTCGGGTAGAACGTGAGTTCTCCATTCACGGATAATCCTGTCAAAGGTATCCGTATACCCAAACTCCTTAGCTCGAAGGAGAATGGCGTAGTCCGCAAGGGACTCAGCCCAGACCTCTTCGTGGTCCTTTGAGTTTTGAGCGGAGCAGCTTACGCAGAAATCTTGTTTTGTTTCCACGACTGGTCCTTGATCTTTTGTTGTAGCTCGCGATTTGGCACGAGCGCCAGAAGAACTAAACCAAGCTCTTCCTCGGTAAGTGTAATTGTGTATTCCATGAGAGTCCTCTCCTTTTGTACTATTATATCAGGAACGACCGCAAGTTTGCTCTTCTTTTTGGAGAAGAGCTTTAGCCGCGCTGAGGTGTAGATCGCAGGAAGATACCGCACTCGTGATCTGACGCTGGCTTGATACTCCAGAGCAGACCGCACAATAAGAGACGTGGGTTGCTTTTTTAGAACAGTAGTGGCAAATCAACTTTGAGCCTCCTCTTGCACATCTCCGTAGGCTTTGCATGTGTCAACTAAGTCTTCAACAAATGACTTAAAAGACATAGGTCCAGCTCCGGCACGTTTAGCTACTACTTCCTCGGCAGTCTTCATGTCAGCATTTTTAATTAAATGATACAAATGAATGAGATCAGATTTAGAGACCGAATATGGACTAAAGACAAAGTCATCGGATTTCCGCTGTGTCGATTCGGGTTGTGGTTCGATGCCAGCATACACCGACTCTACGAAATCAAAATCATGAAAATCATCACGAATCTTTGTATAGGCGTAATTCGCATACTCTACATAAGCTTTAGCAAGCGCCTCCTCGATTCCTACAACTTGTTCTTGTTCGTTACTCACTTTGAGCCTCCTCTAACTTACTGAGGAATAACTCGATGTCCTTCTTGATGAAGTAGAAAGCATTACCGCATGAATAACAATACGCCTCAGTCATTGGGATCTCTCGGCAAAATGCGTCGATACCCGAGTGAATCAGGTCGGTGTTATCGCAACCTTGCACTTGGCATTTCTTCATTTTCGTCCTTTCGTCGTTTGATTTGGCAGCTCAGAGGACTTACCGCAGACGACCGCTGTAGTGAGCGATGTTCCGCGTGCCCCTGAACTGTTAGTACTATTATATCAGGTTTGGAGTGAGAAGGTACCCTACTCACAAGTAGGGTACCCGCAACTTGATTTTAGTTTAGTGGGTATGAATTAAGGAAGAACTCTTGAAGATCTTTATCAATCCACCAACCTCGGTAGAAGACTAAGGGAGAGTCATCTGTCATTAGAAGATCATCAAAATACATTTGAGTGCCTTCTGGTTCTTCATCTAGACTAAAAACTGCTATGTGGTCTACACCTTCAATTTCTATGTATAAACCCGCATCAATAAAGTGGTATGAGTTATCTGGGTATCTGAATGTTAAGATCTGGCCATCTGCACTTACTTCAACAACCTCTGCTTGATCTATCTTTACTGATGGATCAATTGGTGTACTCTGGAACATGGACTGTTTTTCTATCCACATTCTTAGAGGTTGTGTTTTTGAGTTTTTGAAGATTTCATGTATCTTCTGTGAAGGTGTGAGGGTGGTGTCCTCGGAAACCTTCTTTATGTATTCATATGTTGGATACATTCATTTTCCTTTCCTTTGGTTAGTATCTATTATAACATAATAGAAAGGAAAAGTAAACTCAGGGTGTGAACTCCAACATTGCCTTTGCCCAGCTTGCCAGCTTGGGTTCAAACTTGTTTTTGTGGTGGCCGCATAGGTATAGGTCGCCGGAGTCACCGGAGATCTTCCAAAGGGCGCGAGCAACGCGGCACGCATCACATTGGACATACTCGGAGAAGGTCGAAGGCTCTAAGGGAGCCTGAGCTTCAAGCACCGCACCTGTCTCACTCACGAGATTACTTTATCACGTGAGAGAGATGATTAAGAGCTTCAGTCACGAGATTTGTTACCTCAAAACTGTCTCCTCCGATATGCCACTCATAAAGCTCATTTAACCCAGGTCTTCCGAACTCGTATCGCTTCCAATCGTAGATGGTTGCGATTTCTCCGGAGTCAAATTGAATTATCCACTGCGTAGTGACTTTGTCACCCATTGAGAAAAACTGTGGATCTCCGAAAACCTCGGTAAGTTTTTCACGAGTCGTTTGTACATATCCCCGCAGTGATGTGCCATTGGCATTGATCTCTGAGTCTGCGAAAAAATTATCTCCGAACTTCATTTCATCCTCCTTAAGCTGAGAAAGCGAGAACGTAACCTTTATCCTGCTTTTCCCAAATTCTTTTGTTAGCGGCAAAGAGTGCTGCTTGCTCGTTTGAGAAGAGCTCAGTCTTCATTTGGCGATTACGCTTTTCAGCCATTCCCCAAAATACAGTCATACGATTTCCAATGACTTCAATTTCATACATCTTCTTCTTACCAATGAGTCCGCGATTTCCATCGCTCTCTTTTATTAGGCACCAGCGTTTCATTTTTATCCTTTCGTCGTTTAGTACTATTATATCAGGAAGATTAACAGAAGCAAACTCCAGTTTTGGATGGAATTGTGTGGCAAATTGAGCAGAACAGTATTTCTGCTTTTGGTTGGTTTGATTTCTTTTGAACATTGGCTAGACCAAGTTCAATTAGTTTTGAAGATACAGAGTAGTAAGAGCGATTTAATTGGACCGCAATTTCTCTGATTGATTTATTAAGACCTTTAAGAGTCTCAAGAGTGCGGATGTCAGAATGTAGCCATTCTTCATTCGCGCGGGTCGCTGTGACCAATGTGAAGCTTTGGGCTTCTCTCGTCCATTCCATTGCGTTCATTTAGGGTGTCCTTTCGTCGTTATGGAACTATTATATCAGGTTTAGAGCGAACTCGTAAACTTTTATAAAGTAAAGGCGCCTTTCGGCGCCCTATCTCTAACTTTTAAACGTCAAGAGACTCTGGTTCCAATTCCAAGTCCCAAGAAGCATCGGGCCAACTTAAGTCGTGTTTCGTAGAGTCTACTTTTCCTAGTTCACTTAAGTGAGCATTTAATTTTGCTTCCGCTTGGTCGTAGCTTTCTGCTTCAACCTCGCCAGCCAGCTTTATTACAAATGAATAGGTTTTCATTTTCGTCCTTTCGTCGTTTGGTACTATTATAACATATACCCGTCTAAAAGTAAACAAGCCAGCCCGAAGGCTGGCCTGTTTACGGACTAGCAGATTTTCAACTCGGAATTACGGTACCGCGCCTGATTCCAGTTTGCGCACCCGTGTCGATGTTGCTACGGAGTTTTTACCGAGGCTAGCTTTGCTATTACCGAGGCTGAGATACTTATATCTGCTTCGTTTCCTAGACCGCATAAACGTCAGCTTTTCGGGAGTAGTGTCCCCACGGGATACCCTTACGCTCCAAGGTCTAGTAAGTCCTCTATATTTAGTTGTGGTGCTATTATATCAGGAAGATGGTGTGTCTTCCCAGTCCGTCAGGTAGCGAGCTTCAAAATCAGAGGCTGGCCTTTTGAGTCCAAGCTCCGCCATCTTTAGGTAGCGGTCAACGTCTGCTCGCTTGCGGGCTCTGAACTTTGAGATTCTTTCGCCCGTCTTGACATCTATAATTTCCCACACGCCTGCTGCAACATTGCGATTACGCATACACTTGCCGTCTGACTCTTTCGGCAAACTCCTGGAGCTGCACAACCCAAGCGTGTGAAAGCTCTATGGTCTCGCCTTCTTCGTCCGTGCCGCCTGTAAATACACAGTCACCCACGATTACGTCGGTTTGTCCAAAGGAGCGTTCCCACATGTGCGTGCTGATGAGATTCACCGGTAAGCCAATGAGCTTGCCTTCATCATTGCACCAAAGTGTAAGATCTGGCTTCAAGCTTACCGCTTGAATTAGTCCACCTACCGTGCCTGAAAGCTGATTGTACTCGTCGGTGGAAAGATCAAGTACCTCGGTTGTTAAGTCTGTGTTTACTCGTAGTGCTGTTTTCATTTAGCTAACTCCACTTCTGGAAACCACTTCAATAAAGTTTGAAGTAGGTGGTCGTAGTCGCCTGCAGTCATTTCCGCAGTAAACGTGGCAACCTCATCGCGGCGCCCTTGCTTTTCTAACTCACGGCGTCCTGCGCCAATTATAGCGAAGGCATTGCCATCTGTAATACTAATTGCCATTGGGTGTCCTTTCGTAGATTCTAACCCTTGTGCCAACAGGTGCAGCCGCAAGGAAATGACGAGCCATTATTTCTTGGGCAGTAGTCGTGTTCATCCTCTGTGCAAGAACCGCACTTAGGATGCACCACTGTCTTGCCTTCAAGTTTAATTTCCATAGGTACTATTATATCAGGAAGAGTGTGGATATTGCAGACCTCGTGAAGCAAGTCTTTCACCAGCTTCATTTAGTGACGTGATAATTTCAAACACGTCCATTCCGGTGTCCCAGCTATCAAACATTGAAACTGCTAGGTCCCAGTGTTCATTGGTGTATTCCTCACCTGTGTTGCTTTCAACGTCTTCTTTTGTGAACCATTGAACCATAATCTCTGAGTTTGGGTCCTCCTGTTGGAGAGCCGCAAGTACTGTTGATACTTTCATTGGATGTCCTTTCGTCGTTGTTGGTACTATTATATCAGGAAGAACGTTATTCCTGAACTACTGGCTCTAGCTTATGTGCGTCTACACAACTAAAGCACACAGGATAGTTGAATCGGTAATCAAAGGTATCATCACTAAAGTTGCCTAAACACTTCTCGCAGTAAGTTAAGTCGCGCATTTGGTTCATCCTACTTGGAGTAGCTCATTACAAAGTCCGCACCAATACGAATCTCCGAGCACACTTGACTCGTCATACTCGTGAAGTATTTCTTCAGTAGGGTGTTTGCAGTCATTTACAATAGGGTTTCCAAAGTACGTGCCCATAACTTGTTCGTGGGTTGGTTCCTTGCCTTCAGGCATTGAGTACGCCAACATTTCCATTCTTTCAACATAACCGCGCATTAGATTTCCTTTCCGTCGTTGGTACTATTATATCAGGAATCGAGTACGCTCGCAAGATCTTCGTAAAGATTTTCTATTACCGTGCCGTGTTCCATTATGGTCTGCTCGAACTTGTCGTCCAGGTCTGAGGCACCCGCTGGAATCTTGTCGGTGCGCATTACGTAAATGACATCTCCTGGAGACATAAGCCACCAGTCACCATTCTCGTTGGCTACATATAAATTACTCATCATCTTGTCCTAGAGGATAAAGATAGTTGCCAAGGTCAATGCCGCAACCAGTTTTGATGACAACCTCGCCGGAGTCATCTACAATTACCGTCGAGCCGTTTAGTCTTTCATTTACCCATTCCCTTAGGTGTTCTAAGGTTTGCAGGTCTGCAACTTTAAGTTCCATGTTTGTCCTTTCGTCGTTTAGGCAACCAGTGGAAGAAAGTCTGGCGGTTGCTAGATGCTGTGCTACCTAGCTTCCGCGGTTTCATGTCCACCGGTTGTTAGTATCTATTATATCAGGAATTGGAGACCGAATACAGCTTATCCACAACCTCTTTGAGTGAGATATACGCTTTGCCAAGGTTTTGGGTCAGGCTAGCCAAGGTCCCGCCTTGTGAGAGGGACTGAGCGGTCTTGGTCGCCACGGCAACCGCCGCGTTGCTAGTGCCAAGTGTTAAGAGCTTGCGACCCGTCAAGTCCTGGGTCGTCCAGCGCCCGTGAGCATAAAGGTCAAGGTCTTGCCCGCCGTTGCTTGAAGGCATCACCGGAGTGACCCAACCGGTCACGCCGCGCATGCTATAACGAACGTCCGTCGCACCAACGGAAATAACTTCAGGGGTACAGGCTGGGTAATCAACCTTAAGTTTGTTTCCACCATTACCAGCGGAAGCTACAACTCCGATGCCTGCGCCCGTCAACTTCCGAACTGTTGCCTGGAAGCTAGCTTCGATGGGGCATCCCACTTCCGTGTAGGAACGACCTACGGATAGTGAAACGGCTCCGACGTTTAGTCGGGCTGCATTCGAATCTACCCAGTCCATTGCCTGTTGAACCGAACGCATGGTGTAGCTATTGGCAAAGCCTTTGGCGGACATGCCGACAATACGAATAAACACAACACGAACGTTTGGGTCAACCTGCACAGCTACGGAATACATCTGTGACCCGTGATGCATTGCCTTGTCCTTTACGTCCTGGTATCGCACATGAGCTGCGCCTGGCCCGTTCATAAACTTTTGTCCATTAGGGCACGTGCCGTATTCGATGATGCACACTTCCTCAACGAGAGTTGACTTGACCCAGTCAAGCTCGGTGTTAACTCCGGAGTCGATAATCACCAACGTCTTTTGTGTGTTGGCACTTGCTGGTACCGCAAGCAGAGAGGCTGCAAGGGCAAGTATAAGTAGTAGTTTAGTTTTCATTGTCGTTACGTCCTTTGTGTTTGTTCTTGCGGGTATACTTTCTTTTGTTCCTTACGGGTAGGGAAGCGGAGGAACGACGAAGTTCGAGTAGCCTTCTAAGCTGCTCTGCAGTTTTGCTTAGCTTCATCGTTCCTCCTTTGTTGCTCTTTGACGGAAGGGCAACATCTTTAAGCAGCGTTCTTGCTGCCAATCTTTGTAAGTGCGTTTGCCGCAGCAGTACCAATTCTGATTGCCGCGTCTGCAGGATCCATGACGTCGGAGAGTAGAACTGTGTTCGTGCCTCGTGTAAGTTCCATTGCATCATGTAGATACGGACTCCTACAGAATGGTAACCACAGAACTGCAACGCCTTTGTCATCGCATTCCTTAAGCCAATATTTAGCGCGTTCAGTCTCAACGGAAGTGTAGCGTGCGTCACTTACTACTACGAGCAAGCGTGCACCATTTCCATAGAGCAAGTTTAAAGAACCATCAAGTGCCTTAAACGCCTTATCGAACTTCTCAGTTGAATCAGGCGCAGTGTACACATTGATCTGATCAAGATGTTGCCCTGGCTTTAGAGTAGGAAACACGTCCTGCCCAAAGTAAACCATTGCCGCACGAGCTTGAACTCGACGTGCTGCCTCTGACATTGCCCAGGCAGTGACTGCCATAGGGTTCATGGCACTGCCCATTGAACCTGAGATATCAACCATGACACCAATACTTAGTGTTGGGTCATCAGTGTGCTTGCGCACAGTGCGACGCCATGGATTGGCTACCTGCATTGAACCTTGAGCTTTATACGCAGCATTTTGTACAATGGCACGAGTGCGTAAACGTCCAGGTGGAAGTATGGACTGAATCTCGTGTTCATCACGCTCACGATACTTTGCTTTCTCAAGCATCTGTGCAATCTTGACTGCGGCAGCTCTTTCGTTCGCCTCAGGTTTACGAATCTTCTCAAGACGAGAGTTGCTGCCATTAGTGTTGCCTGCCTCAGAAGTATTCTTGAATATCTCTTCTGCGATCTTTTTGTGCTCACGATCTTGGCGGGCAGCCTTTGAGCGAACTTCTACCTCTTGCTTCCACTCCTCAGATTGCTGTTGGTCCTGAGCATCATCTGCCACAGCGATGGCAATCATGTCAATCGCATCTTCGATTTCCTTGATGATGTCGCTAATCACGGCTTGGATGATCTGCATATCTGTTGGCTTATCAAGTTCTTCGCCACGCTCGTTTGCAAGGTCACGTAGAATCTTATCCCACTCACGAGCAAGATTGTATAGAGGCAGAGGGTTAAGCGCATTTTCAATACCTTGGAAACGACGCCATACACTTTGCAACTTTTCAAATGTATCCGCACCTAGAAAGTCAATGACAACTGTGTTGATGCCAACGACATCATCTGCGTCAAGTGAACCTGCGTCAACGCGGGCACTCAATAGGGCAGCAATTGTTGCGATTGATCTGATGTTATCTGCCTTCTCGATATTCTCATTTATGTCGTGAAGTACAAGGTCAAGTGCACAGGAGCGAAGAAAGATCCTGTTCATTGGAAAGTTAGTGACGCCAAGGCGCTCAATGCGAGTTTCCTCAAGAGACATGAAGGCATTAAACTCACTAGGAGTCAATTCCTTACTTGCCATTGACAAGTCCATCTTTGAGTAGCGAGCGTGTAGTGCCTCATGAAAGATGGCACCTGCTGCCTTTGGCCAGTTAAATAGTGAATCGCGATCTAAAAGATCACCAATGCTTGAAGGGGAAACTCCCTTACCGAATGATAAGTCTACATTGACCTCAACCTCAGATAGGGCTGGGTTAAAGCATGCAGGGGTTGGACCTCCTGCGCCTGGTCCTACGTAGGCAACGATGTCTGAGCGTCCTGCCCAGGTGTTTACCAAGGAGCCAATCTGAGCTCCGACCGGCAGCCATTCGGCTGGGGTCTGTTCCGCGCGGGTCGCGGATACCTTTATATGTCCCATAGTTTGTCCTTCCGTCAGTAGGTACTATTATATCAGGTTTTCTGGGACTTTAGAACCCTTCTTTTTGCCGCGAGAGACATTTTCTTTCTAGTCTCTTCTGAGAAAGTTCTTCCCTTTTGCGACTCAGATATTCTTTTCTTAGTCTCTAAAGAGTGCTTTCTTCCAACCCACACCTGCCGTAGGTTTTCTAAGTGCTCTGCAGTAAACTGTTTACCAGTGTGAGAAGCACTTAGCTTACTTCTATACTTTGCAGATCTAACTACGCCTACTGAGCCTTCGCCTCCATCTGTCATATTTGTTAGATCATACCCCTCTAACTTAAATTTTTTAATGTAGTAAACTTCTCTTGTGCCAGACTCTTCCCAAGACAGATTATTTTCTAAAACTGTAATAACTATGTTTGACCCGATGGAACGTACTTGCCGTATCCAGTTATACACATGGTAAGGCTTATCTTTTTTAGCATTCCAAAGATGATCCTTTAAGCGTTTAATCGACTCTTCATGCTTCGATCTTCCTACATACCTGATAACCTCAGGTGAATCACTAGAAGATAGAGTATAGACGATAGCCACAAATAAATTATATTACAGAATAATTATGGTGAGAAGAGCAGGACACCCATGACCTGCTCTTCTCCACGCGCCCAGGGGATTAGTCTGGGTCTATCCGAGCAACGACGAGCTCGGAAGGTTTATTAGATTTTGGCCGGACGGCATTCCTCGCCGTAGACTCTGGTAAAGACGTCTGCGACTACTGGCCTGTCTAACTCAGGTGCAGCGGCAATTATGTTCGCGATTGCGAACTTAGTGCCGAAGGTTTTAGAGATATCGCGGAACGCGAGTAGCTCACGCATTTGTGGTGCCCAACCGCATTCACCAGATTGTTGGCGACGTGATAGGTTTTGAGCAACTACAACTATCTGTTGTGGCGCTCCAAGCTTTTTAGCAAGCATGAAGTCAGTTGACATCTCAACTTGAAGTACGAAGCGAGATAGTAAAGCTTCTGAAAGTCTTACTCCAGGAGCGTTTGGATTTGTAGCAGCGATGACATAGAAGCCTTCCTTGGCTTTGATGGTACCGCGCTCTGGATTGGCAGTGATAGTTAACTCATTAGTTCCATCCATGAGTGAATAGACACCTGAGAGAACCTTTGGATCGATGAGACCAATCTCATCAATGAACAGTGGGCGACCTTCCTCGGCAGCTTTTACAAGTGGACCATCTTCCCAGGTGAAACCACCTGAAGGAGTTTGGACGTATCCACCAATGAAGTCTGCAAGTTCAGCGTCACCTGTACCAAGTACAGAGATCACATTTGGAAATGCTGCCTGCACAAGCGCAGTCTTACCACAACCAGGAGCACCATAGAGCAAGATGAATTGCATCTCTTGATGCGCCTTACGTAGAACTTGCACGTCATCGTGCTCGCCCCACTTGCGGGCATGGTACTTCTCGCCATTAGGGCGCATGTATGTCTCGTCACCGACGAGTGCATCTGCTGACACTACAGGGACCACCTTCTTGACTGTTGCACGAACGGCAACCTTACCCTGAGGTGTAACCATTGATTTAAGTTCAGAGGACACATCTTCATTGAGATGCTGACCTGCTGCCTTTAAGAATAGATCGCTAAGTTTAGGTGACGCACCTGGCGCCATTGAATCTAACTTATCTAATACTACTGTTGACATGTGGGTGTTTTCCTTTCGTCGTTGTTGTTAAGCGAATAACTTATCGCCGAAGCCTAAGGCTTTGCGAACACGGGTGATGCGACCTAGAACCTTGTAAGGGGTTCTTGAGTTGCGGATGTCTTCGAGATCTGCCAGTGATACCTCAACCACGAGTGGCTGCTTGAATAACTTATAACTGTGACTCTCAAGACGTGAGACTATAGTCTCAAGAAATGCTAGGCGAGACTCTGTAACTGATTTAGTATCCTCAAGAGAATACTTTTTGAAGTTTCCGAACTCATCCTTTGCAAGAACTGGAAGCGCATATGTCTTCCACCCCCTGCGTGGGTGAAGGCTGGAAATTTGGCGGCGATACATCGTAGCGGGTACGTTGCGACCATCGCTGGTAAGCCCATCTGGAGTTAGAAGCATTTGGTATGTTTGAACACCAAGGCGAAACTCCATGTATAAGGCACTACCTATAACCTTGTCTTTATCCAACATGGGTGTATCCTTTCGTCGTTTGAAGTACTATTATATCAGGAACGTAGGTCCTGAATGAAACTTGTTAGAGCGTCAGTGACCGCGTCACCGAGGTAGGCATTGAGTTCATCAAGTTGCTCTTGAGTAAGCTCTTCGATTTCTTCCTCATCGTTCATATAGTTGACCATGTCAATAAGGTCACCGAACGTGAGCTTGAACTCGTAGACTATTGAGTCGTTGTTCATTGGGCATCCTTTCGTCGTTTGGAAATACTATTATATCAGGTATAAGCTTTAGAGATACGCAGGGGACCGGAATTGTTTCCGACCCTCTAGAGTCTTAAGTCGTTCAGGTGACCACCGGGTCGACCCTGCGTATAGTACTATTATATCAGGTTAGAAGCGTACTCGCGAGTAATATAGGGTTTTGCTATTCCTATATACCTGATATAATAGATACCACGGGAAACCAGCCGGCCAACCGAAGACACAGAGACGAAGGGTAGGGACCAAATGTCCAGCACCGCAGTTCGTACTACAGTGACCGAGGTCACTGTTACAAAGACAGTGCGCCACCTCAATAAGAGCGTGGATGCAATTGTCAAGGCATTCGCCAAAACCAAAGAGGACTTGAAAGTTCTCGAAGCACAGAAGAAAGCTCTTGAAGAGCAGATTCGCAATCTGATGGACGGCGCTTCAGTCGGATACATCAATGGAGTAAAGCGTGTTGAGATTCTTGACCGCAAGCTCACCAAGGTCGACCGCAAGAAGCTTCAGGAAGCTTATCCAGAAGCATACGAGGCGACTCTTACAACAACTGAATATACAATTGTTGACGCTGAATAATCTCAGCTAAAACTAAGAAACCCCTAGCGAAAGCTAGGGGTTTTCTTTTTACTTCTTACTCTCCGGGGTTTATAACACCTGACGCACAGTCGAGACAAACAAGCCAAACGTCTTCTTCGTCTTCAATGCAGATAACGCAGGGAAAGAACTTTCGCATTTCAAATCCAACAACCACATCGCAATTAGCACACTGCGCATCAACAAGAAACTCCGCTAGTCCTTCAGAGCCAGTGGCGCGCACTGCATCTGGAGTCTCCGCTACGTATAGCTCAATTGCCATACGTCAAACCGTAATTGGTTTATACGTCTCCAACTAGGTTACGGATCTTCCTTTGCAGGAGCTCAAGCTCTGCCTTGGTTGCTGCAAGCTCTTCCTGTAGGGAAGATGTTCGCTCTGTCACGAGCTTTTCAATTAGGTAATCAATCACGGGGCTTTTTGATAGTTCCTCGTTAGATTGAGTAATCTCTTGCTTAACGATCTTCCTATTTTTAGAGTTTCTAACTCCAGGCTTACGTCCGCTTGTGTCCGTGAGTATGATTCCTGGGACTGCTTCAGTAATGGTTCTCTCCGGAACCTCACCTGCAGGAGCCCACCACAACATTGCCTGTAAGGCTCTAACCTTTAAGCCATTGGCTCTAACAGTGCGTTCCTTTTGTGTTTCAGCTCGAGTGGAAACTCTACCTTGCTTGTTAAGCTCCATTAGATAAAGTCGAACTTGATTTACGTCGAGTGTTTTGCCAAGCTTAGTTTCAATAAGCTTAGTTATTTCTATAGTGGTAAGTGGTTGAGCACTTTCCTCAAGAATTATAGCTATCAAATCAACAAGTAAAACCTTATCGCTCTTAACTTGCTCGATATGGTTCCTGAGCTTTTCAGGAAGCGATCTGCGAATCGGAGTTGTCTCCTGTTCATTGGTAGCCTGCAATATTGGTTGACTCGATGAGAGTTCAACCGGAGTAGTGAATCTTGCTATGTGTTTTATTTTCGGCATGAGATCAATTATAACAGGAAAGGTGCTCAAAATTCGGCAAGGCCAAAAAAATAGTTTTAGGGGTTTTAGGGGTTTAGAGGCTTTGGAGGCTTTAGCCCGGAGACTTCTTAGTTCTTACACGGAAGTAAATTTTTGCAACTTGCAAAAATTCTACAGCCTATTTGGACAAAAGTAAAATTACGGAACAAAACGGACACTGCAGCTAAGCATCGAGCTTGAACTTCCGTGTTCGTTCGCCAAGAAGTTGCAAGCTGGCCCGATCGGGAATTCCTGATGCGTCAGCTCCAACCCGTCCGGTGATTCGTTGCCAGCGTGCATAGGCGCTCTTAGTTTGTCCGTCGAACATGTCGGGAGTTTCCCCTATGAGACCCGTCACCTGTTTTAGGGCAAGCTGTACCAGACCGATGTCCTTGTTACGTCGTCCAGGCGTTACCCGTCTCACATCTACTATAGGGGCAGGCTGACCCGTCTCTTGTTTTATTGTTGGGGCAGGCTGCACTCTCGCAAACGCGAGAATCTCATGCCCGTCACGTATCCGTCTAAATACACCCCGCAGGCTGGGGTCTGATTTGGCAAGCCCGCTTGACACATCACCCTCAATGGTTCCGACCAGGCCTGCGGTCTCCCACTCCCTAACGTCAGCTACCAGGCCAACGTGCATAGTCTGAAAAGGCGAGCCCGTCGCAAACACAAAGAACACGATGTCACCAGGCTGGGGTTTTTCTACGACCCGTCTGGCTTTTATAAACTCCGCAAGCCCGCTGGCTGGGTATGTCACACTTGGAATGATCAAGCCTGCGTCATGAAACACGCAGTCAATAAACGCGCCCGCCCATGTTACTCCGGAGTAACCAACACGCTCGGAGAACTCCGCCCGTCCTCCTTGAGGGACGTAGCCTAACCAGGCTGCTGCCGTCTCAAGTTGAGGAGCGTCAGGCTGCGTAGTGCGTAAGAAGAATTTTTTCCAGTTCATTAACAAGTGTCTCTGCCTCATTTGCTCTAGCCGTTAGGCGAATGTGCTCTTCACGAGTTGCAGCAAGCTCAACGTCATTGATAAGTTTAGCCGCATGTTCACGCATTAGAAATAGGGTCTCCTCAAGCTGGGTTATCGTCATCGCCTGTGATCTCCTGTGCGTCCTCTATATTTGAGTTGTCACTTGCCGTCTCTGGGTCTAACGCTCGATCAACGATCTCTCCTGCAACGATAAGAGCGCCCGCCTTTAATCGCTCGAGTCTCTCGGCGATAATCTCAGACGCTGGCCTGTCGTTAGTTAAAACCGTCGCGTCTAACTCTATACCGCCGCGGACTCCCGCGCGATCTAGAATCTCCGTAGATGCTTTTAATCTTACTGGCTCACTGGTGGCGTATTGCATTAACTCCTCGAGAGCATCAACCGCATATGGAGCGGATTGCACCAGCTTCTTACGAGCACGCTCAATCTCGTCACTCGGTCTCTTGGCGACATGACGTAGGTGAACACGACACATGCCGGAGTCCTTGGGGCGTCCGCTTGTCCAGAGCATGCAGCGTATCCCGTCATCTTTAATATACGTGCAGCGAGTTGGAAGCGCGGTCGGTCTTCTCTTCTCGGTGGCAATTGGGTTATCCTGCTCGGCCATCCACATCTTGGTGGCACCAAGGACCCAGGTAGGAACAAGGTTATCCGAGGCAGGCTCTGCAATTAGGTCCATGCCTGAAAGGTAATCTGAGTTGATGTTGCCTGGATCAACCATGATCGGTTTCTTCTCCGCTAGGGAGAGAAGGCGACGCTGCTTAACCATGTCCTTTGATCTCGCCATGATGAGACCAGTGGGTACGCCGTTGGATGCATAGACCGTATCCCAGCCAAGTTGGTTGGATCTTAGGATGGATCTGTTTTCAAAGGTATCCTCACAAACACCGCGCTCTGACTCGATGATTCCAAGTGAGCCGAGATCCGGGCGAAGGTTTACACCTTCCTCAAGAATTAAAAAGTCAGGAGCGTCTTCGCTATCGCTACTCTGTGATGCAAGTTCTCTGCTGCTCATAGTTCAATTGTACATATGAGTTAAAAAAGAGACAGTCTCCAACTCAGGGGGAGAGGACTAGAGCTGGAGACTGCCTGTTCTAGATTTTGAGGCTTACGCCTTCTTACCGAATGCGGTGTCGCTTGGATTTAGGTAGCGAAGAATTACTGGAAGGACAGCCGCGAGGCCAGCCTTAGCAATGTCCGCTGGATCAGTGACGCCAGCCATGTAGACTGCAATTCCTGCGGCAAGAAATGAACGTGCCCAGGATGCTGCCATAGCTTTTAGTTCTTTTGACATGTAGTCTCCTTTTGAGTCAGGGGATTGACTCAGGGAAATTCTACATGGGTGTTGGAAAGTTTATTTGGGAAGTCGAATCAGAAACCCGCGCTTTTAAGGTATGTAGAAACAGTATAATGAAACTGCTTCAAACACCCGCCGGGAGTATGGGATCATCTCCGTTTATCACGTCAATGGCTCTGCGCAACCCCAAGGTATAAAGCGAGTCATCGTTAGGTACTTCCGTCTCCCAGTCAACCATCATCTTTGATAACTCAGAGCTAAGATACTCCTGCCACTTGTCAAAGGCAGCAAATATCTCAAGCTCAAGTTCACCTGGGTGGACTGGTGGATCACTGAGCTGCTTAGAGATCTTGGCGTAAAGCTCAAGAGCAATTACGTCTTTCTTCTTTGGTGTCATTTTTTCTCCTTGTTTTTAGTAACCGTCACGTCCTTGGGTTTCCATGACTTATTACATGAACACCCACATATCCACAACTTATCAAACCACGCGATTTCGTGAGCGCAGTTTTCGTGAATCCCCTCCTGGCAAAAACCACAAGGCTTCTCTCGGTGGATAATCTCTCTGGTGCCAAACCACTCGTTGTGATTATTAGGTTCTCTACTCAACGCGCAACACCGTCCCCTTATGATGAAGAACCTTTACCTGAGGATCCAGCATTATCTTGAATCCGGCCTCCTTAGCATTTTCACACCAGGCATAGTCCTCACCCATGTTTACCTCAAAACCAATTTCCTCCTGCCAAAGCATGTGGCGAATCTTGAACCAGGGGCGAGGCATCTTTTCAAAGACTCCCTGCTTCATTGCAACAAACCCAAAGCCAACGCCGCCGACCTCGATTGGATCCCAGTCAATGAGTAGATCTTTCTTGTTGGTCTTTTGTGGTCGACCAAACTTGTCTGGAAAGTTCACCGCGACCGTCCCATTAGGGTGCGTCTGGTAGACTCCAGAGATGATGTCATGCTCTGACTCGTAGATCTGTAAGAACTGTTCAGGCGTCCACTCAATATCTGAGTCAATCCAAAAGATCTTCCTGTAGGTGTATTTTCCGCCGCCAATGTCTCTCGTCTTCCAGTTATGTCCAAAGGAATCAGTTGCAACCATCTCACGAGTGCTAGGGATAAACGAACCTGATTTATGAAGCAGGTGATATGAAATCCCCTTCTCATTGAGAACCTTGGTCGTCTCAACCAGACTTGTCACATACTCGGGGACAAAGGAAAATGCAGGTGTCGCAATCAGAACGTCATAGTGAACTACGTCCGCCTTGACTATGGGAAGCTCATTTATCTGACTCACACTGATACTCTGCACTCATCACAAAGCAACGCGTCAAACCCAGTTGCATAATCCGCACTAAAGCCATTTTGAGTCACAGGCACGGGAGTAACCCGTTTATCCGAGGAACCGCAACGTGCACACTCTAATGAAACAATCCACTCAACCTTACGACCAGCCTCAAGGCAGGCAGAGATCCCACGGGTTAATGCATGCATCGGTCCTGCGCCCTCAGTCTTACGTAGGAACATTCTTGTGTCCTCTGCCTCAAGGACAGGTGTGATCTTCTTGCAAGGGCACATCATGGCACTGGGCTTACACACAAGTATTCCATTGTAGGTTGTGTGCTTGCTTACCGCATGACCACAGACGCAAACCCGTCTATCCCTCTTGGTCTTACTCTTGCGTGTAAGTTTTTGATCTACCTCTCGAGCTTCCTCGACAGATATTCCCATTGCCTCAAGGGCGTTTTTCTTAGACACTAAACCACATCCAGCCAAATGAAACCCAGCAAAATGAAAGCATAGCCGCGATGGCATAAAGCATTCTACTCATCATTTTGTTCTCGTCTTTGACTGGCCAAGCATAGAAAAATAGAATTCCAGCCGCGATAGTTCCTAGTACCAAAGCAATCAAAACTCCAGTATCTCTCATGTAAAATTCCTCTCTGTGTCCTCGGGTTAAATCTTCCTGTAATTATATAACTATTTCTACTGAAAAGTACAACCATACTCAACCATAGTTCAACTATAATTCATAATTCTTTAATACTCAACTATATTTATCGTCGCCCCTAGGAGAAACTCTATACGCGTATACTAAATATAGTAGAGTATTAAAGAATTAAGATATACAGAATATTATAAATATGGGGCTTACTAGGTCATTTTGAACTTTTTGAACTACTTTTTTGACCTAGTATGTCTCCAATAGCCTACTAGGTCTCTTTGACGTTTTCGAACTACTTTTCTCACCTAGTATGTCAAGAAGGTGCCGTCTCCTTCGTCACCTAATAATAAACCCCGAGATCTTCATTTATATAATAGCAATATAGTTGAGTATAGTTGACTATTATAAGTGGTTGAGCATTATAAATATACAAACAATTATATCTTTTTTCGCCCTAAAATCACCGCTCTCAAAGCCTCATCACGCTCCTATTTACAGGTTAAGATTTCATCATGTTATCGCACGGAGTACCAAACTACTCGCCGCATGCTCAGGCGATGTTACGCCTTACAGCTTGCTCTACTACTCTGCGCTCTCTAATTCTCAACCTCGAGGATCCTCAGGACGAGGACCTTCGCGTTGATCTTCTCATATCCTGTGACGAGGTAATAAATCAGGCAAATCAGCTCTACCTTCAAATCTCAGAGATGACTTGGAAAGAGCTTGACCGTCGTAATCACCCCTCGTCTGACATCGCTTAACTTTAATCGTGTTCCCTTGCATATGATAGAATTGTCATATGGCAAGGCTACTTGGCACAGCTGCATCTCACGGTAGCGGTAATCGCCAAACTATAGATGTAACCTACCTCGTCTTAGCAGGTGGCGGTGGCGGTGGAGGCTCGTATCCTAGCTACGGTAGCATGGGTGGCGGCGGAGCTGGCGGTTACAGAACGTCTTTTGGAAGTGGAAACATCTCTGGCGGAAACTCCGCAGTTGAATCTCCAGCGCCTATCAATAAGGGTGCCAACTATACAGTAACAGTTGGTGCAGCAGGTCCAGGCGCAGGAGCAGGTGGCGGTGGTGGAACTCCTGGAAATAACTCCGTGTTTGGTTCTATCACATCTCTTGGTGGAGCAACAGTTGGTGGTAATGGTGGTTCAGGTGGCGGTGGACTTTGGGCTGGTGGAGTAGACAATGGAAGTAACTGGCCAACAGGATTTGGAAATGGAACTACAGGTCAAGGTTCTAACGGCGGCAATGGACGAAACGGTTACGGTTGCGCTGGTGCAGGCGGAGGTGGCGGTGGTGCAGGCTCAGTAGGTGGTGACGCATCTTGCGGAAGTGGCGGAGCTGGTGGTTCAGGTTTAGCAAATTCAATTACAGGTACCTCAGTAACTCGTGCAGCGGGCGGAGGCGGTGGAGCATGCTCCGGAGGAGCTGGTGGCTCTAGCGGTCTTGGCGGTGCTGGTGGCTCTGGTGGAAATGGTGGCAATGCATCAACAGTGAACACTGGCTCAGGTGGCGGTGGCGGTGGAAACTGTGGCAGCGGAACTCAGTCAGGTGGAAATGGAAGTTCAGGTGTCGTTATTCTTCGTTGGCCAACTGCCTCTGCAACAATTACAATTGGCGCTGGCCTGACAGGTTCTACTAGCACGTCTGGATCTGATACAATAGCGACTATTACTTCTGGCACGGGAACGGTGAGCTTCGCATAATGGCACATTACGCATTTTTAGATAACAACAATATTGTTACTGAAGTAATTACTGGCATTGATGAAGACCAGCTAATTGAAGGGAAGTCTCCTGAAGTTTGGTACGGAGAATTTAGAAATCAACGCTGTGTAAGAACTTCTTACAACAACAATATTCGTAAAAACTTTGCTGGCGTAGGATACACATATGATGAAGAAAAAGACGCATTCATTCCACCAAAACCATTTAATTCTTGGACGCTAAACGAAGACACATATTGGTGGGAACCTCCCGTCCCGTATCCATTAGACGCCGAGATGGCGCATATCTGGGACGAAAACACCCTTAGCTGGGTTAAGCAATCTCTTTCTCTTTAATCACCTGTATCATTTTCAGGAAAATAAGATAAAATAACCGTTTGGGGAGACTTCTCATTGGAGTCTTAGTTGTCACCGAAGCACCGCGCTCAAAAACTTGCGCTCGCTACTTTTCTTGCGACTGGCTATATAGCCTTTACGCCTTCTTCGTCTTACGCCGAGGAGACTCAAGCTTCGCCTTCACCCGCGCCAAGTCAGACTCAGCAGCCAGAACCTTCGCCTTCTCCCACTTCAGAAGCATCTCAAGCTCCAACACCTGCTTCTTCAACGGCTCCTTCGTCCACACCCACCCAAGAACAATCCCAGAGCACAAGCAATACGCAGCAAACAACATCTCAAGAATCGACATCTTCTACTCCTCCAAGTCCTGGTCCCACTGCATCTCAGACTTCTCAAGAACCTTCGACAAGTTCAGCACCAACAGGTACGTCGCCAGAGCCATCGTCAGGATCGACACAAACGCAGCAGCAAGAATCTTCTTCACCAAATAATCCTACACCTGCGGTGACAAGTTCGACTGAGCCTACTACGCCACCGCCTCCTCCCACAAACCAGGATCTCGTTAACCAAGCACAGGCAACCGTAACCGCACAAAGTACAATACTTACCGAGGTTTCCAACACATCCGCGTCTCTTTCAACTGAGCCCAACCCCTCGACTACCGCGGCAATAACTACTGCTCAAGCAGCTATCACCGACGCTCAAACGGCTGTGACTGCCGCTCAAACCGCGGTGACAAACGAGCAAACCGCACAAACGACCCTAACCCAAACACAGCAAACCTTAACCACCGCAACTCAAGCAGTTGCCACTACGACCCAAACTTTAACAACGGCCCAGGCAGAAAGCACTCAAGCCCAAACGGCAGTGACAACTCAGACAGCAGTTGTTGCAACGGCCCAGGCAGACGTTACTGAAAAGACAGAAGTTCTTACCCAGGCAACTCAGGCAGTGACAACACAAACTGCGGTTGTAACTCAGGTAACTGAAACTGCTGCGTCTGCTCAACAGGCAGCTGCCACTGCAACCACCACTGATGTAACTACACACACATTTCAAACTTCTCCTAATGATAACTTGGCTAATCCTCCTGCAGGTGCGATAACTGTAGCGACTGTATTAGCAAAGGATAGCAATGGAAACGTAACGTCTGAGCAGGCAGTTGTTGCTGGAGACAGCTTTAACACAACGGTAATTTCATCTGCTGGCTCTAGCCAGGCAGGAGCAAATAATCCAAACGTGTCTGGAAATGCAGTTGAAATTAGAGCTAACCCAAACGAGACAATGATACGTGTTGCCAACTGGTCTGATGCATCAGTCGTCAAGGTTGAGTTTAACGTATGGGCTAAAAACGGTCAACAGGTTGGCACCGTGCGTCACGTTGATGGGACTACCTTTGAGTTTATAATGAAGGATCTTGCAGGTCTTCCAAACTACGGTGAGAAGATAACACTCAACGCTAACGTTGGAAACAAGATTCATGAGATCTTTTTCCCAGCAACAAATGACTGGTACACAGTTGATAACTTAACAATCACGACAAATATGACAAACTCTACGCTAGTTGCCGCTGCCCAACAGGCACAGGCAACTGTTGTCACAGAGACTCAGACTTTGACAACACTGCAAACACAACAGGCGACTGCCCAAACAAACCTTACTACTGCTCAAACAACGTTGACCACTGAGACCAATACTTTAACAACGTTGCAGGCAACCGCCACTGAAAAGGAGGCGGTAGTCGTTACCGCTCAAACTGCGGTTGTAGCTGCGCAAACTGAGGCAGCTCAGGCAACGGTTGCAGTTGCCACCGCGCAGACAAATTTAACCGCTGCCCAGGACGCGACTGCAAATGCAATCACGACCATGCAGGAAAAGGTTGAGTTAGCTCAACAGGCCGTGACAGTTGCAGATGTTCAAACAGACCTTGACGTTGCGCAAAAACAAATCAACACTCAAACACAACAGGCACAAGCAAATAACACCGCAACCGAGGCAGCTCCAGTTATTGCAAACGCACAGGCGGCGGTTGATACAGCTCGCGTTATTGCGGACGCCGCGTTAACTGCAGTTCAAACAGCGATCTCTCAAAACGCATCAGCTCCAACTGAGGCAGCAGCTCAAGCTCAAGTAACTCAAGCACAGGAAAACGTTACAACAACTCAAACGGCAGTAGTGACAGCTCAAACTGCGGTGACAAGCGCTCAAGCGGTTGTAGCCTCAGAGCAAACAGATGTTACGACTGCACAGGCAGCGGTTGCAACTGCGCAGGCAGCGGTTGACGCGGCAACAACATCTGGTGTTCAGGCAAAGGTCTATAACAACTTAGGATATAACAACGCTCCTCCGCTTCCTGGCGATAACCGTCTTATCTCAACAACTACGGTTAACAACATTCAATTTAGCTGGGGAGGCGGACCCGTTCTTAATACATTGTCCGAGGACGTTGCAGTCAAGTTTACAGGTCAACTAACTGCACCGGTGTCCGGAACAATTTACTTCTACGCTCCCGCGGATGACGGAACCATCCTGCAACTTGATGGCAACACCGTGATAAATGACTGGTATGACAAGGGAGGTGGCGGCTCAGTTCAAACCTACAACGTTGTTGCAGGTGATCCTATGGATCTCACATTTTGGTTCTATGAAAACGGTGGCGGAGCTCACGTTAACCTTATGTGGAATATTGGTAACGGCTGGCAGACAATTCCTGCAAGTGCCTTTACTCAATCCAACGCTACGTTAGAGCAAATAACCGCGCTCTCAACTGCAAATAATAACTTAACCCTTGAGACTCAACAACTCTCTCAAGCACAAGGTACACTCACCAGTGCACAGTCAACTTTAACAACTACGCAGTCTAGTTTAACAATTGCACAAACAAATCTTGCATCTGCACAAACAACTCTTACCTCTGCCCAAACGGCTGATACGGCGGTTGATACATCTGCAACTGCGGTAATCGCGGCGGTCAATGCAATTAACGTTGCGGAGACATATACCAATTCTCTTAGTTCAGATATTCATGCAACATTAACTCCGACCATTACACAAACCGAAACATCCAATGGATCAATTACCGTTACGGTAACTCCTCCTTTAGGCTATGAGGCAAACACCTGGTTTTATCAAGTTGTATCATCAAACTCATCTGCCTCTAACCCTTATGTAAATGGAACCTGGAATACAGATGGAGCTCCTGCGTCATTCACAATCTCAGGTTTATCAAATGGAGTAACCTACACAGTTCGTGTTGCTCACTGGAATGGTGCAGTTAGCTCATATGCAGAAACCACTGCAACTCCAATCTCTCCAGCAACTACACCCGTCTACGTTCCAGAGGAACCTGATTTAGGTCCAGCTTTTGACTTAGAGCCTGAAGACGATGTAGAGCCAGAAACAGAAGAGGAAACAGAAGAGCCTGAAGAAGAAGAAGAAGAGCCTGAAGAGGAAATAGAAGAAGAGGAAACAGAAGAGCCTGAAGACTCAGAAGAAGAAGAAGAAGAAGAAGAAGAAGAAGAAGAAGACTCTACTTCTGAGCAGGACGAATCTGAGCCAGACGTTGAAGACCCTGAAATAGAAACTCCACAAGACGAAGAAGACCTTGACCCAGAAACACCAGAAGACCCCCAGACAGACCCAGAAACAGAGCAACCAGAAGAACCGGCAGACCCAGAGCCAGAAGAGGAATCACCAGAAGAAGAGCAAGAAGACGACGAAGAGCCAATAACACCTGAACCTCCTAAGGAAGAGACAAAACCTAACGAGCCAGATACTACACCAAAAGAGGAAAAAGTAAACAACCTACAGGACGCTCTTTCAGATGGTAAGGTCTCAAAGGAGGAGGCAGCCTCAATAATTGAGTCTGTAACTCAAAACTCAGGTGAAACCTTATCTGCAAGTGAAAAGGCCGTCGTTGCAACAGTCTTAGTTGCAGCTTATGTTTCTGCCAGCGGTGACGGTGCGGTTCCCGCATCAGTTATGGCCGAGGCAGGAATTGCAGCAAAGGATCTTCCACCTGATACACCCGTTGAGTTAGAAAACGGTGTTGTTATCGTTGCCGAGGTTCAAGCAGCATTTGAGGTCCTCGCAGATCCAGGAGAATTACTTGCGGCTGCGTTTTCAGATCCAGGACAGGTATTAACTGCGCTTACGAATTTAGGTGCAGACATGTCTGAGGAAGAGCGTGAGGAATCACAAAAGGTTGTTGTTGCATCTGTAGTTGCGGCTGGTGTTGCAGTTCAAGCAGCTGCGGCAGCGGCAACCACAGCGGCAGCTGCAGCGGCAACTACTTCATCATCCTCTTCATCGTCATCATCAAGTCGCGGTGGCGGTGACGCGGGAGCACCTGGCGGTCGCGAAGGTGGAACTGTAAAGCGTCGTCGCACGGCATCAAAGTCAAAGACAAAACCTAAGGCAAAAACCAAGAAGGCAGTTAAAAAGTCCGGTAGAATACGCCGTATCAGCATAAGGAGAAAGCCAGTATGAACCTATTAAAAGATATCTTTAGAGATATTACCGATCAAGCCTGGACACTTTTGGGCATGTTCGTAGCCTGGCTTGTCCTTGACGGATCCGCCCGCACCATGACGGGTTATGCCATTATTGCAACAACTTTCTTTTGGATCTTAACTTATCCTTTACGTAACCCTAAGGACTCAGAAGACGCCGAAGAATAAGTGTTAAAATAGCCTCATGCGTCTTATAGGTAACTCAAGCTCAGGTGGTAAAGGTATTGCTCCAGTAGCTCCTACAATTGGAACGGCCACCGTAACAAACTCAACAACAGTATCTTTGACTTTTACGGCTCCCTTCTCTAAACTTCCAATTACCTCTTATACAGTAACAAGCAGTCCAAGCATTGCTCTTTCGACTTCTGGCACGTCATCTCCAGTAACTGTAACTGGAACATTTGCTGCTAATCAGGCGTACACATTTACAATAGCAGCAGTTAACGCGAATGGAACTTCAGCTGCGTCTTCAGCAAGTAATTCCGTAAGCCCACTGGTTTCAAACCCACCTTCTAGCATAGAAGTTTTAGTCGTAGGCGGTGGCGGAGGTGGCGGTAGCGGTGATGCAACCTACGGCCCACCCGCTGGCGGTGGCGGAGGTGCAGGTGGATTTAGATTTAATTCATCATTTGCTGTTACGTCTGGGACTAATTACACAGTAGGTATTGGTGGTGGAGGCAGCCGCGGTACTTTTGGAAGTGATGGAAGTAATGGCGGTGGAAGTAGCTTTGGTTCTTACTCTTGCAGCGGCGGTGGCGGTGGAGGCCTTGCAAACGGAAGAGCAAATGGAAAAAGCGGAGGATCAGGTGGCGGTGGTGGAAATAACGGTGGGTCCGGTAATGCTGGAGGATTTACTCCAGTCGAAGGATATAGTGGTGGAACTCAGTCAGTAGTTCAAGGATCAGACGCTGGCGGCGGTGGCGGCGCTGGCGGAAGTGGATCTGCTGGACAATATAACGCTGGAAATGGTCTAGGTGGCAATGGCGGAGGTGGGGCTTCTAGCTCTATTTCTGGCTCATCAGTAACCTACGCAGGTGGCGGTGGCGGTGGCGGCGCATTTGGTGGCGGTGGCGGTGGAGGTGGCGGCGGAGGCAACGGAAGTACATGGCAGCCATACTCCCCTTCAGGCGGAGGTGCTGGAGGCTACGGCGGTGGCGGCGGCGGTGGCTCTAATCAAAGTCAAAGCTGGGGAGCTAATGGTGGATCTGGAGTAGTTATTATTGCCTATTCAAATATCTATGACGCCCCGACAATAGCAGCTGGGCTATCTTATGACCAGCCAAGTCGCAGTGGCTACAGGGTGTATAGATTCAACAGCGGCAGCGGAAATGTGAGTTGGTCATAATGGCGCACTATGCATTACTAAATGAAAATAACGTTGTAGTAAATGTTATTAAAGGCAGAGATGAAAACGAAACTATTGAAGGAATCTCCAACTGGGAACAGTATTATGGTGAGTTTTACAACGCGACATGTAAAAGAACATCCTACAACTCTGCTGCGGGAAAAAGAATAAACCCTGAAACAAATGAAACGGTAGACCAACCAGGATATAGAAAAAACTATGCTGGGATTGGATTTACATATGATTTTGAAAGAGATGCTTTTATTCCTCCAAAACCAGAAGGCGACTGGGTCTTAAATGAAGATACCTGTCTCTGGGAACCTGCTGTTTAACTATCACTTCAATTTCACATTATTTATAATTCACGTATATAATACTTCCCTGCGCTAAGATGCGTTTAAGGGAGAATATACATGAAGAAGCTTGTCACCTATGTTACCAATGTAGATGAGGATATTGCCGAGAAGGCATATCGCTCATCAATTGACATCATCGCCAAGTCAATGCCTAATGTTCTTGTTAACCTTAAATCAATAGATTTAGAGCCTTATGACGATTACCGCGGTATCGTTGCAAGCTTTGAGTTTAGCTACGTAGATGTTTCAGAGGACAAGCAGCGTCGTGCCTCAATGTCAATACAGGATTCAATAGCCGCGCTTATCAAAATGCACTTGTGGTATGTCACCACACTCAACGTAATCTCAGAACCAGGAGTATTAAATGCCAAAGGCAAAAAGTAAGACCACCGATGATCTAACTCTAAGGTATGCAAAAAAGATCGAGCCCTTCCTTAGTCTTGCAAAGAAGGCATATGGATTACGTAACCAGGATACACCTGCTCATAGGGCATCAACCAAGTACACCTTACTTGTTAAGGAATACTATGAAAAGGGCGGATCTCTCGTGGCACTTGCCGAGGAGTTAGGTGTTGCCTACTCCGGCCTGCGGCGAAGAATTTTCACCTTATCCACCTCGTCCGATACGCGTAAACCCCGCTCTAAGGCGAGTGAGGAAGCCACTCAAAAGGCGCTCACTGTCATTCTCAAGGCACGCGATACGTCAACCGAAAGGTATCACGCTGAGCTTTATAAGGCCTATCACGCAGGCGTTTCCCTGGCAAAGATTAGCAAGGGGTTAAAGCTTTCATCGTCCGCTCCGTTATATTATGCAGTTCAACGTCACGAAATTCGCATCAACTCGAAGGGTAGGTAAGATAGAGCATGTATAAGGAAGTCCACTTTGGAAAGCGCAGGTATCTCTACTACGGGTATGACTTTAAGCGAGTTGCCCTTGGTTTTGAGTTAGCCTTTAGGGCTAGGCAGGTAGGTTTAGATCTTGTCTTCTTTTGGGTGAACTTTGAGTGGTAAGACAAAGCTTAATTGAATACACGTTAATTTGTCCATCGTGTAACTATAAGGTGCAAGGTCTTGCGCTTTCAAAGGTAAGCTTAAATAAGGATAATGATTGCTACGTGTGTAGCTTTCCTTGGGAAAAGGTTATCGTTAAAAGAAAGGTTAGTGATGGCAAAAAGGAAGATGCAGTTAGATAAAGATATTGAAATCGCAATAACGATAGTTGAGCTTCCTCGCTGGCGAGATAGAATTGCTCGCATATTACTGGCGCTCGTTGGATTGCGTCACGTCTTATTTATATCCGCAAAGGATCCAATTCAATACGTTAAATACGAACCCAAGCCCAAGCCTAAACCTAAACCCAAGAGGAAGCCTAAGAAAGCAGTTTAGAATAGCTTAGTGCCCTTAACCTACGGTCCTGCAACTCCAATAGAGCCAGATCGTATATGTGATCTTTGCCCTCACGTTGCGCGTGTTAAGGTTGATTTAGCAGATAAGACAGTTTACTTTTGTGACATTCATGCGTTTGTTCACTCAGACTTAATTTGGGAAAACGCGCTCGCGATTTATGACGCGGCAGATATTCTCCCTCCGCAACCAGAATAAATAAAAACGGGCCCGCTTTCGCGAGCCCGTCTTCTATTAAGTTGTACTACTTGATAGGTGCAAACTTGTGCTTTGCAGCCTTTACGTTGTAGCGTGCCTTTAACGTAGCAAGAGCCTTATCCGCTGCAGTCTTTGCGGCGGTCATATCAGCAATTGCCTTATCAAAGGAAGCCTTAGCATCTGCCATTGCCTTTGCAGCAACGTCAGCTGCTGCCTTAGCCTTTGCAGACTCTGCGGCGATTGCATCAGCCACTGCCTTTGCCTTATCGGCATCTGCGGTTGCCTTTGCAATCAATGCATCAGCCTTAGCCTTTGCATCTGCATCTGCCATTGCCTTCTTGGTCGCGTCATGCGCGGCCTTTTCAGCAGTCAATTGAGCAGCTAGATCATTTAACGGTGTTACTGCAGCAACGGTTGAAACCGGAGCGGCAAGACCCGATACAGCATTAGCAACAGTTGCGGTCATAACAACGGTGATTGAAGATCCTGCAGCTTGTGCAAGAACTGCCAACTCAGCGTTGCCAAGTCCTACGGTTGCAGTCTCAACTGCGGTTGTAAGTGTTGCGGTGTTTGCACCAGTCGCGGCGACAGTTGCGCCTGCAACTGTTGCATTAACTGTAAGGCCAGAGACCTTGTTACCGAACACGTCAACTGCACTTACGACATACTTTGCAATAGTTCCTACTGCAACTGAAGAAGGTGAAACTAGTGAAATTGCGTTTGCAGCTCCAGCAGTTCCCTTCATGTAGATTGTGTTTGTCACACCGAGGTTTGAAACAGTAACGGTACCCGCTGCGGTCGTTGTAGTGAACGCATACACGGTCGCGGTTGTTCCTGTTCCTGTAGCTACGGCGAGTGCTTGAACTCCGTCAGCTGCACGAACGCGTGCACCTGCTGGATTATCAAGAGCAGCAACGAGCTTGATAGCACCCGTTGCGGTGAAAGTAACGACTGTACCTGTATCAACTGTTGCAACAAGACGGACTACGTCTGCCTCGTCAACTGTGTTATCTGCAGGTACTGTTACGGCAGCAGGGGCAGCGGCTGTGGTTGCATTTGAACCAGCGGTTGCAGCTCCTACCTTTACTGATAGGGTCATGTCCGCTGCCTTAGCAGGTGCAGTTGTAACTACACCTAATGCAAGGGCAAGAGAACATGCCATGGCGATCTTACGTACTAACTTCATTTGTCTCCTAAGTTGACAATAGATAGCTACTGTTTAGTAGCTAGGTGTTTGTCCTCACAAAGGCGTGCTAGTGACGTGACGACAAACGTCTTGCCACATATTGCACATTGCCATCGTGACAGTTTTTCGTTTGAAAAACCGTAATCTAGCGTTGACATGAGTCTACGCTCGCTCCTGGTTAACTCCAATCATTAAGAAATCCACGTGCTGACTTTTTGATAACGGAAGTTACTAGTTAATTCATGATCCGCTCGTTCGAGATACCCACTCATATTCGCGCTCACAAAGGCAGACCCGGATGTCTCCAAGTAAGCATTTAAGTACAAGATTTTGGTATCTGCGATTCTTGCGGTTACTTTCATGTCTCTCCTAGAATAGGTTTATAGCCTCCCCCAGTAGCAGGACAATTCTATCTTATATCTTTACGTTTTACCGAGTTTCTCATTCGCCGAATTCTTGACCTCTCGCGCTCGGTAGTTCCTCCCCAGATTCCTAGCTCCTTGTTTTCAATGGCCCACTCACGACAAGCTCCAATAAGCATGCAGGACTCACATACCTTTTTGGCAATATCAACCTCCCAACGGGCGGATCCTCTTTCTAGAAAAAATGCCTCTGGATCTGTAGTTGCACAATTTGGAGTTCCATTGTTAAAGAACGTCGGGTATCTAGTTGATATTTTTATGTCTAATGATGCCATGGATAGACCATATACAAAACGTTAATTCTTGTAAACTGTAAATCTTTAGTTTAATGTAGTCTTATTCTTAGCATAGCGCGTCTTTGATCCTCGGTGGTCGCACCCCACACGCCATAAATCTCTGGGACCTTTAATGCATGTTCAAGACATTTATTAACTACAGGACATCTTCTGCAAATACTTATTGCCTTTTGTTCCTTTTTTCTTTTGGTTGTAGATCTTTCTCCATGCTCTAAAAAGAAAATGCTAGGATCAACCTTTGTGCACTCACCTTGATACTGCCACTCCCAATCTTCTATAATTGGAGATATTGCAGGCGGCTTACGACTCGAGTAACTCACGAGAATGATAGTATACTTTTTACAACAAAAAGTAAACTACCTTAAGGTAGAGTAAAAGCCAGTTCCCTTAAATTGTATAGCTGGTGTATTGTAGATCCTCTTTAGGTTAGTATTACACTTAGGGCAAACAGGATTACCTTCTGGCTCAGTCATTGGCCTTTGTATCGAGATGTTGTGCTTGTTCTCGCACACGTATTCATACACTGCCATTACTGATTATCCTTAATTAGTTTAATCTCACATGAGTCCGTTGTGCAATACGCCTCGCCGATTGCGTCCGCTGCCATTCCTGCGTAGACTCCTGAGAAGTCAATTGGAAACAACTTCATGGTTGCATCATCATATTCATCTGAGGTGATTTGAGTATATGGCATTTGCGGATACGTGAAGTTACCCTGCGGCAAAAACGAAACTGTCTTCAATTGACCATCATACATATGTAGGACGGTTCCAATATGCTCTGCCTCCTTTTCGGAGTCAAATGATACGGTTACGGATACAGAGTTATCAGACCAATAACGTTGCGCGGTTGCAGCAAGCGACATCTTCTCAAAGATTGATACGTCCTTCTCTGAGCGCTTTGCCCCTGACTTAATTGGAAAGAAGACAACCGAGGTTGTATCTGGAGATTCACTCGCAGGCTCAACTCGATAATTTGCCATCTTAAATAATGGAAGCATTGGGTCAGAGTTTGCAAATCTAATTGCTCTATCAAAGTACTCGCCACCAACTGTCCAGTGTACTCCTGGCGACTCACCTGCAAGAATTGAAACTGTTCCTGATGGCTTAACGGTCGTCATCTTAATTGACTCACGAATACCTAGCCACTCTGAGTAGACGTTGTCGTGTCCCTTTACAACCTTATATCCTTCGTCCATCCACTCACGTAAAACAGGTAATCCCTTAGTGTCTGCAAAGTTTGCAACACCTGAGATTGAAGTTCCAATGCGGCGATTACGTTGCATAATCGCGTTTGTCTCCTCCCAGTGCGTCGGAAGAAGTGTTACGCTTTTTGCATATAGATAAGCAAACTTAAGCGTTCTTTTAAAGTCGTCTAAGTCATCATGACGATTTAGATATGTCTCAACGAGAGTACAGCACTCATAGCTTTCTAAACTTTGCTCAGCACACGGATTATACCCAGCCACTCTCCAGTCCTTATTATTTGCTGGATCAGCTAAGCGACCATACTTACGAGATACATCTAGCCAAATTACTCCAGGTTCTCCATTACGCGCAATACCTTGAACTATTGCGGATAGGTCTTTTCCAACCTCGGTTTCAACAGAGTTATTTGACATCCAACCCCAGCCAGGAGCAGCTGGATCATATGAGTTACGCTCTGGATACCTTTCAGAGTTTTTAAGATTTAGGAAGTTATCGTCTTCTATGCGCCCGATAAGAAGCTCAGCAGAGCGCCGAACGTTGCCGCTAACAACACAAACACCAATGAGATTACCAATATCAGCGATGTCAACACGCGTAAGTTTTTCACCAGCACGATCCTTAAATAGTTTGTGTATGTAGTTGTGTAATTTTTCTAACGGCTCTGACCCCGCCGCTGTACCACCGAATGTTTTGATGGGCGCACCCGCTGGGCGGATTTCTTTGTAGTCAAATACTGGAGCTTTCGTATCTGCTCGTAGGTAGGAATTGATGAGGGCGGCAACTGATTCGACCCACCCTTCTCTGGTGTCTGGGATGACATAAGTATCTCCTTGCGTAGGTGCGTATATTGTAAACTCTTTGTCTGCACCCTTATCGTCGAATCCTACACCAACGCCAAGCATTGATGCCTCCATTAAAAACGCAAATGGACGAGATGGATTTTGCTTTGTCATCTCCATTGTTGAGACAAATGCGCAGTTTTGTAACGCGGCTGAGTTTTTATGTTGATTTACTAAAGGCGTTCCCATTACCCATAACCCACGTCCAGGTGGAGTCCACTTTAAGTTAAATAGTCTATCAAATGCTTCCTTAGCGGACGCCTGAGCCTTTGCGTCATTCCAAGGTAAACGTTGACTCTTGCAGTGATCCTTTTGAATTGAGTACATGCCATTGATGACTCGCTCGCAAACGTCACTCCAAGTTTCCTTGGTTCCGTCTTCCTTTAAGCGTGAGTATGTGCGTAAGAAGGTAATTTCACCTACAGAGTTACCTGCAGCGTCCGTATATCCAAACGGAGCTTTCTTACCTTTGTATCCTGCTACAAAGTCCTCATTTAACTTAAAAGACAGAAAACTCACGTAAGGCTCCCTACTTATATAATTAGTTTCTAATTAGAAATGCTGGTCAAATTATACTGATTTGTTGATTTATATAGCAATGAATCACTTACTCGAACAGTAACTTAAATAACTCTTTACAGGTAGGGCAAATTGGAAACTTCTCCGGATCGCGGTGAGGAACCCATACTTTGCCACACAAGGCCTTTACGGGCGTTCCTTCAATAAGTGCTTTAGTCATTTCGACCTTGTCTACATAATGAGCAAATCGGTCGTGGTCTCCCGATCCTTGACTTGTATTGACCTCAGAATCTACCTCAACAATTACATCGCTCATGACGCTAATTATAATAACTTCCCTATATATTGTCACCCTACTTAAGGAGAGGCCATGGCACTACACAACCACATTCTTATCAACGGACGCGTTAATTACCCACCCCAGGACATTGATCAAGCTATCCAATGGTTGCGTGATCTCGTTGATGCCATTGATATGAAAATTGTCCAAGGTCCCTTTGCCTCATACGTTGACAAGGAGGGTAATCGCGGTCTCACCGCTGCGGTGA